TCGGCCTCAGTGGCCTTGCGAATGTGTGTCATGCTCATAAATGCCTCCTGTTGGTACATACGCTGGGGGCGGCTTAGAATTAACCCCTCACTTGTATATGTCCAGCTTTCAGGCAATATGAGCGGCTGACCTCACATTTATTTTGGCGTTGAACTTAATTCTGATACAACTTGATTTCAAACGGCGGGACTTCCATCTTCCCGTATGGCTTGAACTCATCAAATCTGTGCTCCCCCGGCTTGGCCTCAACAAAGTAGCCAATCGTCTCCGGGTATACCTGCCCAAACTTCTCACGCATGTACGTGAACCGCTTCTTCTCCGCGTCCCACCGGGCTACTGTGGCGTTGCGGCACTTCCCGTGGTAGTACGCTTCGTGCTCAAGTTCCTCCAGCGGTACCATCGGCATCCCCGGCTTATGCTTCTCCGGTGTCGGACACTCCAGATAGCAGTTACCCTCTCGGACATAGGCATCAGCCTCTTCACGTGGAGTACCCCTGCCCACCATACGTTCCGCGACCGCTTCGGCTTCCTTACCGAAGACCCGCTCAGCACCACACTGCACACAAATCTTCCACTGTACATCCACGTACGTATCGAACTTCATGCAAACCTTTCTGTGCTGGATTCGAACCAGCGGTACCCCGGTACTTCGTGCTATGACACTTCCCGAAGAACTTCATCATAGTTAGGTTTAAGCCGCTCACCCAACAGTAAAGTAAAGCTTACAAGTTGGCGGAGAAAGAGGGATTCGAACCCTCGATACCCTTGCGAGTATGCCACCTTTCCAAGGTGGTGCAATCGACCACTCTGCCATCTCTCCAAAACTAAAAAGCCACCCGAGTTGGGCGGCTTTGGTATCTTGCTGAAGTCTGTGTTTACTTATCCACAGTATCAAACGTTCACCACGCCGCCGCCAGTCCATGAACTGGATGAGGTAGAGCTTGACGATATGGATAACGTGTTCTTCATGTCTGTATAATACTACCAAAGTTCGAAAAGTGAACAACTATTTTTTGAATTATTTCGCTGTAGCTTAGAATCTCCCCGGCTTCAAGGGCTTGCTCGTACAGGATACGGGCCTCTTCATGGGTGTAGGCGATTGGTGACATCGGCTCCTACTGTCTCGCTACGTGCTCACGCTTTGCCAGCACCCGACGCAGGATTACATCGTAGGGCAGCAGAACTTCGTTGAACTCTTTGACGGCCCATTCGTTGCCATCACCCGGCTCCAGATGAGCCCCAACGAATCCCATCCGCTTGGTGAGAGCACGACGGACGCCCAAAAGCCGCTTAGTGTTCAGCTTTTCGAGTTGCTCTTCGGTCAGTAGTTTCATTTCTGCCTCCGTGCTTCACGTTCTTCTTCGGCTTCAATCTCACGTTCCAGTTTGCACTCCGGGCATAGACACTCCCAGCCTACAGGCTCGAAGGGCTCACCACAGTTTTTGCAGTTCTTAAGTCTCACTTAATGTTCTCTAAGCACTTGAGAAGAGTTGCGTGTGACAGCTTCATGCTCTTCCTCCTGACTCGTGGCGTTCTCAGGAATGACCACAACCATATGAACTTGCTTGTCCGCCATTTAGACCGCCTCCGTTGCAAACCCTGCGGCCTTCACCGTGACTCCAGCATCGGCCAGAGTCTTGACGACCCAATCCTTCCCGACCTTTTCAATCTTCGCACCCTTGGCAACCAGTTCATCGAACTTGGTCAGCTTCGACTTACCGGCCCCGGAGTCGCCCACGATAAGGTGGGTGAGGTTCTTGGACACGCCAGACTTCGCAACAGCACCGAGAGATTCAAACTTCTTCGTGAGGTCGTCGCGGTCTACGAAGTCAAACTCGCCAGTGATGCAGAACGCCACACCAACCAGAGGCTGAGCCCCTGCATTCTGCGTGACGGTAGGCTCAGGACGAACACCAGCACGGTACAGGGCCTCGCAAATGGAACGGTTCACAGGGTCGAGAGACCACTTCAGCAGAATCTCGCTCTTGACATCGCCCATGCCTTCGATGTTGCTCTTGGACGCAGCCTCCAGCTTGGAGCACAGGGTGAGCATGTCACCAGACTCCAGCTTGAGTTCCTTCGCCAGCAGCTTACCCAAGGTGCGACCGACCATCGGGATACCGAAGGCAGAGAGCCACTTGTTCCACGGGGCCGTCTTGGCCTTCTCCATGCTGCGGAGCATCTTCAGGACGGTGACGTTGAACCCCTGCTTGTTCATCAAGGCAAGGAACTTGGTCTCACCCGGCTCTTCACCATACTTGACTTGAAGAATGTTGAGTTCACGAAGAGCTTCAACTTGGAACTCGAACAACTCACCGATGTTGCGTGCGAACTCGCCCTTGATGATGCGGGTCGCCATATCGTCGGCCAGACCATCAATTTCAAGGATGTCGCGAGAGCCGATGTAGCTGAACAGGTCACGCACGCGACCGGGGCATACACCGTTCTCGCAGAAGCGAGTGGTGATTTTGCTCTTGGGGTCAGTCCATACCGTGATGACCTTCTGGCACTCAGGGCAGACGGAGGGGAAGATGATGTCCTCGCCAGTGTCGTCCAGCACCTTGGTAATCTGCGGGATGACATCGCCGGAGCGAAGCATCTCAACCTTGGCTCCCAGCTTCAGGCCCATGGCGGTAATCCACGTCTCGTTGTTGAGAGTCGCACGGGTCACCGATGCACCAGCAAGCACAACCGGGTCACACGTCGCCACCGGGGTGAGGGCACCCTGACGACCAATCTGCCAGATGATTTCGCGGAGGTAGGTCGTGCCTGATGCCGACTGCGGCTTGAAGCACGTCATCCAGTTCGTGAACTTCGATGCTACGCCAAGTTCCTTGCGAAGCTTGTGCGAGTCCACCTTGATGACCACACCGTCTGCACGGATGTCGGACTTGGAGTTCAGAGCGAGGATAGCATCAATAGCGGGAATCACTTCAGATTCCTTCTCCACCCGTATGCCGAGATACTTGGGGAACCCCACACTTTCCAATAGCTGCATCCGGTCATATGCCGAATCCGGCAAGTTAGCGTCTTCGGTGGGGGAGTACATGTCCCACGGTATCAGGATGAGGGCGCGGCTGGAGACAACTGACAGGTCTTTCTGTTTCAGAGTTCCCGCAGTAAGATTGCGGGTTGATGCGTAAGTCTTAGCCCCTTTGGCAGTCGCCTCCGCGTTGATGCGGTCGAGTTCTCCGTCACGCATGACCAGTTCGCCCCGAACGCGAATCTCCTTTGCCATATCCAGTAGTGGAGCCTGAGCTAAAACCTGAGGAACATTACGGAGAGCCCTGACCTGAGCGGTCATATCCTCGCCTTCGGAGCCAGTGCCACGGGTAACAGCTTGGGTCAGCCGCCCGTTGACGTAGCATAGCTCGGCACTAACACCGTCTTGCTTGGCCTCAAACAAACAAACTACCGGATTCTTAGTAAGGGAACTCGCAGGTGATTCCATCTCGATACTTTCTCCTACTTCTAGGATACATGAAAACGGCGGATATGAAGAAAATTATTTCAATCTACCAGATACGCAATCTGGTGAACGGCAAGCTATACATCGGGAGTTCCCTGTGGACGCAAAAACGATTCAACAAACACTCTTCCCTGCTTAGCAAAGGCACCCACCCTAACGCCCATCTTCAAGCCGCGTGGAACCTGTATGGTAAAGTTGCCTTCGCTTTTGAAATCCTCGAAGTATGCCCACCGGACACGCTTGAGATAGACCTGCGTCAGAAGGAGGCTGGGTACATCAAAACGCTTGCTGCCGAGTACAACATGGCTGTTAGCACTACGGCACCGATGACGGGTCGGAAACACTCGACACAGGTGGTTGAGGGTATTAGAGAGAGGATGAAACTGTTCCGACACACCGAGGAATCCAAGAAGAAAATTGCAGACTCCAATCGCCGTAGAAAGGGGGAGACCCGCTCTGCTGCGGTGAGAGCAAAGCTGTCGGCGATTCATAAGGGGAAGAAGCATAAACCATTCTCCGATGAAGCTAGGAAGAACATAAGCGAGGCACAGAAGCGAAGGTTTCAAACTCAGGCACCAACCGGCTGTGCTGCTAGAGGAAAGGGGTGGAAGCACACCGAGGAAGCGAGGAGACTGATGAAACGTGTTTAGTCCTCATCCCCTATTTCTCTGGTACACCAGCCACAGGGAGGGTACCCCATATGACAGTAGCAGCTAGTTGGAGCCTCATACGGGAGTTCCGGTTCGGGTGCCGCTTTTGGTTTGCGGTTGGGGATGCCCAGCTTCTTGTTGAGGGCATACCTTTCTCTGGCCTTTCTCCTTCTTCGCTCGTTGAGCATCTCCGTTCGTTTACGCCCTTGTTCCTGCACTAAACGGGACAGGGCTTTGAATCCATCAAAAATGTCATATACGACATGAGAGCCAGAGTCATGCGATGCCCGTACAATCTTGTCGATTTCTTTCTTAGCCTCGTCGCTCATCCGTGCATCTCCTTTTCTAATATCAAACCCACAGTAGGTATGAAATTTCAGAGTAAGTTTCTCAATCCGATAATAGAAACACCCGCGTTCAAGCAATGGTTCTCTGGGTCTAAAGTTGTGGACGGCGTGGGTCAGCCCCTCCGTGTCTATCATGGAACTACGGCTGATTTTGACTCCTTCGCGGGTTTGGCTTATTTCACGCCTGACCCTGAGTATAGTGAGAAGTTCACTGATGGGGGACACGGAAACCCTAATGGTGGGACTTTTGGAAGACCTGAGGGGGCGAAGACCATCCCTGTGTATTTGAAAATTGGCAACCCGCTCGATGCTCGACCCTTTGGGGAAGACTCCATCACCGGCCAGCAGTATGCGGAGTTTATCGGTGCCAATAAAACTGACAAGTTCTTCGCACCCTGTTGGTCACTATCTCGCAGTGGCTCATGTCTCCTTTGCGGGAGTCGGCCACCCCACCCCGGCGACTCCAAGTGCCCGAACGCGGTGAACCGCATGGACGCTTCTGCCACTTTTTGGGAGCATCTGGGTCTGAGCAAAGCTGCGACGAAACGGGTTCTGTTGGAGAACGGGTATGATGGTGTCTTCATGGAAGAGTCCTTCAACGGTCTGAGTACCACCGCATATGTTACCTTGAATCCAAATCAAGTTAAGAGTGCCATCGGTAATAGCGGGGGGTTCACCCGTGACAAAAACCTGACCGCAAAATTTCAGGGGTAAGTTCCTTCAGGCTGTCGGCACAAACACCCGGTAGTCTCTGGCGGCTTTCATGCACTCTTGCACTGAGGTCTTCTGAACTCTGGGTAAGCAGTTGAACTCCTCGACCAGAGCCGTAAGCGCGAAGAGGGCCTCGTCCAACCGATATGATTCTACCTCATCAGGGGGTAGTCCCTGTATGTCCCCACACAGGTCGCGTGGAACCGTGGTAGTTTCCTCCTTCAGTTTGGATAGTACCGAGATAAGGTTGCTCCGCGCTACAGCATAGTGAGCTACGATGCAATAATCTGAATCAACCGGGCCAGAAAGCTTCAGATACTGCACTATAGCCTCTGTCAATTGTGCTTTCATTTCGCTATTCATCGTTGTTCTCATCAAGGCAGTCCTGTGAGCAGTGCCACGCACCATCTTCCGATGTAAAGTTCTCGCCGATACCCTCAGCAAAGCCGGGGTCAACCTCGGTTGCGGGGTACCGCTTGCCACATACATCACCACACGGGCAGATAATGTCATTGGGTCTCATGAATTTACCTCCGTTCCGCCTGAAATCGTGGTCATATTCTGTAGGTTTATCTTGGCAAGTGTAGGAGCCTCCGGTAGTAATTCAACCGCCCCATCAATCACTTGTTTCAATTCCTCTATCTGGTCTTTAGCGGTACACATAGGGCACTTGTTGAGAAACCCATCATGCGTCCATGAGACTATGCAACCGTCATGCGCTTCACATATGTAAATGGCTGCTCTCATAGTGTCCCCTTAGTCTGGAGTTCCTTGGAGTTCCTTGAAGAACTTCACCACGTCATCCTTGGTGTACTGGTTCTCGATGGAGAGCATGGGACGTACGTGCTTGATGCGACCAGTGCTGACAGATGCTTGAGCGTTGAGGTTGTCCATCGCTGCATCCAACGCAGCGGGATTGGGAACCACAGTCCTCAGCATGGAAGTCAGCGGACTATCTTCGATGTCACTACCCACGGCGTTCAATGCGGTCGCAAATTCCGCCAAGTCCGGGTTCGCGGCAACAGCACCCTTGAGTTGGGCTTCGAGGGTGTCGTACTCGGCGTCCGTCATGATGGGGGCGGCGAGGACATAGTAGGCGTGCTGGGCTCCAAGGAGTTTGGCGTTGATGTCTTTTACGAACGTTTCCATGTCTTTAGTATACCCGAAGTTACCACTATTTTGTTATTTTGTCATCAATTTCGGAAATATTTTTACCGCCTGAAAATAGGCACGCAAGTTGAACGACTCGAAACTAAGCTCCGGCAGCGTGGCTGTGAACATGGGTTCCCTCGTTGAGCATCTGGTTGAATGAGGCGAGAATGGCTTGAGCATCCTGTTCCTCTACCATGAGATTACTCAGATAGAGAGACTGAACGTCGATGAACTTTTGCAAGCAAGTCCGGCACCGGGTGTCCTCGTTGGTCAGATGGGGGACACGGAGACCTTGGAAGCGAGACGCCAGCTTGCAACTGAGGAGCGTGGTGGTCTTCAGGGCTTCCTTCGCCCATTCGACCTGCGTGTTGATGCGGTCGCGAGTATTCAGCTTGGCACGCTTCTCCCGGTGGTTCTTCTCCTGCGAGTCCTTACGCTTGGCAGAGCAAGCAGGGCAATACCGCTTGCGGGAGGCAGTGGGGATGAGCGTGGGGCACGCGATGCAAGGCTTCATGGAGTCAGCGTCACGCTTCTCCCGGCACTTCTTCCCGATGCGCTTGTAGTGTTCAACAGGCTCGGCGTTGCACTCGTGGCAGAGACGTTCCTTCGCCGCAGTCTTATGGCTGCTGTACCACTTGTTCCGTGAGTCGGCATCGACAAATACAAAACTGGGTTCAGGACGGATAGCTTTGCTGGGGGCCTTGTAGGCACTGCGGATGACGACGGAGCGTCCCGGCTCTTCCTTACCAAGGCGAAGCAGCAACTTTTCCTTGGCGATGTCGATGCTGTCTTCTTGTACATCCACCATGTACCGACGAGCACGCCCGTCTGCAACCTCATCCTCATAGTAAAATGAGACACGAAAAATCATAATAGACTCCCTTCAGATTGTCGGGCTCCGACCTGTTGTGTCTGGCGGGGTCTCCTGATGATTGCTTGTATTTCCTCCAAGGATTTTGCGTCGAGTATCAAGAGGGCACGGTTGTACCTGTCCCTGATACCTTGTTCACTTTTGGGTAGAGTATGAATCCGCTTCATGTTGATTGTAACATCCACCCGTTTCAGTCTACGGGAAGCTTCCCCCTGCCACGCCCGGACGATGAAGTCAACATAGACTTCCTTCTCAAGCTTGCGGCGAGTCACTCCGTCCACGATGTTGGCTACGACCGGGCCAAATTGTTCGAGGATGTAGGCGAGGGTGTATTCCGTGTCTTCTACCACGTCATGGAGCACGGCAGCGGACATAAACTCTTCGCGGGTGACGGGGATTGGACTTCGGTCGTACTCTTCACCCGCAGCCAGCATCACCACAAAGGCGTGGAGGATAGCAGGGTAGCCCTGCTTATCCAGCATACCTGCGAAAGCTGATGTGGCTAACCGGATTGCTTTCTCTAATATACCTGTACTCATACACGAGTAGTATACCTGAGATAAACACGGCTCGAACAACTTTTTCTGGAACTTTTTCAGGAATGGTTTGTTTTCAACAGGTTAGGAGCCTGTGATAAAATACCCAGATGGAGACGGGAACCCCAGAAGCGTTGATGGCACGGGATTTCGAGAGCATGTTCGCTCCCGCTGACCTGCACCCGGACTTGGCCGCATACCTCGTCAAGGGGCCACCCTTCGACATGCTGCAACATCCGTTGGTCTACTCTGTACCATATCACGAAGTGATGAACAATCACCACAACCAACGGTACGAAATGTTGAAGGCCGATGCGGAGAAAGCTTTGAAGGAAGGACGAGCATTCCATTACGTCTTCCAGTACGAGCGCCCGTATCGGCTTAACGCTCTGTGTGATTATCTCGACAGGAAGACCCTCAAGGACGGGGACTACTGGGACCTGCTGGGGGCGGTGTGGACGGATTCGGAAAATTGCTGGCAGAACCTAGAAATCTGGAAGCGGTTGCTGAGGTCGAAGCGGAGCCAGAAGTTCCGCTTCATGGATGAGACAGAGCGGAAGGCCCTGAAGGAACTCCCGGCTGAGTTTACCGTATACCGTGGATGCGTTCGCGGTCTGAATGAAGAGGGGTTGTCGTGGACGCTCAATAAAGACAAAGCTGAATGGTTCTCCCAGCGATGGAGAAGGAAAGACGAGACCGCAATCGTACTCACGAAGACCGTGAGCCGGAAGCAAGTGTTCGCCTATCTGTTAGGACGTGGGGAAAGTGAAGTGATTATACTCTGACCAGCTTGCCCGTGAGTTCCAAGCCGGGGAGAGCCGCCTTAATCTTGAGAGCCATCGCACGCGAGTAGAGGACAGCCTTAGCCTTGTTGGTGGTAAGGTGAATCTTACCGCCCTTATTGTCCACGCCGGAGACGTAAGCCACTGACGCCTTCTTGAGCTTGGTTGCATCCACCTGAATGGCGTACTTCATCGAAGCATACTTCGCTTCGAACTTCGGCCACACATCGCCCAGCATTACACTGCCGTCCGGGGACTGGCGAGAGTAGAAGAGAGCGAAGTCAGCGGCCTTACCGTCATCCACCTTTTGAACATTGTGTGCCCACATCTTGGCGTTATCCATAACTGACTTACGCCGTTCCGCGTCCGGCTTGATGTCATTCTGGCGACGGTCGAAGTCGAACAGACCACCATACTTCTTGGCCTCAGCAACTTCCTTATCGAAGAAGGACTTGATGAAGTCCTGCAACATCTGCTCGTAACTTGCGTCAGCGGAGAGTGTGCTTTCGATGCTGTCCAGCCCAGCCCAGAAGGATTCAGCCTCATCCCCCTGAAGGTGCTTGGTAGCGTTGGCCGGGGAGATGAGAACCACGTCGTTCCCACTCGCTTCATAGTCGTACTGCTTCGGTGCGGTGGTGGACATGTCGAAGGCAAGCTTGGGTTTCTTTTTGCGAAGGAGGGCGTTCTTGGTATGAGCGAGTACGCCCATCTCTTTGAGAGGGCCAGCCTTGTCTTCTTCGGTGAACTCGCGGTCGTGCTTGACTGGCGTCGGATGCAGGTTGCTCAGAGTCTGCCACAGTTCTTCGGAGTCCTGTCCCTGCTGTACCAACTCTCCGCCGCGTTCGACAAGGAAATAGGGCTCAGGACCTTCGTGAATCATGACCTGAATGTCGGACTTGATGGGGTGGCAGTACACGGTGTCTTCCCACTCAGTGTCGGCTTCCTCGTCAATCACGTAACCCAGCTTTTTCAGGATGTCAACCCACTGGTCTTCGGCAAAGACAGCGGTCTTGGCGGATGCGGTCTGCTCGATGCCCATGGTTTTGAGCAACTCGGCGTCATGGACGGTGGGCTCGTACATATCCTTCGGCGGCTGGGGTTCACCCTTCTCCGTACCAGCCTGATAGATGTAGCCGTCATCGCCGACGTAGAGGTCTACGTTGCCAAACTTCTCGGATACCTTGGTAAGCTCGTCGCCATGCTTCGGCCAGTCGCCATCCCAAAAACCGGCACCGTGACCGACGCGGGTGAGCCAGAAGTCGTGACCGGCCTGATGTAGTCCCTCGCCTTCATCTTCAATCAGGGCTCCGCACTGTTGCTGGAACTCCTGACAATCCTTCACCATAGCCTCAAGGGACTCAGGGGCGATGTCGTCAAGGCTGTATTTGTCGAGGGGCTGGTCTTGGTCGTCGGTCGATGACCACAGGGCGGCTTCGATGTAAGCACTGGTGAACTCATCCAGATTGGGGGAGGCTACTTTTGACTGGGACATTGGGCTTCCTTATAGAGAAAAATACGTCTATAAAGGGAGCCCGAAGCTACTTTTTCTCTACGAGATGATTGAATGCCCCGCCAGTCGGAGGTTGCGACAACGCACGTGTAGGCGTTGACTCTCACGATGGAGAGACGGGTGGTCTCAGGGTCTGGATGCGGTTCCAGTACAACTGGAACTACGTATGCGTGGCTGTTGCTATCTGCCATAACTCACTTCACTTTCTTGGGGAGAAACTTGATGGTGACTTCAACGTCGTCACCCTCCTCAGCGGCCTCTTCAGTCGCACGGGATACCGCCAACGTCATAGACGGTGCATTACCCAGTAACGTCGATGAGGAGTCGTAGCTTTGAATGTCTATAGTCCCGCCGTCTTTGTTCTTACTCACAATCCAAACCTTGTAAGGGATGGTGATGACTTCGGGAGGAGCCGGGGCTACATTGTTGGAGTTGGTTATGCTGGGTCTCAACACGGCGTAACCGAACTCAAATGCACTCAGGCAGAGGACAAGGAATACAGGCACGCCAATCGCCATGTACTTTACTCTAATCATGAATGTCTCCTTGACAGGAGTCTATCATAAAAGTTGGAGTTTTCTACAAATTAGTTTCACCCAAGTCAACCCCACACCAGTACAGAGTTGCAGCCGGGTGTTCTTCGGTTGCGTACTCTACTGTAATCGTAGAGGGTGGAAGGGGGTTCTGACATGAGAGCCAATAACCGTCATGCTGGGTGTACGTGTTGCTCCTGTCATCGGTCACTGAGGGCTTCCTCCGCGTCTACTAGGAAGTAGTCGCTAGGGGGAGGCCCAGCCGCGTTGATGACAACGAGATAGCTCACTTGACAAGTGCCTTCTTTACATTGGCTTTGAATTCCTCGAACAGGGGTTCAGGCTCAGGTTTGTTTTTCAAGTTCAAGGTGTTGATTTTGTCCTTCATGCTTCTCATCTGTTCCAAATCCGATTCGAATAGTCCCTTGCGACCGGGATTGAGAGAAGAAGCAAGAGCGTGGAACTTGAGAGCAACTTCGGCCTGTTCCGATTTCACGATGAGCAAGGGGGCAACCAACTTAGCTACCTCCGCTGCTGCTGCGTGACTCCACACTAATGCCCATGCTGTCGCATGTTTGTCGGTCGCCTTGCGAGTCTGCATCACAGAGCCCCCGAATCTAGCCTGAATGGTTTCTAACAACCCCTTGTTGGTGTTGTAGACATAGCTCCTAAGGTAGTAGGACTCTTTACGCTTTTCTTCCCTCTTCACAATGGTTATGGAGCCCTCTGCATCAATCATAGCGGCCAGATAAGCCGAAGTCATTTGAGAAGCTACCTCCGCATTTATGCCACGAAGCTTCAACCAACCAATCTCTCTCTGAGAGAGGGCCGGTGGAGGGGGGTCTCCCGGAGACCAAGGGTTAATATGGTCAGCGAGGTTGTTGAAGGACTTGCTACGATACCCGGTGGATACCCATATACCCATTTGGAGGGCGTTCAATAGATTCCATATAGCTTGGGGGAGATGGGCTTCTGAACGGTCGCCTTCTCTGTAACGTTCGATGTGACGAAGGGCTGAACCTAATAGGTCGCCAATTTTCATCCCATTTTCCCAGTTGCGGTCGTCCCCATTTCCAGTCTTGCTCCGACCTTTATTACCAGCCTCATAAATACAGCTAACAAGGGCTAAAGCCTGACTAGGCATCCACTCGGGGGCACCCTTACCTGTACGACTGTCACGTTGAGCACCACCTTCGTAAATGGTCTCACCAGCAGCACTCTTCTTGAACCCTACATCTAAAGTATCGCTCATGCAGGATAATACTTACTTCTGGTGGATAAGAATCGTACCATTCTGCACTTCGATGACGGGATTGGTAATGACCGTGGAACCAGTGGAGGCAACTGGGGCTGAAGTTACTGCTACCGGGGTCTTAGCGGCCTGTACGGGGATTGCCATCTTCTGCACGGCGACGATGTAGCGACTGCCGCTGTCCGATGAGATAGGAGTCCAGAAGTAGTCTCGGTACTGTACCTTGACTTCGTACTGCCCGTTGAGAGCATCCTTCAACTGAGCGTACACTGCGTCGTCGGTGACCGTGCCATTCAGAGGCGTGGTGGAGAAGGAGCCGGAGCCGCCGTTCATGCCGCCACGGACAATCTCAACTTCGTTGGTCGTGTTGAGTACGCCTTCCTGCGATACCTTGATGACAGAGCCGACCTTCTCGCCGTTGCCGACAAGATGGGTGCAGCCAGTGAGGGCGAGGGCGGACGTGAGCAATACTGCTTGTTGCGATGCGACGGTTCATGTTATCTCCTGTATTCGACAGCGGTCAGGTAGTACCGGCTGTCATCGAAATCCTTGACGTTCCCGATTTGCGTGTTGGGGCTAACCTCCGATGAGACCTGTGCTTGGTGTGGGAGTCCCTTCCTTTCAAGGTAACCCCGCACCGCATACAGAATCTCATCCTCAGCCACAGTACACATCGGGACTTCAACTTCGAGCGTGATTCGTTTGACCTTCATGAATTTCCTTTTGGTGTTGAACCAACCGTTTAGCCCAAGCTAGGAACTCCACCACTGTCATGGTGCTCTTCGCTATGTTACAGAACTTGCAACAACTGACCACGTTATCAACGGAATATGCTCCCTCGCTATCAATTCGGTCGAGCCCATTGATAACTATCCAAGCCTTATCCCATCTCTCTCTACTTACCTCAGTCACCCCTCCAGCCGCTCTACCCCCGTTATGGAAAATTTTACCGTTGTACCTTTGACAGGGGGCTGAACCACAGTACCCACAATCTCTGTATATAAACCCACAGAAATCGTCAAGGGTTATATCGAACCGGATACCTCTAGTCTTAGCAGAGGATTTTGTACGGGAGAAAAGGTACGTTTCTGACGCTTGGGCTGGTGCGTGGGTGGGTTTAACCCCGTAAGCGCGATCTTTGTACCGCATACACCCACATGACTTCCGACGACCCGTAACTATGTTTCCTGTGGCTTCTTCAAAAGTGACGCCACAGACACAGCTACATACCCATAGTTGCCGGAGATGCCCACCCTTACTTTCCCTTTTACCCCCCTTAGTCAGCACGTCAAAATGACCGTGCTTTGTGGCGGTTAAATCAATAAACTCCCTTTTCATGTGTACCTCGAATATGGCATTCTTACTAACTAATAAAGAATGCCATATTCGTAAAACTTACTTACGTAGATTAAGTGCATCTGCTTTATGCGTATTAAAATCCTGTTGTGTCTTGTCCGAGGTCAGGATAGCATACTTGTCTTCGGCACCATCAGGCACACCGCACTGGATGTGAGGGTAGCTACCGATGGTGTTATAGAACCGGCCAGAGGTCGTCGCCTTCAGCATGAGACCATAGCTCTGCTTCTCGCTGATAAGTTTCGTCTGCGAGGCTTCGAAGGTCGAGTGGAAGGACTCAATCTGCTCCTGCACCTTGCGGTACAGAGAGGCATCAATCTGCGGGTTGGATTCCTTGATGAACTGAAGCGTAGCCTGAGAGCCGTTGGCTCCGTAGCGGCCAGTCAGGGCACCCTGCCAGACCTTCTGCATGTCGTCACGGTAGTTCTCCGGCACCTGTGCCGTCTCCATGACTTGCTTCCAGCCGTTGTCGTAGACGTTCTTCATCTGTTGATACTGGGCCGGGATGTCCACTTCGAAGTGGTTGGCGTCGTTCGAGAAGCTGATGTAGCCGCCGACTAGCATGACGCCAAACAGGACGAACACGCCGACGATAGACAGGACGATGATAGTTCCCTTCTTCATTTTGAATCTCCTAGTACCGCGAGTTGTACGATGACGAGTCATCGGTGATGTCGTTTTTGACTGACCATATAGCCAGCCCAATGCTGAGCAGCACGGAAATGATAAAGCTGACCCACAGCGAAGTTCCTGAAGGCTGGAAGCTACGCATGAGGTACTTCATATCCTTCATGTGCATCCTCACGAACTTGTTCTGCACCGTGGTTGCGATGGTCTTGACAATCGCGTCCCGCTGGTCGAGTGTGCCGATTTCCTCGATGCTATCCTTGAGAACAATCTTCAGGTCGGAGTTGGTAGACCACGACATTACATCGGCGAACTCCACCTTGTGACCATCCTTCGACCCGATGACAACCGTCACGTCGTTCTTCTTGCCGCCCATCCACTTATCCTTGAGGGCCAGCATATACGAGGCGTCGTCGGTGGGGACGAAGATGAGTATGACGTTGACCTGCTTGGACGGGCCGAGCAACTTGTTCACGTTGTTCGCCAACAGCCAGTTCCACGTATTCATGTCGATGTTGGGCACGCCCATGTTCACCACAGCGTCGTGGCTGTAATAGTCGTACACCGTGTCCGGGTATGGGGGCAGCATCGCGGCGAACTTCACCACGTCGCCCTTAGTGCCGAGCAGAACGCTGTCGGGGTTGGCACGGATGTAGTTCGTGAAGGTGTGCTGAGAAGAAAAGGGCTGGCCGGGGTAAACGGCGTCCCAACGCTTGGGCTCGATGAGGCCCTGACGGTCTTCGCGGTCGATGTCGATGGCCTCTCCGGTCGTGGCATGGACTGTCCAGTCCACGTCGAACGCATGTTCATAGCACGTCGAGCAGTGGCGGTTGCCCTTGCTGTCAGTGTAGCAGTTGCAGTCGTAGGAGTGAGAGCACGACACAACATCGCGTGTGCGGGAGGTCACCTGACCGTTCCAAATCTCAGTGTCCGTGGTACTGGAGTTGTAGGCCACCGCGAGACAAATGCCGACGCACACCGCGACGACGCCTAGCTGCCCGAGAAACTCATAGATGGTCACCTTGCCCTTGAAGAAGAACAAAGCACCCAACGCGATGATGAGAGGAACGCACATCAGCATCAGAAAATCAAGCATTGGAGTCCGCTTTCTTGGTTGTATCGTCATTCTCCCAATGACGGGGAATCATGTCCCGCAGATAGCTACGCTTGCGGGTGAAGATCGGGGTCTTCTCGTCAATCTGCCAAGTGCCTCGCTGGAGGACGGCAAGGGCAAGAGGGAGGGCTACGTTGCGTGCATCAAGAGCCTCAATCGAGGATACGAACTTAACAACGTTCAATGGGTCTACAAACCCATCAATAACATGAAGTGGAAGCTACCACAAGACGAGTTCACTCGCCTTTGTCGCTTGGTGGTGGCTAATTCAAGTCAGCGATGAGACGATGGCAGGGGTAACCCTTGTACGTGCTGGAGTAAATAAACTTGTCCAGTTCAGCCGGGGGCGTGAGTTCCACAACACCTTTGGATAGACGGGCAATTCCATGGTTAGGGGGGACGGACGCTACTCTACTGCCCTTCTTCCCGGCCTTGGTGTAAATGTACGGCACTTCATTCTGAACGATGATAGCCCCTGCTCTCAGTTGTGTCATTGTCTTCCTTTCATGGCTCACCCTCTTGTCGATACACACTGAGTATACCGGACAAGAGGGCGTTTTGGACAACATTTTGAAATATTTTAGAGTTCCCTGAACTCCCGCTTCAATTGGGCCACGAACGCCATGAAATTCGGGGTCAAAGTGATGTCCGGATGCCACGCAAGGTCAAGGTCAATCAGGTTATAGCTCTTGACAATGTGGGTGCCGGGGATGTTAGTCCCGTCCGGGTTCTTGTCATGGCCGAGCATCCATACCGTATCCGCAACTGCACACCCCGCCGTCACATCGTGAGTGACGATGATGATGGTGTTAAGTTCATCAAGATTTGCTATCTTCTGAATGAGTTGAGCCGCCTTCTCCAGTGCGATGGGATCGAGACCAGAGAATGGCTCGTCCATCAAAATGAAGTGGTTATTGCACAGAACCTGCTGGATGATGGCGATGCGTTGACGCTGACCACCGGATAAGCTGGCCGGGTAGTCATTGACCTTATCAGCCAACTCGAACTCTGTGAGGTAGGCCATGATTTCATCATGAGCCTGTGCGGTCGTCTTGCCGTTACGCTTCGCCGCCAGCATCAGGTTGCCCATGACAGTGCGGTGAGGGAACAGCGGGTAGCTCTGAGCCACAACACCAACGTCTCCCGCATGAACCGCACAACGTTCCTTGGTGCATCCTTCCCGACCGCAGTTGCAGTTGTTGATGTAGACGATACCGCTGTTGGGTTTGTTGAGTCCAGCAATGGTGCGGAACAGTTGAGTCTTACCATAACCTGAAGGCCCGAGGAGAGCGACTACTTGGCCTTTGACGAAGGGCTTACCCGTGGACGGGTCGATGTGTGTGCATTTGATGTCTTTAATGTTTGCATTGACGTTGACCAGCACTGGGTGGTCGTAAGACACGTTGATATTCTCGATGGTCAGTAGTGCCTGACCGAGTGTGTAGTCCATGCTTGACATATATTAGTTCTCCACCGTCAGGTTAGCGTAACCAAAGAACATGTTCTTCAGGAAGCCGAAGATGTAGTCCTGACCGATACCGATGATGAGGATGCAAATCTGAATCGCCATGATATCACCATACTTCGCGTGATGCTGCATGGTCTGTAGCATGGTGCCGACGCCACCCTCAGCGAACACGATACCTTCAACCAAGGTAAGCATCATCCAACCCATGGCAGCGGTCTGGCGGAGTACGTCGAAAGCCTGAGCCGCAGTGCCAAGGATGACTACTTCCCACACGATACGCCACTGACTGAAGCGGAGAGTACGGGCAAGGTCAAACTGTTCCTTGGGGATGTTCTTGATGACATCCAGCATGGACGTGATGAACCATACCGAGATAGAGAAGGCTAACATCGCAACCTTGACCGTGTGCTTAGAGTCGAAGGTCAACTCGAACGCGAGTGAAATACCCACCATGGACAGCATACGAAGAGCGGTGGTCATCTGAGCAGTTGGTTTGAATATGGGGATAACTGACAGGTACGAGATTGACAGCGAGGCGATAAGAGCCACACCGATGGCCTGAAGGTTGAGCACATAGCTGACGATGAGTTGGTTGCCAAGTCCACTGTTCATCCACAGGTCGGTGAAGCAATGCCATACCTCAGCCGGGGTGGGGAGTAGAGCCCACGGGCTGAATAGCCATGCTCCGAGCAGGACAACTATGGTCGAAGCGAAGATGCCTGTGGCGACTGTCTTGTTCACAGTTCGCAGAGGGGAGACAGAGTTGATAGACACACGCAGGAAAAACTTCAGTTTGTCTTTCAGGGGGACACTGGTTACAGCGGGAACTACAGCTTGAGTTGCCATTCAATCCTCACAAGGAAGGGGCGGCGAACCGCCCCTTCTCTGGTTAGCCTACAGGTTAGTTTTACCCAATCTGCAAAATTTCCACACGGCGGTTCTTCTGCTTGTCATCCGTCGTGTCGTTCGGAGCCACCGGGTTCGCAGAGCCGAGGCCCTTGACAGCCTTGAACCGAGCAGCAGGGAAGTCCTGCGGAGCGTACGACATGAGGTAAGCCTTCACCGCAGCAGCACGCTGTGCGGACAGGTCGATGTTGTGCTGATGCCCAGTTGGAGTCTGGTCACCCGCGTTGTCAGTGTAGCCGTCAATCTCGAACGCAAGAGACTTGGCGATACCGAGCGTAGTTGCCAACTGGTCAAGCTGAGCCTTGCCAGCCGGAGTCAGAGCAGCCGAGTTGGTAGCGAACACAATATACTGCTTATCCGTGCTCACGACCGCACCCGTGGAGATAGCCGCAGTGTAGTCTGTGGTCTCAGCACCCCCTCCCGTCACACCGTTATTGGTGAGGGCGTCCTCAGCCAAGCGGATGTACTTGGTGTTGACCGCCTGAGCGTAGGTCGGGATGGGGCTATCCTTGAACAGGGAGGCGTACTGCTCCATGTCGATACGAGCGAACGTCTCGTAGGTCGCCTTCATGTTGTTCTGGTATCCGGGTACGAGACCAAAATACTGAAGGTTGTCCTGAAGGTTAAAGACAGCCGAGCCGCCAATCAGGTTGCCCGTCTTATCCTTCTCACCCACGAAGTAGTTGTACCAGTAGTCGCCCGTGTTGTCTGCGTAGACAGTTGCGGCAACGTTCGAAGCAAACTTGATGGCAGCAGGGTACGCCTTCATCTGGTCAGCAGCCGTGAACGACGCAGCGAAGAAACCAGACATGGTGTCGGGGTTCTTATCGGCGAACTTGCTGATGACGGCCAAGGTAGCTGGCATCTGAGCCGAGTATTCACGCGACGAGATAATCTTCGTTGTCCCGTCAATGGGACCGTGGATGGCATCATCGTCTCCCGGCGTCCAAGTTACGACACCATCCGGGCAAACGGTTGCAATCTTGCCATCCTTCTTGCCAGAGTCATCGACCTCAGGTCGCTGTTCGCACTTGTGCGGGTTGTAGACATCGGTGACGGCCTTGATGTAATCGTCGTCCGGTGCCGCCATCCAGTTCACAGCGGTCGGGTTGTAGGTGTGCGGGTCAGGGTTGTTCTTCAAGTTGTTGAAGCCCTCGAACGCCATGGCGATGTTCCAGTCACCGTCACGAATGACGCCGACGATAGTCTTACCAATCATGGTTTGAGGATTCTTCTTCCACTCAGCAGGTCCAAGTAAAGCATCCTCACCGTTGGAGCGACCAAGCGCACCATACAGCTTGACCGTGTAGGCACCAACGCCCTTGTCCAGCTTGAGCAACTGAGCGTTCAGTTCCGACAGCCACTGTCCGCCTGAGTCACCCATGAAGATGAGAGCAGCCGCTCCAGTGTCACACGTGTTCTGGTTCTTGGATGCCATCTGATTGGCACACGCAAGGATGTCAGCACGCATGGTGTCGTTGGAGTCAGTACGCTTGAACTTGTAGTTCACGTTGTACTTCTCGAACAGGGAACCCTGCATTGTTTCAGCACCACCGGAAGCGAGAAAAATGCTGTGTTGTGCGTTCCACTCCCATCCGTCCACGAGGAACAGAGGGGAAGAGAGACTTGCCGGGTTGGAGGAAGGGAAGGGGAGCGGGGCAATGCCCTGCACCACAGCGTCTTCCTGTTTGAGAACCTGCACCTTCGTGGCGACGACCGACTTCAGGATGCCGGGGGTCGGAATCAACCCCGTGGACATCGCGAAGCGAAGACCGAACACAACGACTGCGGCTACGATAACGACCAAGAACAACTTGGCTTGAGGCTTGATTCGGATTGCCATAATGCTTCTCCTAAAAGTTCAGGGTTGAAGGTTGATGGTTGAACTACTTGAACGGGTCGATGTCGTCACTCGTGGAAGAGAACCCACCAGCCGGACGAGCCATGGGGACAGGAGCAGGGGACGAGATACCCGGAATCTGAATGAGGTCTGCACCAGCCGGTGCCGAGCCGGAAGTGAGGAGCTTCGCACTGAACTCTGCAAACTGCTGACGAGCGAGTTCCGCGTTGGCACCAGATTCAATCTGGTCGTTGGTAAGCAGCTTGTCGGTGAAGCGAGAGAAGTCACGAATCTCGCCCAAGGTACGAGACGTATCCTCTTCGAGGTAGTCCAGTGCCATATCGACCATCTGTTCCTGCTGAGAGTTGCCCTTGAGCAGACGCTGACCGATGCTGAGAGTTGCCTTCGCATCGAGAATCATCTTGCGCTGCGTGGTGAGGAAGCTGACCTTGTTCGCCGTCCGCTGAATCTTTGCGTCGGAGACCATCGACCACTGCTGGAAGGTGGTGAGAAGGTGCGAGGTGTCAGCTTCAAGAGCCTTCAACTGCTGCACGCCCTGAAGCAACATGCCAGCGTTCTCTTCATCGGTGCCCGACTGAAGGGTCAACTGCTGCTTCTTCATGGGGTCGGTTTCTGCTGCCGCCATCCTCGCGGCCTGTTGACTCATGGCGTAAGCCTTCTGAGCCTCAGCCTGTTTGGAGGCGATGTTACGCTGCAACATACTCTCAGAGCCAGCGAAACGCTGAACGGTTCCGTCGAGCGTGGCCTTCTCTTTACGCATGTCATCGAGGTTGTTGTTGAGAATCCCGATAGGGTCAATGGTAGTGTAGCACCGGGCGACCATACGCGAGAAGCTCTGGAAAGCGTTACTAATGACGGAGCGAAGGCCACCGAGAGGTCCGACGCCAAGAGCGATGGAACCCGCCGCAAGCAGGATGGCAAAGTAGGCAACCGACAGCACGGTGTTCTGCAACGTTTCTACGACAAAGGGAACAATCAGTCCCCAAAACCAGAACGTAGCAACGCAAGCAGCCGCAATGCCCGTGTAGATGAGACCCTTCCCGGCTCCGCCTTCAGGCCGCTGCCAGAAGGACTTCGGGGTGAATCCCTGAGGGACGCTAATGTATGGTGTCATGCCTGTGGACATAGTGGGTGCCTTTCTCTTTGAAGGTTTGAAGTTACTTGGTAAGCATCGAGGCGAACTGAGCCTTCTGCCCGTCGATTTCGGTACCACGCTTGGTCAACGCAGTGTTGAACGCCGTCTGAGTTCCAGCATCCTTCGCCTGTGCCGCCGCGAGGTCTGAAGTGACCTGCGTCTGCTCAGTCTGGAGAGCGGTAAGCTGCTGTGCGATGTCCGCCAGACGATTCTGACGTGCCGTGATTTCCTTGTCCTCGAACGCACCGACCTTAGTTTTGAAGTTGTCCGCCGCTGTCGCCAGCGTGGTCTTGAGCGTGTCGAAAGTGTTGAGGATAGCGTCTTCAGTGATGTTGGCGTTTGCCTTCGCTTGAGCAACAGCGGTGCGGAACTTCAGGTTATCATCCATCGGCAGAGCTTTCAACGGCTCAAGGAACTTGTTGATGGTGTTCGCAATGTCGGTGGTGTCGAAGTTGGTCTTCGTGAAAAGCTTCTGGTAAAAGTCTTCGGCCTCAGCGGAGGATACTGGTGCCGCTCCACCCACGAAGGAAGAGAGTGTGGACGCACCAGCAGGAGGAGGCGTGTAGGCCGCAGGAGCGAACGCGGGGGCAGTGCCAGCGGCAGATGAGCCGAAGGAGAAGGGGGATACAGCAGCAGCGGCGACCGGAGCCGGGGCTACAGGGACAGGAGTGGGGGCAGAGGGGTCGTCTTCAACCACCATGCTCTTGAGGGAGTCGAATAGGCTGTGGTGTTTCTGGTCGCTCATATGTTCCTTTCAATCGGGTGTATGTTGTCGGAGTTGATTCGGATGTTCATGTCAAAAACGCCGGGAGCCCCCAAGTACATGTACGGGCCGAAGACACGCATGAACTCCCAGCCACTGAAGCGGGAGTAGCCTTCTTCATCCACAGGCAATTGTACAGGAGTGAGATTCTTCCTCGCAATCTCAGGCAACGCTTCACGCCATGCGTGAGCATCAGCAAGGTACACAGACCTACCGAGTTCGGTAAGCTTGACCCACACTGAGTTGTTGATGTTGAAAGACAGCAAGCTCATGTCCCGTAGTATACGGGACGAATTTAGTTTTGGGAAACTATTTTTCAAGTAAAAATTTTATTCAAAAACGTAAGCGAGAGTGTGTACGTCCTCGTCTACTATTTCGAAGTTCTGAAGCTCTGCGGTGTGAGACACCACTCCAGAATTTTGCAGGTACTCGAACGCAGGGATGAAGGTCTCTAGGATTGCAAACACCTTCATGCTTGGGAGTAGAATGGAAACTTCTTCAGTGTAGGGCGGTTGAATGTTGCATGAAGTATACAACAGCAAACTACGTAAGTGCTGCGGCTGAGTAGTTAGGTACGACAGAGTTACTTTTACGAATCCACTTTTCGCAGCCGCTAGTTCAGGCTTCACTGCGGGAGCAATGGGTCGAGCATCAGAGACTGTGGTCTTGATACTAGAGTCCAAGGAACTCCTCCACAATCTTGGATAACTTCAATGACGTTTGCTTAGGCACAGGTGCCCCCGGTGTTACAGGTGCAGCATTTGCGGCTGGTTGAGCGGGTGCCGGTGCTGTAGGTTCAGGCTGAGCCCCAACAGGGTGTGGGTGCTCTGTCGCTTCCTCGTTCCTACGTACCTTACGGTTGATTCCCACTTTTAGCTTGTTGCTCTTGTCTGTGAAATACTTGTCGATGTAACTTTCAGACTGTGCGACTGCAATCTCTCCCATGTCGCTAGTCCTGATCGTATCATCATTGCTCAAAGAGTCCGAGTCCGAGAATAATGAATTACGTGTACCCTCTCCATCCCCCTCTTGATATACAAACCGGAGGTCACGCAGAGGGTAGCCGCTGCCATTGAGCATGTCGATAACATCAGGGGAGACAAGGAGGTATACACCAATCTCAGTTACTTGAACATCCCCATCTTCTAGAGTCGAGTTGCCATGGTCGTCCATCGAAGGCTCATCATACTTGATGATGGCACCACGGGCCACTTCTAGGACGTTAGGGTTAGTGACAATACCATAGAGCCATATGTCGAGCCCGTCGATGCTATCGACCACTCTGTCCAGAATGTCGAGCCCATCGCGTAGCTTATCTATATCGTTGTTGTATAGCTCTGAATATTCACTTGCCATGTTGTGCCTCTACTCAAGAGGACTAATATCATTAAATTCATGTACCAGTGGCTCAGGCGGTTCAATTTGTCAATTTTTGGTAATTTATACACCTCCTACCCGGATAGCGAACCACTCCCCGCATCTAGCAGCCTATAAAACGGAGGGGGTCACTAACCCAGCGTAGTCACGTCCGGGTAGGAAGTATGTTCTATATTACTGATTCTTTCGGTTTTTATTTGAACTATCGGGTAGGGGGTGCCATGGGGTATTCCAGCAACGGGTACCATGGTGTGCCGTCACGAAGGTACACTACGTGAGGACGCAGGTCTGGTGTGTCGATGTGAGGGCACATGAAGTTTCTCTCTACACTCACGGCCACATCCTTGGTGTCGTAGCGTACCGGCCGCCGCTTGAGGAACCACACGGGAGCGTACTTCTCTTTGAGGTACTCCCATGGGGTCGCTGGGTACTTATAGAGTTGTGTCTTGGTCTTGTCGGTCTTGTGGATGTTCGCAAGAAAGCTGGAGAAGATGTAATCGACATGCTCCGCCGTGTCGTACGGGAGGTACGGTGTAACCGTTAGATTCCGTGCCACCATTGGATACCTGTTGCGTATCCGTTCAACAACGGACACACGCAGGGTGTCGATTACAATCTCATCTACAGCTATCGAGTTGTTGAAACTACTTGACACCGGCGACCGCCAAGTACATGACTGCTCCCATGAGCCCGATACCGATAGCGATTAGACCCCACGTGACGAACTTATCGCTGAAGAAGGGCTCGGCCTCGTCGGTTGGTACGGGAGCGGTGAGAGGCCGAGAAGCTGGGGGCATGTCCGAGGTAGTTACCTCACCAGAGAGAACGGGGTTGACCGACGGAGTACCCGGCCAGATGGTACCCCTAACTTCAGACTCCGACATTCCATCAGCCACAAGCTGGTGGAACAGTTCAGTCTTCTCGGTCTCGTTCATGTCGTCCAGCACCTTGTCGCACATGTCGCTGACAAGCCCGTCGTCAAGGGTGGGGGCGCTAATCGCTGCCTGAACCAGTTCACAAGCATGACGACCGGCATCTACATCATCCGGGTCACCGTCGTCATCCGGGGAGTCATACTTGTTGATGCGGCCCGTGCCAACCTTCTCGAACGCCCAAGCCTTCGGCGGGTCTGCGGTCAACAGGCTACTAAGATGCGACAACGGGTGCCAGTGTGCGAGAGCCACCTTCGCCGTGGTCGTCTTAGCCAGAGGCGGAGCCACAGCAGGGATTGCACCTACAGTGTAACCCCCAACACTCAGCACGTCACCACGCAGCAACACGCCAAGCTGGTCTGCGGACAGGTCACCAACGAGGGGACGCTGAACCGGAGCAGGGACAGGTGGGGTGATAGGCTGAACCGGAGCAGGGACAGTACGCAGCTTGAGGTTATTCTCCAACGTGGCCATCTGAGTAGGAGTGAGCACTTCCGCACTACTGTACGGGAGCGTTCCCAAATTCTCAGGGTAGCGGGTGGCACTCAGGATAACGATGTCACGGAACGCCCGGCTCCTGATGTAATCCTTGGCCTTATCTGAGGTCGTAGTCCGATAGAAGGTGGTGTATACAGGCATCCTGCCGCCCATGGGGGTGACTGCATAGTCTTGCAGTTCGACATGAACGACCTTGTAGCGGTACGTGCGAACGCGAGGCTTGCTGAGGGTGGAGGGGGAGATTGTCATGGTGTCAGAGTCTTCCTTCTAGTGCGGGTTAGGTATGCCTGACGCATTTGTTCTTTGCCGGTTTTCTTCCCTAGCGGCTTCCTCGGCGTCAATCCGAGGCTTCCGTTCCTTGCAACGTTCATCGAACGCTGCCAGCTTTTCATCGAGAGATTCCATCTACTTCTCCTCTACCAAGCTTCTCCAAGGGATACCTGCTTCTTCGAACATCGTCTTGGAGATTGAGATTGAGTTCAACCACCGTTGTACACGAGGGTCGTTCAAGTCCGGCTCAAAGCCTACAATCTCTTTGATACCGCTCTGAATGGCAAGTTTAGCACACTCATTGCAGATAGGGGGGAAGGAAAAACTGGGGTACACGTACAAGGTTGCCCCACGTGCCAGCAGTCCGGCCTTCTGTATCGCGTTTACTTCGGCGTGTACCACGAGCTTGTACTTCAGTTCGCGGTCTTCGTAGCGTTCAGGAGAGTCCACAACCCCGCGAGGGAATCCGTTATAGCCAAGGAACTCCTGATGCTGTTCCCAATTAACCAGCACGGCTCCGACCTTTGTTGAAGGGTCGTGAGACCAGTTTGTAGCCACATACTTGGCTAATCCCAAGTATTTCCTGTCCCATCGTTCCGTCATAATCTTCCTTTCAACTGCTTAACCTTGTCAACAATAGCTTGACGTTGCTTCAAAGTATCGGTACCTAACCTTTTTCCTCCCGTAGTTATAGTGGATTGAAAATCTAGCAAGGACTGCGCTTGTTGTTGCTTTTCAATCAAATCGGGAGCAGCCTAGTACATGCATTCTCGGCATCTCGACTAACAACTACCCATCGGTAAGTGGGTCGCCAACACTTTTTTCGTTTTCTGATATTCTTTGTGTACGAGCCCCCGAATGCTTCTTTCAGGGTACGAATAACAGGAGAAAAGGTGGTTTCGCACGCTACCATAATTTTCTTGTTACGTATCGTAGTACCCACAAAAGTGAAACAACCCTCACCATCTAAATAACCAGCTAGATACTCCATTGAAACCATCTACACTGCCACCGTGAAGTCCGGGTGATTCGGCTGGAAGTCAGTCACGTACTCCTTGGGCAGGAAGTGCCGGTAGGACTTCCATCCAATGTACTTGGCGTAACGCTGCCCGTCACCCATCGCCTGACACACATGCTCAAACGGGGAGGCATGAAGGGGCGTGTGGAAGCGGAGACGGTCGTGCAGCTTGACATCCTCACCAAAGTCACGAGTGCCTTCCTGCGTGAGGTAAGAAGTACGGGCACAGCGGCCTGTAGAAATCTCAACCATCTTCTCGGCAACGTAGGGGGTCTTCTCCGGGTTGAAGAAGTTTCGGGTCATTTCGGGGTGGAGTGATAGAGCCCACTTCACCAACTCATCCTTCTCCTCCGGCTTGATGTAAGGCGTGTGCCATTCACCCGGCTTGAGCACGGTCGGCGTGGATTCGTAGTATGCCTTCTGTGCCATGTATGCAATCTTCTGCATGTGAGGTTCTGCGTCTGGGTGGCAGCGCAGAGCGAAGAAGTTAGACCAAGCCCCAGCATCCCCTGTAGTGCAATTAGTCGTCCACATCCACGGCTCAAGTAAGCGATTTGGAATTTGTTTATGGAGATTCAAGCCCCCTGCATCGGCCATCTGAGATGCTATACGAACCGCCTCATCACGTGCTTCAAGCCACAGGACGACAGCTTGTTCCCGATGGCTACCTTCAAGCTCAACGGAGGCTACCATCCCAGCCTGATTTTTACCCCAGTAGATAGGGACAAAGGGAGCATCAATGATGTTCTTTACCATTTTTGCGAAGGGGATAGCTCGACTACTGGATGTGTTACGCGCAAACATCGCATGGGTATTCCACTCAGCCAAGATGATGCGAGGGAAAGTGACCTGCACTGTGGTCAGTCGTTGACCATTACAGATTGAATCTTTGAGTATCTTAGCTTCAAACACTGTTAAAACTCCTGTACGGTAACGTTGTAGTTGACGACAATCAACTTGATCGTTGGGTCGTTGAGCTTCTTGCGAAGTTCATCCAGTGTTGCCGGAGGAATGTCTGGTGCTGTGACGAGCAAGGGGCTGTAGCCCACAATGAGGTTCTGTACGCTGACAGGATAGTTCACAACCGTGGGGATTCTCACGTCGTCAAGGGATGAGGCACAGAGTCCCTCCAGAACGGTAAGCTCGTCTGGAGGGATGTCCGGGGCGCAGACTAAAGTGACCCGCCTAGCCACGACCAACTCGTACTCCGCCATTAGCGAACCACGATGGTGGAACCGGTGCGACCATTCGCGGTCTGCCAGTTGATGAAGTTCTTCTTCTGGAGATTGCGGAGGGCACGGGCGACTGCGTGACGGCTCAAACCACCCTGCAAGTCCTCAGCGATTTCGGTGGTGGTGACATCGCTGACGGTGTTTCCGCCGTTGGCCTTGGTCGCGACGGCGACCATGACTGCGAACTCGTTGATGGTGAGGTTACCGTTGGTGAACTGCGAGATAAGGTTGTTGCTGTTGCTCATATATTCTCCTTCAAACGTAGACTACTGTTGTGTACTACCTGAGACTGTAATACTAGGTTTTTGGATTGGGGTGTGATTTTTTATGTAATCGTTACCCCACTTTGAAGTAAGCATCCGCTCCATGAAGCGAAGTCCGGTCTCTTCAACCTTACGGTTCATGGCCCACACGAACCTCCGGTACTCTTGGTTGATGTGGTTCCTTTGAGTTCATGTGACCCTTCCAGTCCCATGACACGAATCCGAACTTTACTGTTTTGTCCACTTAGAACTCCTTGCCGAGACGGTACACTCCCGGTGCGCTGTGGATAGGGCAGTTGCCGTCACCATCAGTGTCCCTGTCGCAGCAACGCTCAGGCACACACTTAGATACTACGAGGGGAGCGAGTTTTACCATCTCGTTCCTGACAATTGCTTCCTTGATGTAGTCCCACGTCTCCCTGCTGAACTTACCATCGGGCAGGTCACAGCCACGAGTCCAGTCTTCACCGGGAAGCTGAGACGTACATGAGGCGATGCACCCTAAGTACGTGGGAGTGGCCCTGATGCTGTAGCGATGGGATTCCGTGCAGAAGATGTAGCTGACGAAGTTCGCGTGATTATCAGCGTCGGGGCTGATGTCCAGTCCTTCACGAACCTTGCGAATGTAGAGGTCGAGCTTGGAATAAGGAACGATTTCCTTGAACCACTCGACAAGTTCTGAGCGAAAGCTTTGCTGCTGTTCCATAAATCCTCCGGGAACTTTACTTGTCATTTTCAATTGTAGGAAGCTAGAGGTACTCTTCAAACTCCGCTAGTGTTAAATACCGGATTTCGTTGTGACTCAACGCCAGTTTTAATTTGGTCGAGTAGATTTCGAAGTGGAGTCGGGGCTCTGTCTTTATCCAATCCTGATTCAGGCCGAGCATCTCCCCGAACTCACGAAGCTCCCCCTCTGTGTCCGCAATGATGCGACTATGCATCCGAACGTCGAAGAGTGGTTCGTGGATGTATACCATTAGTAGTTCTCGGTGATGGTGAAGGATGAGGCACGTTCGCCCTTGGTGAAGGCCAAGGCCATAGGTATGAGCCAGCGGACATTGGGGATAATGTTATCCTTCCAAAGTTCTAGCTCACTTATATACCAAACAACAATCTCCTCATCGGTCACACTCACTACCTTGTCGTAGTCAGCGGAGATGGCGAAGAATACATTGAGTTGGAAGTCCCCTGCATGGCTATTCAGCGTAGCGTACTGTCGCCACGTAGTAATCTCGACGCCAGTCTCCTCACGGAACTCACGCACCATGGCTTGGTCAGGCGTCTCGCCTTCTTCAATCTTGCCGCCGACGCCATTGTGCTTACCAGCTTGCCAGCCGGGACGACGCTTCTCAATGAGGACAACGTGTTCTAGTCTAGGGTCAAACAGGAATCCAAGTACGTATTTGGTCATACGCACTAATACCAAACCCCCGACCATTTGGTGGTCGGGGGTTCAGGTTTTATTCACATGGTAATACTTGAGCCGAAGATGACGTGACCCTCGGGATGTGCCGGACAAGAGATATGCGTATGGCTACCGGGCGGTACCCACAACAGCATCGGCTTGTTCAACACACATTGTGACTCACGCCACGGGTCACGGTAAACTACAGGACATCCGGGATGCGGACACTTCAGGCTGAGTCTGCCAAGTGCCCGACCCAATGCGGTCGTAGAAACGATTGATACCGTAGTTCACAGGAGCACCAGCGAGGTTCCGCACTGAGAGCAGAACTTGTTGGTGGCCTTGTTGACGCGACCGCAGGTCGTGCAGGTCGGCTTGATTTCAACCGTGACCGGACGAACCACAGGCTGGTTTCCTACCTTACCCACCAGCTTGAGTACAAGCGTGTGAGAAGCATCCTCAGTCGGGAACCAATCACCCCAGCCGAACTTCTGGCGGGACTCGCTACCGGCTACCGTGATGCCGTTCTCGTTCTGCGGAGCAGCGGAGGTCTCTACCGAGTCGAAGCTGCGGAAGGCACCAAGCCGGGTGGGGGCTGGAGCAGGACGGCCCTTCATCGCTGCACTGCGAGTGAGCAAAGCCCTCATTCCCTTGGAGGAGAAGGACGGACGCGGCGTAGGAGCGGAGGACTGCGTGAACGCCATCTTGGGAGTCGAAGCATCGCTGACGTTGTAGCAGGAAGCCGAGCCTACCGAAGTGGTGTTGATGTTGAGAGGGCTCTGTCCACCCTTAAAGTTAGGAGTACCCTGACCACCGTAACTGACATCGCCGTTGCTGTTCCAGATGGTATAGCTGGGGATGTAGTTCTGAGGCTGAGGAGCTTCGAACTTGTATTCGATGTTGATGAGACCGTCTTCGGCACCGATGCCACGGAAGTTTTCAATCTGGCCGGTGCGTTCAATGAACTTGAACTTGTTGCCCTTTTCCATGTCGCCGTTCTTGATGAACCGCTCCAATTCAAGGCTCCCCTTGGCGGGGACAATGAGCCACACGTTTTCGGTTGCGTCCTGTCCATCGACAGATACACGCACGAGGGCACGAACCGTACTCAGGTTCTTGAGGTAAATGCTGTACTCTGCCCCGAACGGGACGACCACAGTTTCTTTGTCTTCGCGAAGGATTTTGCCGCCGATTTTGATCGTGGCTACGAGGTTATTCTGATACACCATAGTTCTCCTTGTTATAGGTCACCGACTAAGACCTTGAATTTGCTTAAAGTCGGTTGGATTACTGCTACTGTATAATACCACGAAATTGGAAAACCGGTGAATATTATTTTAGAAGATGCTCTCGACCAGCGTGCTCAGGGGCATGAGACTGGTGTCAGCACAGCCGGGGCACACAACAGAACTGTTGGTTATGACATCGCAGGATGCACAGATGTAGGCATCACGCAGGGGGATGTGAACAGTCTGGCCTAGCCCCAAACTTTGCGTGGGCTTCTTACCTGTGGTTACTTCCTCTGCTAACTTATAGATTTCCAATGACTCGCTCACTTGTTTCCTCCAGTTGGTACACTATCACAGATTGATTTTCTTTGCCTTCATCTTCGCGAGGAAACTTTGCAGTATAGTATTTGCAGCGTTAACCTCGCGGTTAGCTTCCGAGATTCTCTGATTGGCTTCATTCAACAGTTTCTGCATCTCCGCTATCTTCTGGTTGGCTTCAGCCAGCTTCTGTTCGCACGCCGGGTCGGACACAGGTTCAGGTATCTCGTGAGTACCCGGCTCTCCTGTGACCATGGGCAATTCGTTCAAGACGAACTCGTAGTAGTTCCGCTCGTCCTTGGTACGCTCCTCACTGTAGAACTTCTTGACGAGGGCCTCGTCCGTGACTACGCCGATGGGAGCCTCATTGTTGTGACCATTACGGTCTTTGTCCCGCATCATGAGGACGTACACTACCTGACCAGCCTTCTTGAGATACTTGGCGGAGAACTTCATGCCCGTTCCTCCAGAATCTTGTGGAGGTCTGTAATCATGGTGTCGAGGTCATGGTAGATGGGCACGTTGAAGTGCTCAGCGTATATCTGAAGGTTGGCCTCTCGGTAGAAGCCTGTCTCAACACACAATATGGTGTCCTTGGTGGTACCCCACGCCCCAAACTCAAACATGGTTACCGGAGCTTTACTTTCCGCTGTAAAGCATACAACCATAAGGTCGCAAACTTCCATACCTTTTATTTCCCACAGTACCTGACCTCGAAACGGCTCACAGGTAGCACACTGCTCCCATGTTTCATCCCAATCCTCACGTTTAGGGGATAGGATGGTGACATTAATGTCTTGTAGACCGGCTATTACCTCAGAATGCCAATCACGTGCATGACCTTGGTCGATGCTCCCCGCAAGAAACAAGGAGAAATCTAAAGTGTCAAATGGACTGGGGGATTTGATTACTGTTGCCATTTGCCCTCCTTCTGGCCTTGCCGTTTACTTTGATAAAAGCGTACACCCCACTAATCGTGTCTAACATAAAACCCCTCTATAAGAGAGGGGTATAGTCTGAGCTTTCAGGCTCATCATTGTTTTCAGGCTCATCAATGTAGACCCGACCGTTCTTCTTCGTTCTGTACCGCAGCCGCAGCATGTGCTCTGCCTCCGGCTTTGAGATTTCACCACGCTCAAACATCCCCGATACTTTCTCTCGGGAGTGGACATAGTCGTTGGTGTCCTCCCAGTTTCCAAGGTACATATCCCTAAAATTTGCTTCTTTGTTGGATAAATTGGCTGCGACCCGCCACTCTATTTCAGAGTAGTCCAAGTGGTACCAAGGGTTGAAGTTGAAGACACCCGCCTCCTCAAGCTTGAGAATAAGAGCCTCGCAGTCATGATTGTCCCGGATGAAAATATCCCGCATCGTGAGTTCTTCGCCCCAGTGCTTGTCGTTTTTGCGGGTCGTGATGGCGTCGTAATAGTCAGCCAGAGCAAGCAACCGGGCGGCGGAGTCGATGATACCCCGCTTGAGTTCCAAGTGAACAGGGAGGGCGGGAAGTTCTTTAGGGTAGGGGTGCTTCCCGTACTGGTGATGCCGGACGATGATGTGTGCCGAGAAGTCAAAGACTTGCTGGAGCATACGCCAGCCATACATCACATGGTCTTCCATGACCGCGTAGTCAGCCGCATCAAACGCTTCTGTCTTGCTGAGCAGTTCGGGAGGGATGAGGGCCTTGCCTACGTCGTGGAGGAGACCGGCCCACAACATCATCTTGGGGGTCACGTTGGGGATGTCGGCGACGACCGCTATCTTGGAAGCCAGACCACCAACACGAATCACGTGATGGTAAGTAGCTTCATGACGGTTCCGAAGAACCGTGAGATAGTGCCAGATGCGTTCGTGGTATTCCTTGGCGATACCAACTTCGTTCAGCAGCCGGTTGACTATCTCTTCCATAGGTTGCTCCTAACCGCAGGTACAGACTAGCAGATGACGTTCCCTGTTGTCATCTTCGATAATAGATTTTCTCACTTCACAGTCAGGAGCCGGATGTAGCCTTAGAATGTTGGCAGTAATGATAGATTCCATGTGACCTTTACGCTCCGCTTGATGACCAAAGGAACCATCATACGGGTACTGTCTCAGCCACTTTTTGCAGGAGTTGAAGGTCAGCTTGGCCGGGTTGACAATCGGGCGACACAATGCGACGTACCCCAAAATCTTGTCCATGTCTCCGAGCGACGGATTGAAGTATGAGTAGCCCAGCCCCATGTACTGGATAAAGCTCACCACAATGCTGGTTGACCGGCTAATACCGGCAGCACAGTGTATAAAGATTGTCATCTTACGTTCCCAGCAATCCTTCAGGAAAGCCATACACATGGCGAACTGGTCAGCACGAATCTCATGACCGTCCGGGAAGGGAACCTTGAGGTAGAGGATGGCCGGGTCACGGGCGTAGAGGTCTTCGGTGGACACATCGAGCACAGCGTTGATGCCGTGGGGGTTCACGCCTTGTGCAAGGAGAGCCGCGTCGTATACATTACCGAGAAACAGCTTGGGTCCGTTCTCAACATCCAGAATCTTAGCCGCCTGATACTTTGTGAACCACTCCATTGCGGTCTTCTCTTCTTCGTCCTCTTGGATACCAGTGACCCTAGCGCCCGACTTTTGAATCTGGTACCCGGAGTTTCATCAATTGATTCTCTTATGCTTCCAATTTGTAGCTTCTTCCACCGGGACACACCCGGTGGATTCAAGCAGCCACGGCAGGTTGGTTCTTGGGACAACTTTGGCTTCTCCCTCATCGAGAAACACAGCGACCAGAGAGGGGTCAAGGACACCATTCTCATCTGCCACAGGGATTACACGTACCAACTGAGGTTCCCCGTCATCACTTATCCTAATATACAGCTTGGAATCCAGCAACTTCGCTGGAAACTCTTCCTCTTCCTCTTCTCCAAACATTTAGTACCCCCGGAGTTGGCGGAGACGCAAGAGCGTGTCCGCGTTACTGGGGGTGACACCATCAAGAAATACATCCTTGGCAACGTAGGCCAGCTTGGATTTCATTCCCTTACGAATGTCGTCAGCGGCAATCTTGAGCACAAGGTTCTTGGTCGCAGAAACCCCTGTGGTTCGAGAGAACTCCCGCCAGTTGTACAGCTTCTTGTTGCAGAGAGCGATTGTAGCATCCCCAATCAAGTGGCTGTCCAGCGTGATTGACAACTCAAGAGAGGCCGTCGCTCTTTCGGACGCTTGCAGGTCGGGGACGTAGAGCTTGAATTTCCTATTTTGATGGCGTTTTATCGCCACCTGTTCCTGTTTGGAGTTGCCCCAACTCACTTCAATGAGAACCTCTGGGGTGATGTTCACCAAGGAGGACTCAAGGTCTAGTATGGATGGGCAAGCTACAGATAGTTCCTTACTGACTACAATCTCAACCATACCTATAGATACTGTAATCTACCAATTCTGTTCCTTGCCTTTGTTGTGCCAGAGACGGGCAGACAGGATGTCGGCACAATGGCACAGAGCCGCCATTTCCCCCATCATTCGCTCCTTGTTGGAATAATCGTGCTCACCCTCAACGTACTCCAGAGCGTTCCACTGAGTCCGGGACAGGGCAATCTCGTTCTGTTGAATGAGATTCTTGCGGAAGTTTCTCCGGTCTTCCTTGGTACGCCATGTGGGGCCGAACTCCGCCTTGAATGGCTTCTCGATGTCATGCAGGAACATGACCATCATGGCGTCTTTCAGTGTGAAGGGCAACCTACGAGGGGAAGAAGAGTACAACCATCGGAGTATATTTAGACTCTCAACAATATGGTGGGTGTACCCCCCAATCCAAGCTTGATGATTATGGCTACTACCTAATGCACTCGTGAATAACGTGGAGTATGTTTCGTACATTTCTTGAAGAGGGCGGCTCGATACTAATTCAAATAGCTCCTTTAAGCTTAGGTAGTCTACCCCCTTAACTATCACCCCCCGTTTCAAGCATTCAAGCTGGAGTTCAAGGGTCGTGAGACGCTCGTACTTGTGACCTCGTTCATCAACCGCTCTCATTCCCATTTTAGAAACAACCTCTCCGGGTATTGTGCAGAGCCCTCGATGCAATGTTCGTGAAGGCTTCTACCAACTGAAGATAGGTCTCGTCATCGAGACGTTCGCCGTTAGCTATCTTCATCATGTTGTCGATGATGGGCTCCCATTTCTCGTCGGACTGGAAGTTCCTTACAAAGGCAAACATGTCATACCTATAGAACTGCAAAGCGTGGAAATTCTTTCCACTGACATGCGGAGTGTGTTCGTTCTTCTTGAGGCACAGTTCAAACGTGAGAGCTAGTTCACCGAACCGCTCCCTCGTCTTCATGTCGAAGGGGAATATAAGCAACTGACCGGGAAAGAGCTTCCCTCCGTTACCATCTCCCGTTTCGTCGGCCCCACCATTTTCTACAGTGAGGTAAAGGTGCTTGGACAGAATCTGCGTTTCACAGGCTAGGCCCAGCCAGTCGAACATACTGCTCGTACCAAACATCAGATAATGTCCTCGTCGTCCAAAATCAGTTTCTTGCGGGGAGTGGCCGGGGCCTGAGTTGCAAGCGGCTCCGGGGTGTTGACGATGCTCTCAAGGTCTTCAACGATTTGAGCACCTTCAGGGAGTACCAGACGGGGAGTGGGTACCGGGTCGGGAACATCTTCAATGAGGAGTTCCTTGGTGGTGTCCGACTCTTCCCAGTTCGCTTCGTACTCGATAGTGACCGATTCGGTGGGCTCGTTAACGAACCTAGCCTCCATCTCAGCATCCAGATGAATCGTTCCAGCCTCACACACATGCTCAGCCGGAAGAGCCACCGGTTCCCCCGTGGGCTCCTGCGGTTCAACGATGAGGGTCTTGGGTTCAGACTCAGCGAGTTCCTTCATACGTTCCGCCGTCCACTGAATCTCTTCCTTGGACACATCGTCCGGTACCGTGATGACAGAGGGCTTACGAACCCACGTTGGTGCGTCCTCCAACTCCGTCAACTTCTCGATGATGGCCTCGCCGCCGCCCTCATCCACAATCGGAGTGATAGGCTTGGGGTCGCCGGTCTTGACGAACGTTCCCTTGATAGGTGTCACCGTACCGTCAGCGTTGATGACCACGGGCGTGGAGTCCTCCCCATTGAGAGCAGCTTCAAGCTCTTCCAAGGACAACAGCTTGGCCCTCTTGTAAACGCCTTCAGCACCACCATGACCATTGGGGCACGTGTCGCCGGAGGGAGTGTTGAACTGCTTCTCACCACACTTCGAGCAGTAGGTATCGCAAGGCTTCTTGACGTAGCTCTCGTTGGCGGCGACACGAGATTCCTTCGTGTGCTGGCTCACGTAGCTAGGAATCTCGTCGGTGTCCTCTTCAAGAGGGGTGCGCTTCACCAAACCACCAGCGTCATCGTCCAAGCCGATGGCACCATTCGACTGAATGGAGTTCCACATCGCGTTCACTTGGTCTTTGCCGAGAGCGTACTTGTCGGCCTGAGCCACCTTGCGTTGCTTGATTTCAACTTCCAGAATTTTCAACTCAGAGATGAGCGAAGGGGCGAGGTAGTCCAGCCTGTCCATGAGGTTAGAGAACTCAGAGTTCGCCATCTCCTTGATGTGGGCCGGGGTCAGCTTCAGGTCGGGAGGAAGTGTACCCCCATGGATAGCGACGGGGACGGCGAGAGCGTAGAAGGCACCGAACTGGGCACGCTGCGACTTCATCAGGTCAACGGCGTTCAGCAGTCGGGACTTCAACTTGATTACACGACGCAGAGTACGGTCGTGGTCATCGTTTATCTGACCAAGAGCGAACAGCAGTTGGCGTTGATACGCACCCTCTTGCCCTGATGGGATGTCCATCTGCAATTCGAGCGTGGGAAGGTTGGCAATCTCAGCCTTGATACGCTTGCCCATGTCATCGTAGTCAATGAGGATACCGTCCGATTCACGCGACAGTTCATCGCGAAGTTTCAGGACTTGCTCTAGTATGGGCGTGTCTGACAACAGATGAGCCGCAGTGAAGAGGTTCAGGTTGTCAGTGGGGGTGAGGCTATTGTTGTCCGTTGTCATCAGTCGTCTCAGTCTTCTCAGGTTTCAAAAATTTACGCACTTTGTCGATGCGTATGGTTGCAGCGTTCAGGGTTTCCTTGAACTCGGTGCCACCGATGACTCCGGTGCCGAATCTCGCTGCCAGTAAGGTCTTCCACGCTGCGAGGTACAAGTCCAACCCATCCGACATAACATCGCCGAGTTCATCTATGGTGGTAGTCTCCGGGTACTTCGATTGGACACTGGCGAAGGACTTAGTGCCTCTACCGAAGTCCTGCTCGAACCCGAACTCTACACTGACTGTGACTCCTGTAATCTCAGGCTTGCTCATGGTTACTAATACCCGCTTACAGGAGAATGAAGTCGAAGAGAACGTCGGGGTGCTCACGCATCAACTTGGACTGTACTGCATAGATGGTCTCTCTCCACGCCTTGGAGTTCTCCACCGTTGAACCCGCTGATTGGACGGTGGTAACACGCACCACCATCTCGACCTCGCTCCGCACTTCCTTGATGCCTTCCATCTCTTCGAGAGCCCAGTAGGCTGCACGACAGGCATGGCCGAGGTTGCTGATGTGAGCATCGGCCTGATTCTTGGTGATGAAACCAGTGCAGGGGCATCCGGCGTTGCCGCACATGTCTTCGGCGTGCTCACACTGATAGTGGTTGCAGCCGACGAACCCACAGCACTCGTACCCCGGCCAGCAGTCGATGCAGTAGTCTACCCTCTCGCCGTTCTCGTCCGGGCCTCCGTAACCGAAGTACAGGTACGAGCCGCACGTGTAACAGCCCCAGCCCATCCGCTTACGCAGACCTTTGGGCACCAGACATAGCCAATTCCAATTACTCATTTGGGTCTACCCATTCATCGGGGAAGTTGGGGTTCTCTTTACGCCATCGCTCTTCCTGCTCAGGGGTCAGGTGTTGGCAGCAGTCAAGGCAGTGGGGGTCTTTCATCATACCCTCGCAGCCGCAGGGGTCATAGATGCCACACTGACAGTATTCGGTGCAGCTACAGTTCGCGTCCTTCAACATTACTTCATCGCTCCGTCGTAAATTTCCTGAGCCAGCTTGAGGCAGGGACACGCAGAAGAGTGGCGGTTATTCTTGACTTGGCACTGCTTACCCTCTTCCTTCCGGTCGCGTCGTGCTTCGTCTACACACTTCTGAAAAATCTTAGTCCGGCCCATCTTCACACTACCACCAACCTTTGAAGTCCGCTACGGCCATCCAGTACCCAGTGAGAATGAAAACCGTTGAGACGACGGCCCACTCGAAACGACGACCCTTTTCTCTTATGAGACACGTGGCGATTACACTGCCGATGGTCATTCCTACGGTGTTCGCTAACAACCGTCCAACAGATGTCTACCATGAAGCTCCCTTAGAGTAGTTCGATTTCGCGACCACCCCACTTACTTGTGTCGAGTGTTGCCTTCTTATTAGTACCGGCTTTTTACCCCTTGCTTCCCCTCTTTATTCGGGGGATGCTGAAGCCTGATGGACTCTCGATAAAGCTGGGGCGGGACAGCCTATAAGGGCGAAGTAGTGGGCCTATAGTCAGCATTTCATCGTAAGAGTAAAAACTACCTTTGATTCGATTGCACTCCCAGCAAGATACCACACAGTTGTCTAGTGTATACCCTCTGTCATTATCCTTACGGTCTAAGTGATGTCCACTGGTGTTAGCCCTGTATCGTTTTCGAGGTAGCCATAGTATGGGGGCAGAGCAGTATGTACATTCTTCCTTTTGTGTAAAGGTCAGGAACTCCTCATAGGTTAGCTCCACAGGATGCTGGCCTTGCTTTTTGATGCGGTTATAAGTGTGCTCATAGGGTCGTAGCCGCTCACTCCAAAACTTTGTATTAGCACACCCTCGGCACCTTCCGGGGGTGTTGTTAACTTTTAGATAGCTTTGACGGCGGGTTATTTCACACCCACAGGTTTCACACAAGAATACATACTCTACATTGTGCTTTCGCTTTACTTTGCGAATAGCTGAAGTTGACGGTATCATAAAAAATCCTCGCTGGAGGGTCGGAATAGTTCCCCCCTAATGTACTTCCCCATATTCAATTTTTTGCAATGGGCCTTAAGCAGTGAAGCAAAGTCGCTGTCCTCCGACTCCATCCCGGAATCTAAATCTACAAGAAGACTATTCGACAGGAGTCCTGTCGTATGCGATTGACCCAGAATCTTTTCGAATACCCCTTTTTTTCCTTTTAGGGTGTCTAACACATATTCGTCTATTGTACCCTTAGCAACGAGTACGTGTAGCGTACACATACTATGAGGGGATGCCATTCTCACCATCCTACCTACCAATTGAACCATGTCCCCAAATGACCATGGCAGGTCTATACAAACCATGTGAGCAGCCTGTTGAAGGTTGATACCTTCAATGCCAGCGGAGTTGATAACTATCAGGTCGTGGTCTGAGCTACCTTGGAACAGCCGCTTGTTGTTGTTCCGCTGGGACTCGTTCTCGTTGCCAGTGATGCGAAGGAACTTACGGTCAGTAAAATGTCCATCCTTAGTGAGCTTCTCCAACCGGTCAATGTGCATTTTATATTTTGAAAATACAATAACCTTCTCCCCAAGTAAATCCCCATCCAAAAGGTCAAGGAGTGCCTCTTCCTTGGGGCTCAGCCTCGTTGTGTAGAATTCCTTGAGATTGGCAGGGTCGAGCAGTCCGGGGTGATTGGCGACAAGCTGCTGAACACTCATCATAGTCATCAGGTTATCGGGGTCACGTTCCCGCTCGTACATATCCCCCTGCACTTTAACAAGAGCCGGTGGCAGCACGAATACCCCACTCTGGATATCGTCCAGCAGGTCAATTTGTTGGTCGCTCAAGTCAAGTGGATGATACATGGTGGTTAGTTGCGGCAGCGGTTCCTTCACCTGTCGCTGGGAGCGGCCAAGGAAGAAGGGTCGGATACCCGATTTGAACTTGGTAATGTTCTGGTAGCCCACCAGTATCATCTTCTTGCGTCCGCCCCCAATATATTGGGGTCTCATGATACAAAACTCTTCCACGAACTCAGGCATGTAGCCGAACGGGCAAATACCCAACGCCGTGGCGATGGCGTAAAATTCATTTAAACAATTTTTCATGACCGTAGCGGTGAGTCCCCATACCTTGTCGGCAGAGCGGGATAGACCAAATACTAGGTTTCTATTCGCAGTTCCCACCCCCTTGAATTTTTGACATTCGTCAAACACAAGTATCAATCGGTCTTTATTTTCCTTGAAAACCTTAGAGTAGAATCTCATCTCCGCTGTGGTCTTCTCTTTTCCATTGACAGGGTTGCCCTCATCATCGAAGCGTCCCTCAATCTTCTTCCGAGTACCCTTGATGGAGTCATATTTTACAATCAGCACATCCTTTTTAGACCCGTGGAGAAAGTCCGTCATCTGAGCGAATCGGGCATCAGATGATTTCAACCTCCGATACCTATCCTTCATCACGAAGGGGCGTAGGTGGCTGAACCGCATGAACTCGTCGGCCCACTGCATCGTCGTACTCTTAGTTGTAACAATAACAACTTTAGTATCAGGGTTACGTTCCTTGAGCCAGCAAGCAGCCGCGATTACAGTTAGGCTTTTACCTAACCCAACCCCATCTCCATTTATGTACTTAGGCATCCGAGTCAGATGATGAATCTGGACTTTTTGATACTCCCTCAAGATAAGGGGCTCGTCAGTATCACACTTTTTAACCACATCCCATATAGTCTTACGAAGTAAACTAGGCCACTTGAAGGGGATGGGGTTGTGGATTACTCCCGCGTCGTCTCGTTGAATATCCCACTTACGCAGTAAGAAGAGCTTCTCCAGTGTAGCTGGGTCAATCCCCTTACTATTCGTGTAGGGTGTCACCAGCGGACATTCGAGAAGCTCTTCCATTCAGTCTAATACTGCCTATTCCTCGTAGAGGTCAAGGGCAACAGCCACATCGACCACATCTCTTCCATCGAGGGCTGGCAAGATTTATATGGAACCATCTGTGAGTTGCTTGAAATTAGACCGGGTGACTATATCGAGCATCCACTCCTGAGGCTCCAGCAAAAGCTGAGTGGATAGGTTGACACAGTAGAACAACACACCCGAACCATTACCTCCAATGGTGGTATAAGCCCACTGAAAGAAGAGCACGGGAGACACATCAAGTTCAAGGTCGGAGACATACGTGGGAGAGAAGAGGTCGAACTTTACATCCTCCCCACTCGTCCAACGGGCTGCGGGGAAGTTGTCATGAACAAGTTCACCAGTGGCAATCTGCTCTAGTCGGGTAGGGAAGATGAGTCTGTCCTGCATCGCACACGCTCCTTACCTAAAGGAGACCCGTAGTCACACAACCATATGTAGCACAGTTCTGTGTTATGCTCTCAGCTTCAGAGCCTCTTCAACGAGTGAGATGTAGATGTCATCTAAGTTGTCGATGCCAAAGTGCTCTTCACTGAATCCCTTCTGTCGAAGGAGATTGCGAACGCTCATGCCCCACATGAAGTGATCCTGTTGGCTAACAGTCTCCTACAGCTTCTTACACTCATCGAGTGTTTCTATCAGGTAACGCTTCTCAGTCATGAAACTCTTTAGTCTTCGTAGCCGAAGGCTTCGGGGTGCGTGTCCTCGAAGGACTCGTCGTAGCCCCCGGCACGACGGCGTTTGCGGCGACCTTCAACGACGTGTCCGTCGTCGCCAACTTCGAGTTCCCGGAGGGTCTCTTCGTCTTCGTCCTCTTCGTCATCCTCTTCATCTTCGCCTTCGTACTCGTCGTCTTCGTAGATGTCGATGTCGTCGTCTTCTTCGTCGTCGTAAAACATTTAGCCTTGTCCCCTTGATGTAGGATATTACCTACAAGTGGGGTACTTAGTTAGAAAATTTTTCCACCTTTGCTACCGTTGGTACTTAGCAGAGGATAAAACGTCCATGGATGAGAATAAACCGGACACCGTAGTCAGTTCCCACTTCTTGTGGGGGTCACTGCGAACCTCAATAACGAAGGTGTCATCAATGGGGAACCGGCCAAGCTGAGGGTCTTCAATAACGACCTCACGTTCACCCCGTGGCATACCTGCCACCATCTTGGGTCGAATCCTCACGTTGGTGATGTTGATACCGTTCACCCGTAAGTGTAGTTGTGGTTTTGCTGCCATGTGATAACCTCTTACTAACAGATACTCGCAGCGGAAGAATTCCGTATCAACTCTTTCAGGGTGGGGATATGGGACTCGAACCAACGCATGGACTTGCCGGGTTTACGGTTAGACTCTTGCAGCACATCATAGAGATGCCGGGGGAGCCAGCCGCTGCCGGTAGCCTTCCGATAGTCCCGGATGGTCTGGTGGACCTTACGACGCAGCCGATTCCACTCTGTACGACGGTACCGTACATCGCCCACAGCATTGTACGTTTTGATGTCAGCTTGGGTGTCTTGCTCGTAGGCATTCAGGAGGAACTTGCACGCCATCAGACGAGCGTAGACCTCCGGGTTCCATTCCTCGAACAGGGAGAAGCAGCACTCTCCTGACGGGACGGAGCGGCCTTGCGTACGCAAGGTGTAGACGTTGCGGATGTCACGTCCACATAGGGCGCACTTCATCGGGGTCGTAGAGTGGTAATACTGAGCCCTGAAGATGAAGTTCGCGGGGTCGCCAAACCGCTCCGTAAACTCACGTCTGTTTAAGACAGTCGTAGTGGAGAAGGCGGCTTTCACTGTTAGTCCCGCCCACAGAAGCTATCGTCCCTGTCGTCGCTCGTATTCAAGGGGAGGGTGACATCCACCGTTACCGACATGTGGCAGTACGGGCACTCCACGTCGAAGTAATCCCCATCACGGAAGTCGTTGATTAGCTTAGCCTCACCTTCAAGGAACTCGAACGTGGTGCGGCAGTGTCCACAGGTTGTCTTGTGCTTGCGGTCTTTCGGTTTAGTTCCGGCCTTGATGATTTTCATGATGCGTTCTCCTTGGGGAATGCTGAGGCTTATCTCGTCAGCACCGCCCTTTTCCAAGCAGTGAATGATGGTTTCAGCGAAGTCGGCCCGAGCGATGCCAATCTGCTTCACCTTGAAGCTTCGCAATCGCCCCGAGTCCACGAACTTCTGCATTGCGGCGGTGAAGGCATCACGCTCATCGTAATTAAACTCCACGAAGAACTCAGCCTCGTTCACTTCGTTGGTGGGCAGCACGACCATGAGGAGAAGCTGATAAGGCCAGCGACTCTCGCGAATCTCTTTGGGCATACGGTCTTCAACGTCGCGGATAGTCCAGTTCTCCGGGAGGTCGGACAAGTCGATGGGTGGTTCTTTTTCCTTCTGCTTGCTCATAACATCCCTGCCTCCACCCGAATCATATCACGGAGGGTATGAGCCTTGTCACTGCTGACGAGCATACCGCCAACAACCTCTTCCACGAGGTAGCTACTGCGGGAGCCTAAGGTTACCAGAGCCACCCGGTAGCGGGTGCCCATGTAGTCAAATCGGACAACCGGGCCAGTCTCCAACTCCCAATTCTTCACCGACCAACCTTTGCGTGGGTTGGTGCTGATGCAGCGGACAATAGTCTCCATCAAACTGATGGAGGGGAATTCAAGGGTTGCACTCATAGGGGCCTCACTTTGATAATTGCAGCCTGTGCTAGTTCTCTTGGCATGTCGGGCACCATTCCTTCGGATGAGATACCCACTGCTCTGCAAGCTTACGAGTTGTGTGGGTGATGACGCCGCCGTGAGTCCGGCAGATGGTTACCCAGCCTTCGGATGCATCGAGTTCAACGCCGGGGCTGGCAAGGGCGACTGTAGTTCCCGTCTCCCGGCACTTGCGTTCGATGTAAACTTCAGCGGACATACAGGTTCTTCACCATAGACCGGAGGTCACTCATACTCTGGTCGCTCTCTTTCATTCTTTGAGATGCCGCATCCACCCAGCTTCGCACTCGCTTGATAACTCCGTCGATGTGCTCGATGGTGGCCGCATCCGCCTTCAGTTCAATCAACCGAAGTCGGTTAGCCTCTAGGCCACTTAGACTTGCTTGCAAGGTAAGAAATGCCAGTGCCTGTTTACGGCCCGCAGCTTCACAGTCCTTGACGTATCCTATGATGATGCGACGACGACGCTGTTCAAGGTAAGTGCGGATGGCTGTTCCGATTGATTTCAGCATCACGCACTCCAAGTCAGAAGGGTGTTGGGGTCGAGGTACACGACTTCACGGGCACCGGGGATGTCCAAGCCGATGAGATTGCCCTGCTTCTCAATCATCACATCGTAGATTTCAACGTAGGGGTGCATCCCGAACTCTACACCGAAGAGGCTGACGAGGGAGGGTTCACGACCAGCTTCAATCTGCTCACTGGCCCGGTTGGACTCATGGCTGGTCTGAGCGGCGTGGTACTCTTCGAGAGTAGACACCCGGTACTTCGCCGCCACGTTATCCGAACGTAGGGACTCCAAATCATCCATGCTGGCGTACTTGCGTTCCGTTGCGGTATCCATGTCAGTCCGTCCCTTCATTTATGCTGCCTTCTTGCAAGCACTGATTCAGCAAGTCGAATGCGGAATCGTACTCGACCGTAATCTTGTGAGGCTCTCCGTAGTCTTCCTTGTCGTGGCTCTTGAGTTCCTCGACCACAGCCTTCTTCGTCAGCTTGCGGATGGAGTAGCAGCGACGGTCGGTGAGGCGGTTGGCTACCCAGTAAGTAAGCTTCATAGGGCACCCAGTGTAAGACGAAGGTCGGAAGAGACTTGGGGGTGTGACATCCAGTTCGGGCCGAGGTCAGCTTCCATCTCGTCGCGGAGGTCGTACATGCCGGTGTTGGACTCGGTGTAAGCCTGAGAGCCGTAGGCGGGGCGACGTTCTGCCCACTCGGAGACCGCAGGAGCGAAGTGCTGGAAGACTACTTCCGCACCCAGTTCCGTCTCTTCAAAGCCATACGAGAAGCGGTACCCCTTGGCATCCTCCGCCACCATGAAGTAGCGTACCTCAATCAGTTCGCCACGGGGATTATCGAAGTCCGCCATCTCAGGGTTATGACCGACAACGACCATATCCGAGTCAACGTAGAAGCGATACTTGGGGGCGACTTTCACTTTGGGCTCCGGGCGGATGCTATCCGCGAATTCAGCGAAGAGGGTGGATGCTTCACCAGCGAGGTGGCTTAGTTCCTGACCGTGCTGTTTGATGAGTTCCATGGCTGTAGTATACCGGGTGTTACACGGGGTTGAACAGTTATTTTTGGGGATACGCTTGGTCTTGGGGGCGGTAGCAGTAGAAGCCATGGGGTGTTTCCTCCGTACCAACAGTATACGGGACACACCGGCTTTCTGAACATCTATTTTAGGAAATTTTTTCTTTTTCTTAGGGGTGGGTTTTCATGCCCACCCCCTTGACAATTAGTGGAACATCAGGTAGGAGCCGAGAACCAAGGGGTCGTTGGCCGAGTTGTCGCCGCCGCCCGGAGGAACAACCACGTTCCACTTGTGCGGGGTGTCGCCCAGCATCCCGCTCTGCTTCATCCGCATGTACTGGTTGTAGCTCAGGATGGTGTCCTTCTTGATTTTGTACTTGGCAACGATTCTGTCCTTGAACTCGTTCCACGCTTCCTTGTCCTTGAACGCGGTCTGGCCGTTCTCCTTGATGAGCGTGTTTCCTTTACGAGCAATCAAGTCCCAGAACATGTCCTTCTGCACCACGACGCCGTGCTTGATTTGCGTCATGTTGATTTTCTTGGACTCAGCCGGGAGAGCACCTTCGCTGAAGTTGATGATGAAGTTGTCCGGCTTCTGTGCCTTCGCCACGTCAGCAATCTTGGTGTAGGCGTAGAAGGTGTTGTCAGGGAACGCACGGGCGATGTCGAAGGCCAACTCGGTGTACTGAGGGCTGAAGAAGTCACCGGCATCGTGCCAACGAATAACCACGTCATTGCCATCGACTTCATTCTTGATGATGGCTGAAGCGATGTCCGCCTTGAGGATGGCTGAGAACCGCTTGGGGTCGTTCAGGAGGAAGTTGAGGATGCGGGTCTGGCTCATACTGACAGCTTCGAACATGATGTAGCTGCTCTTCATGGCGTAGCAGTAAGTCTTACACGCACCGGAGCCGGGGCAGGTATCGACCACCACGAACTCACCGGTCTTCTCGTTCACTGCCAGACCCTTGAGGGCTGGGAGACCGATGTTGTAATACTGGGTGGCGGTGCCGTCGCTGTGCTGCATCTTCTCGTTCTGCTTGAGAAGAGTGGTGGGCCGCTTCATGATGGACGCCTTGAGTTCCTTCAAGTCGTACTCATTGTTGGAACCATCCACAATCTTGATGTTCTTCTGGTGGATGTACGGCATGGTGTACGGGTCGGTCTTCGTCTTCGTCTTGTCCTTGATACGGTTGACGTAATCCCCCATCTCCTCATCGCTGAGGGGACGGTGCTTCGCACCTAGACCGAAGTCCGGTTTCTCTTCTTCTGGCTCTTCCTTCTTCTTTTTCTTATCTTTAGGCTGGGGACGCTTACCCTTCTTGGGGTCTTCCTCCGGCACTACGTCGTCATCGTCGTAGCTGTCCGCTGTTTTGACGGAGCCACTCTTGACAAAACTGTCGAGGGTTTGGACGGTGAAACCATTGAGACTCTCGAAGCCGGAGCCAGATGAGCCCACTTCGCCGGAAGTGGCTGGTTCGGTACGTTCAAGGTCGTCGGCTTTTACTAGAAATTTGGCGGTGAAATTAAACATGGGAGTCCTCTATAAATCAACCCCGTAGCTCAAATTTTCAGTACGGCCATGGGTCTTCTGTCCTTTTGGCCTTCTGCGGGTAGGTATCCAGCATCGCTTCTACCCACTCGTTGCTGTCCATTCCGACCGAGACCGGGATGCCATTGATGTTGTAATGCTCGACCACCGGCTTGGGCTTGAGAACCGGGAGGGGCTCCCATACGTCGTCATTGTGGGAAACAAAGGCGTCGAACCAATCACCCTTGCGGACGAACTTGACTTCCTTGCCCTCGAACGTGGCGATGACGTATTCCCCGTCTTTGAGCAGGGCGATTGCCTTGGATACATTGTTGAGTGTTTTGTTGAACTGACGCTTACGTCGTGCTTCCTCGAAGAATGCTACCAAACCCCAAAGCTTCATTCTGGCCCTCTTACTGCTCCAACAGGTGGTCTTTCTTTTCGTGATATTGATACGGGTAGGTTCCGCCCGAACTGGTATGCATACCGCCGTGTGTCTGCTCATACTTTCTACTGAAGGCCGACTCCCTGAGACTTTGCTGCCTGTAAGCCATCGCTGATTCTGACGGCATACTAATCCTGCCATGGGCGAAGGCGTCCAAGTAGTGCTCATCAATTTCGTTGTAACGGATGCCCATGTGGACTCCCGCGTACTGCTTCAAGGGTTTCAGCTTGTGGGGTGGAATCCACTGAGCCGCATACTGTCGCGCTTCCGCCCGACGTTCCTTGATTTCATCCCTCAACCCACGGATGGTTTCGTAATGACTAGACCGAGTGTCAGAGTTAGTGTACCCCGTGTAGAGGTCTTCACCGTTCTTCAGGTGGGACATCTGCCGCTTCTGCCGCTTCGCCAGCACGTAGGCACGCAGCAACAGGAAATACTTGCGGGGAGTATCGGAAGACCGCCAGTCAATCTCATCAGCTTCCTTGAGTAGGAGCTTGATGAGAAGAAGGACACCCTCCGGGCTCCCCGCTCGTACTGCTGCTTCGGCTTGTAGTTCTTCGACCATTACTTCTTGGCGAGTTCGTACAGCTTCTTGGTGTCGTTCTTGTCGAAGAAGTTGGACAGGGCCGTCGAGATGCCGCTGATTTCCTCACGCAGCTTCTTGATGGCTTCGACCTGCTCCTTGGTGAACGTCGGGTCTCCAACCTTCTTGCCGTCGATGTCGAGAGCGTAGGCTCCGCCGTTCTCGGCCTTCTTCAGTTCCTTGGACTTGTCATCGAACTTGGTCAGCAGGGTCAGCACAGCGTCCTTACGGGCTGTGATTTCCTTGGTGGTCAGTTCAGCGATGACAGCTTCACGAACTACAGGGGCCGTGGTTGCAAGGCGGTCAGCAATTTCCGTGCGAAGAGTAATCGCAGGGGGAACAACAGCGGCAGGAGCCTCTACTTCTGCCAGAGTTGCCTCTGGTGCGGTGGGGGTTTCGTTTACGTCAGCCATTAGTACCTTCCTTCAATCAAGTTAGTTGCACTACACCCGGATGGAGATAGTGGTTGGGGTTTCGATAGTTCCTAAGCCTACCACAACTTTAGTGTTGAGAGAAGGCAGGTCGTGAAGAACTCTCTTTTCAATCAAGAAGAATTCTTCGATGTAAATTTCGCGGAAGCTTAGACCGCAAAAAGCAGATGGTACCTTGTTGGCACTGGTGACGTACGGTACCTTCAGAGTGGGGAAGTGCCGCTTGAACTCATCCTCAAAGCGGTCAGCGATGTTGTGGTTGGGTGCGAGTACAGCAATCTCCTCACCTTCGGGAAGGATGAGAGTACGCTCACCCACGAAGTGGACTAGGCCGTACGTCTTGCCGGTCGCACGTTGCGAGATGACTACAGGGATGTCCCGGTTGGGCGACGAGGTAGTCCAGTCGGTGTAGGGACGACGCTCCGCATCTTGCACAATCTCGCGAAGCTGATTCTTTATCTCATTCGTGCAGAGTACACGAGGCCGTTGACGTTCGTAGAAGTCGAAGCCTACTGTCTTCGGTTCAGAGATGTTGGGTAGTGATACTTTGGGTATTCTTACCATGCGTATTGATACGCAAGTTTTGGGGTTCCTGTTGGGAAAATTTAGGCTCCAGCGGCCTCAGCTATCTCCCCATCGTGGAGGGAGGATACTGCGGCTGAGATGTCCTCGTGCTGCATGTAGGCCATCATCAGGTAAGCGAGACCATACTTGGTGTTCTTGATGCCATGTTGCAACCATGGAACATCATAGACCTGCTTCGCGTACTTCGACCAGTTATTGTCCTTGGGGACGTACTGGCTACTGTACAGGGACACTCGCTCATGAATCTTACTGTCGAGAGTAAACTCCCCCTCGCTCGTCGGAGCGTTGATGGCGACGACTGAGATGTCACGGGCCGGGAAGTCTCCTTGCAGCTTGGCTGCGAGGAGACCACCAAAGCCAAAGCCGAAGATGACGGAGTGGAGAAGGGTGTCCGGGAGGAAGTAGGTGCGGAGCCACTTGTAGGAAACGTCGGCAGAGGCCGACTCATTGAACTCGTATGGGGGGTGCGGCTGCTTGAACTGTTCGTAGCTCATCTTGGTCTTCTCGGCCATGATGGACGCCAGCTTTTGAACATCCTCTGGCGTCCCCCGGTCGTGAAGTAGATAGTGCCCCTTGAATCGAGATTCCATGCTAACGTACCCTTTCCCTGTCAATCGTTTTCTTGAAGAACGGTCCCGCTTGCATGGGGGTCTTCTCATCGCCCTTGGTCTGGTAGAAACGGGTCTTGCTGCACTTGCGGCAGACCTGATGAGAGTCAAATGGTTCCGGGTAAGTCATGTCGTCGGTGCTGAACGGCCAGCCGAAGACGTGCCCACCCACACACCCGAACACTGCATTGAAGAGTTTCTCTCCAAAGGTGTAGAGCCGTATGTTTGGTGCCAAGATGAGCCGCTTGCGCCCACGTACTCTTGGTGTGCTTGTCGGTACATCAAGTACAGTATCGAGTTCCATATCCTCAGTATACCGTGGTGACCGGGGTTCTGGTCACCTAATTTGACTTGGCCTCTGCGGCGAACTTAAGCCGGAAGGCCAGGTCAATCTGCTTCTTGTTCTCTTTCTTCCAGACCTCCACGCACACCTTGCTGTGCGTCTTGGTCTTGCAGGTACACTTGGGGCTCACCGGGTTGAGGTAGTCTGCCAGCTTGATACCGTCGCGGTCGTAGATGATGATACGTCCACCACCGCCGTGGTCGGTGCCGGTCACCACAGCGTAGAGAGACCGCAACAGGAAGTAGTCGTTGGGACAGTCGGCGTTCAACTCCAGCTTACCCACCATGTCGCGGAGGTCAGGTTCGACTTTATTCTTCGTGGCCTTGGAAAGCAGACCGGCAATCTTATCGTTGGTGCCACGCTTCGCCAGCTTGGACTTCACACTTGCATCAATGAGCATAGTCTTGCCTTTCGTCAGATTTCTTCCCCAAAGGGAAGTATGGCTTGAACCGGTAGTATACGCCCTTGATGGCGTTCAATTTCATGAAGTCCCGGTGTTCCTTTACTCGTACTTCTGCGGCCCACCGGGCGATGAACAACTGGGCTGGACTCCAATCGTGGAGAGAGTTCTTCGACTCAACTACGTAGACTCGCGGTGTCGCCATCACTCACCCTTCCCTTCCACATAAAACCTATCATCCCGGCCATGCGGACGAACCATCTTCCAGAGAACCTCGTAAGCTTCTACGATGCGGTTGCTGCGGAGGAACATAGCTGCCGTGACAATCTCAGCGGAATAACTCCCACCATTCGGGCTGCGGAGCCACTTCTTTCGTTCATCGTCGTTCTTGAAACGGTCTGAAGTCCACAGGTCACGAACGGCTACTAGCTCCGTCTGAGCCTTGATAGCCGTGACAAGGTTCTCGTGGAACGCATTAGTCATGCCACGCTGCCACTGAAGAACCCAGTCAGAAAAGTTGGCCGGGACACGCATGTTGAATGCAGTCTGACCAGTCTTCCGGTCGTACCGGCATCCAGCCTCTAACCACACACTCGTGGGGTTAGACATCTCAGCCCAAATCATCTGCGGAGTCACGCCTGTTAGAATGCGGTGGAGTCGCTTGTACTCTTCCAATTTAATTTTAGCCTTGACCGGAGGAAGCCCATGGCGATTCACAGCGACGACGTAGCCCTCCTCTTCAAGGGACTGGTCGCCGACAGCAGCCGTGAGGTCGATATCGAACTTCTCCACAATGCGGCACCACGGCTTACCCGGCTGCGACACACCATCAGCGTCAATAACACGTGAGTACGAGTTGAGGTTCGTCCACAGTTCGTGCAACTGCTCGTAGGTCATCTCCTCGCCGGTCTCATTGTTCACCGCCGTCAACAGGCACAGACCTTCCCACTCGTACGGGATGACGATGCGAAGCTCTTTGGAAATTATCTCAAAGAACAGACTCCAGCCCTTGGGGATGAATTCGGTCGCGCCATACTTAACAAACTTCTGGAACTTCTGAGTTGCAAATATAGCCCCCGGAGAGTCGAAGGAGCCGCGACTGGACACACCCCACTGTCCCTCATACTCGTACAGGATTCCGGCCCAGCCATCCATCTTGCGGGTGATAGTCAGGTCGGTGTACAGCTTGGTTAACTTCTTGAGGTAGGCAGCGTCAACCATCACGTTCTCGTCGGGAACAATCGCCGGGGTCTGTTTGGAAGTTACATACTCCAACACCCCACCCTCGTAGTCGAGGACAGTCGAGGTCTGACCCAAATTGAAAAATTTATACTGAGGTCTCGAAACAACGTTGTCTTGGTCATCGATAATCAGACCCCGACACGCACACACTTCATGCGGCCACTTCTGCTCAAACTGGCATGCATTTGAATAATTCAGAATTCGGAGTGGTAGAGTGGGGTGCCGACGCTCATTGATGTAGCCCTCCTCAATCAACTGTCGCAGGTTGTCCAAGTCCAAGTAGTTGCCCAGTTTCATCATCTACCAATCTCTCTACCACCAAGCGGTGGTACCAACTTGGTATAAGCGTTTTCAACTCTACCAGAGTGAGGTTTCGCTTCACCGAATTAGCTTTGTAACTGCACAGCACCACATTACCGGGAACATACCCTACCGAGTTGTCGATCCGATCTACCGATGCTGTGGCATCTTTGGTTCCCTGCCCTTGCACATACTGCAATTCAATCCCAGTGTAAAAGCACAACCCTTGCTGCTTATCAAACTGGTTTAGCAAAAACCTATCTGGTAAAGCATACTCCAAACTTCGGGTCTGTGCATTCGCTCGTACTCCACTTTGACGTTTACCAAAGTAAGCCTTCAACTTAGAGTGGCGTTCCGATACCTTTTTGTTCTTACACCTTGAACACATCGTGGGCTGACGTTGAAGTACGGGGTGTATTGTGTCCAGCCGAAGCTGAGCAGTACGGGGTTGGCATCGAAGATTTCCTATGTTCTCGAAGAAGTCTTGAACGGACGGGATGAAGCGACCGCCGTAGTCTTCCAGTACGTGCATCTCGCCTATGTCTCGCACGGATACTTGCTTACCCGCTGAGTTGGTAATGACAGTGCCAAACACCTTCTCCAAGATGAACCCCACGAACCATGAGGTATGAGTCAGAGCACGGTGTCTGCTGTCAGCTATTGTACTCTTGGAAGAGTCCATTAGGTTGTGAATTTCAATGTAATCTTCGGGTGCCCCACCGAAGCGTCGTGCCGAAGACACGGCGTGAATCCAAGGCTTGCTCATGGCCGAATAGTATCATACCTTACAGTCCTTTGCTCTTTAATCGTCTATAAACTTTATCCTTACCAATACCTAACTCGTGTGCAATCGCTCTGTGTGACAACCCCTCTCGATGCAGATCAATAATTCGCATTGTCAATGGGTCTTTAGCAACTCCTTCCCTGTAGGTTTCCCACCGTTTCCTCGCAGCCGCAGCGAGTTGTTCTGACCACTGAACCTGATACTCTGGCGTGGACTCACTCCATCGCTCCCGACCGGCCTTAGCTACTTTGGCTCGGTAACTTGGGTCGGTAGCATATCGTTCGTTTATCCTAACTACGCGATTTTCGGACTTTAGATTGTCCAACTGGACTTGAGTTTTTGGGGCCGTCTTCATTCTAGCTATAGTCTCAGGAGAAAACACACGACCCTTCATCATCGCACTGTGGTTCTTCCTCCACTCGTCTGTGTGCTTGCCGCTGAAGCCTTCACCACCGCGACAGATGTTGTAGCCGACTTCAGTGTTACGGGTGTCGTAAAGAGCTATGAGCAAGCGTTCCCAACGGTCGAGTTCAGCTTTGGTTTCAAGCTCCATGAGGGGCTCGATTGACCAGACATCCTTGGGGTGCTTACGCATGGAGTTATACAGGAGGGATTGACCCCCTCGATGCTTACTCGCATCTGACAGCTTAGTCTGAAGATACTTCCTTAGGTTGGTTCCTTTGTGCTGGCCGATGTAAATCTTACCTGTTGTGTTATTAGTGATGACGTATATGTACACAAAAATGGCTCCCTGTAGTAGGGAGCCATAGTTGTTATTTTCCTGTCGTCAAAAATTTTCCATTGCCCCGCACTTCGGGCAACGCCGGTAATCCTTCGCGTTGGTGAAGGGGCAACCGTCACGATGAGCGGTGGTGAAGTTCTTCACTTCCTCACCCTGATAGACGGTGTAGACCTTCAGACCCTCACGCATCCACATCTTGACTACCTTCGGACGGTCGTCTATCACGAGAGCTATCTTGTCCAGCGGCATGACCGCCAGAAGCTCGTCCAATATGACCTTCTTTATGACCACATCTGGCACACTCGGGACATCCCGCATCAGCAGGTAGTCATGCGGCACCTTGTACTCGTTGAGCCACGCTTCCGAATCCTCACCGCACTTGTCGTTGCGACCGGACACGACGAAGACGTTGTGGGTTGCGTAGAGCGACTGCACCAACTCCACAACTGGCATCCACGGCGTGTCGAGCAGCACCAAGGACTCGTCGTAGGGAGACCGAACCGAGGTATGGTTGCACAGGGTGCCGTCCATGTCCACCAGAACGCAGGGGGCATCCGGCAGACGCAGCGGGAACTCCTTGCTACGCAGAGCCGCCCGGTCAGTCAGTGCCCGGTTCATCGAGACCAATCCATAGCTTCGGGGTGTCAAGCTGCCTCCAGTGAAATCCTTGTACTGCGAACGGACAATCTTCTCCGTCACACATTCCTTGCCTTCACGCTTCGCATCACGAGCGATGCACTCTTCGAGTGAGGTCGTCATGACCACCAGCCGGAACATCACACGCTCGTTACGAGCCAACTCTTCCCAGCCATGCCGAGTGCGGATGACGCAGTTGGTGTCATCCACGATTACATCGCGACCCATGCGGAGGGCCAGTGTGACGCCTTCCTGCTCCAGCTTGCGGGTGACCTCTTCGTTATAGCCAGACCACGGCACGTCAACGTACAACATGGAGCGGAGGTTGTCGCGGTTGAAGCGGACGGTGTTTCCCCTGCTCTTGTTAGTCCACTGCTTCGCCAAGAAGGACTTGCCGCTGCCGGATATACCAACCATCACGGTCAGCGTCGGTGGGCTCTTACGCCCATCGGAGTAGTCCACGTACTGTTCAGTGAAACCCTTATCGTGTGCCATGTTCAACTTTCTGGAACTCAAAAACTGCATCAGCGGCGTTCTGCAAGTAGAACTGGTCGCCAGTCTGTTCAAACGCCCAGCAAGCGTACTCAGCCTTCCCTCGCCAAACTTCTTTTTCTTTGCTGTACATGTGTTCCTCGTTAGTACGGTAGTTCTGTGTCGCCGCTGTAGGCGGGAGTTACGACCTGATTGTCACGGTCGAGATGATGCTGCCAGTGCTTCTTGAATAACTTGTTCCAGAGCAGGTTCCAGATTACACCAAAGATTAGACCGTCGAGTACCTGAAGGAAGATTTCGAACTTCCAGTGAGCCGGGTCGTGAAGTAATGTCCAGAACGTCTCTTGCATACAGGTAGTATACCGGAGTGAGGGTACTTTTTGAACAGGTTTGTTGGAAATTTTTATCCCACACCCAAAGTTACCCGACTTTCGCCTTCTTAGGTATGACATACAACTTTTTAGACTTGACAGATAAGACCTTCGGTAGATGGACAGTGCTACATCGAGACCTTGACAAAACCGCAACGAACGTGTATTGGTGGTGCCGATGTGAGTGTGGTGTCGAAAAATCCATTATGGGGATGTCCTTGAAGAACGGGCGGAGCACCCAGTGTCGTCACTGCTGGGGTACTGGTCACAAACATAAACTCAATGCACGAGTATGGGGGCGGATTCTAAGGAACGCAAAGCTGCGAGGTATAGCAGTAGAACTTGGAGCCGTGAAGGAAGCCAAGGAGTTCTTGTACGGGTTGCTGTATACCCAACAATCCAACAAGTGTGCATTGTCCGGGCTACCCATCAGTATTTCAAACACCGTCAAGGGAGACATGAATCGTGGAGAGACCACTGCTTCCCTCGACCGTATCAACTCGACCAAGGGGTACTCCAGAGATAATGTTCAGTGGGTTCATAAGACCGTCAACAAGATGAAGATGGACTTGGATGAGTCAGAGTTCATCGGTATGTGCAAAGCTATTGCTTCACATAACGGTGCTTAGCCTTTTCCCACTCCCGCTCCGCCGCTCTCCTCAATTGGCGAGGTAGCCGGGATATGAACATGATACCCATGGTGTGGTCATACTCATGCTGTGCCACTCGTGCATCCAGCCCTGTGAGCGGGAGTTCCTGCTCAACGCCACTGGGAGTGAAGTAGCGCATCACCGCCATCTCAGACCTCTCTACCTGAGAGAAAATAGAAGGCAGGGACAGACAACCTTCCTGACCATGGACGATGGGGCCACTGAGTTCCAGCGTGGGGTTGCAAACTGCGATTGCTGCTCCTGATGTATCCGGGAACTTCATCACGAACATGCGGATGGGCACCCCAACTTGCGGTGAGGCCAGACCCCAGCCCTTGGCGTTGCCCATGGTGACAATCATCCGCTCCGCGTACTTCTCCAGCTTGGGTCCGAACTCTGAGTCCCGTACCGGGTCGCACACCATGGACAACACAGGGTCGTCCCAATAGCGTAGGTCGAATACATTCACCACGGTGCCAACAATCTCTTCAACATTCACGTTCATACGGGTAGTATACCTGCTGAAATAGTTTTTGGCTAACTTTTTCTCTGGTCTCGTCCCAGCATCTACCGCACACATTCCGTGGGTAGGCATCGAGGTTCCGCTCAAAGAACCGAACCTCATAATCCTTGAGGACGACGTTGCACATGCACGCACAGGTGCAGCGAAGGGGCGGGGCGGGAGCATCCCTAATCTCGTTCAAATTCGCGGGTCTGTGCCTCCGGGTCAAAGCTGATAACGCAGGGCAATGTCTCTCCCCGCACGAGTTTCTTCTGACACTCCTTGCAGACAATCCACTCAATCTTTCGACCAAGCCACCCATCCGCCTTGTAGTAAAACACACAGAGTCGTTTCATTTCATTCCCTTCACCAGTTGCCCCGCTTGAGTCTCAAGAAATTTCATGATGGTCTTCACTTCGCCGGGGTCTACTCGAAGATGCGTGAGCTTAGACGTGCCGTCGATAAGGTCGATGTATGCGGTGGAGGGTAGATGCTTGTCCTCACCACTCATGCACCGTGCGAGTTGCCAGATGAACGCGAACACCCCGTCCACTGGTTTGTCCGGGAGCAACTTCTTACCCGACGTGCAGTTCTGTAAAAGCACCGGTTGCGTCACATGCTCTTCGAAGGCGAGAAGGATAGCATGAGCTTGCTCTTCGGTGGGCACAGCAGCGTGACAATACGTGAAGAGCCCAAGAGGAACGTCATTCGGTACGGAATACGTGTAGGACGGTGTGAGTTCAAGCTGGGCCTTGGGTGCCTTGACCGGAGGAGGGGGAGGTTCTTTGACCGCCACTGCCTTCGCCGAGAGCACAGCAAACTCCCACAACGCTTCTACCTTACTCTTCGCTTGAGCTAAGTCTGCTGCGTATATCGTAACCTCAGTCTTCAGTCCGGGCTTCGGGGCCATTACAACTTTGAACAGGGCGAGGTTAGCTGGGTTGGGGAGATACTTTGCCATTACTCACCCATGGGGCCGAAGTATTGGAAGGAGCACGGGGCTCCCTCGTCATCCTTCAAGTCCAGTGCCTCACGAATGCGTTTGACGCACTGGTCGCAAATCACCTGAGCCCCGTCCATGGAATATAGGGGGTCGTTGTTGATGATAGTGGGCTTCTCGAAATGACTCTCACAGTTCAAAGCCGAGAGCAGGACTTCCAACAGAACCTGCTTGGTGGGCGTCTTCCGCTTCGGGACGTTAACGACGATGACCTTCTGCTTCTTCACGGTTGACCTCGCTTCGGGTGCTTCTCTAAGATAGCTACTTCCCACTTTGCCCACGAGCCGTCAGATTTCCACTCCCCGTGCTTTGCCATCTGTGCCTCATGCTGCCGATACACGAACAGGTGCTCCCGAATGGGTATTGAGAGAGCCCCAGCTTCACGGCACGACCAGTAAAAGTCCCAGTCGAAGAAACCCATCTCAGCGAAGCCGCCAACCTTTTCCCAAATGGACTTGCGGATGAGGGCAGTCACCGGCTCATTGTTGAACTCGGTGTACACGATGTCCGCCCCTGTCGTCTCCATCATGGCGGAGGTCTTCTCAACGTACTCAGGCAGCAGAGTGTCATCATCGCTCAGAAGGATGAACGCATCGCAGTCGTTCGCTGCAATGGTAGTGTTCAACTTCACGATGAGCCCCTCGTCCGAGTGAACAAAGGTGTAGTCACCCGGTTGGGAAGGTGCGACGTTCCCAGTCACTATCGTACGAGGCTTCATAGTCTGTGCGTACACCGACTGCATCGCCTCGTCCAAGAAATCTTTCCGGTCGTGGGTCGGTACTATAACGAGAACGTTCACGGTCTTGTAACTCCTGAATGGTCTTACCGAACATCTTGTCGATGGCTTCCTTCTGCTCCTTCGACACGTAGAACTGCATGGGTATATTCTTGAAGTTCTTCGGCTGCTTGGCCCACTTGTTTCTAATACGCCTTTTCTTGGAACGTGGGAAGCGTACTTGAGACTCTAAGTCAGCTTGGATGGCGTACTTCTCCATACACGGAATACCGGCATCACACACAGGGCACGGGAGGTCTTCCAGATGTGACACTGGAATCTTCTTTTCCTTGTCGAGGAAGTGAGTGTACTTCTCGGTGTAGGTATTGGTAGCAGGAGGCAGGAGTATCATCTTCGCCACTTCCCCCGGTGCCATCCTAAAACGTTCCAATGACATTTACTTCCCTCCAGTGATGTCCAGTGATGTGTACAGGTTGGGCTTTACCGGAGGCATAATGATGCGTACCTCCCGACCCTTCTTTTTTGCGTAGCGAATGGTCGTCCACGTTCCACTACGTACTTGCTCTTCCCCGGCTGGTGTGGCAATCATTCTCTCAGTCTCGTCCACAATGTCATGGTCACGAGCGATGAACGGCTTGGACTCCCGTACTTCATCGTTGAACTTGGTGAAGGCCCGGTACATCGTGTTGTCCTTATCCTTGGGGTGACCGGGGTGACAGATGAGGATGAACCCTATCTGCTTTGCCAGACCAGCCGCCTGAGCGTCAGCCCCGATGCAGTCACCGTGCCTAAACTCGGTGTAACCCTGAGCCTTCAAATATCGCAGGTACTCCACCAGTTCAAACTTCTGGCTATCTGTCATACCGTTTTTAGTACCAGTGAAACCTACGGACTTACCCATGTGCTGCTGCCGCCTTCTGTAGGTATTGGATAGCTCTCTGCAACAGTTCGATGGAGTCTTCCAAGATACCCAGTGCCCTGTTGCACCGTTTGCATAGAAGCCCTCTAACTTCACCAGTTATATGGTCATGGTCAACCGCCATCCGAAGCAACTTACCGCCTCTCATCTCAACCTCAGGCTGTGAGCACATAGCACAAACGTACCCCTGTTCCGCCAGCCTACGTTCGTATTCATCCAGTGTGGGTCAGCTTGTGAGATGGGTGGGTTCTTCATTAGTTATCTCCCTTGAACTTCGCTGCCAAATCTGTGATGTCAACCGGAGGTAGTGTGCTCTCCGGCTTAGGTTGACCATGCACCGGATGCTTGATGATTCGTGCAGATGACATCGAACGTTGCTGAGCCACGGGTCGATTAGCCTCCGGTAGGACTTCCTTGACCTCAGCCAACTTGTTCTTCCAATCCACAGTGGGTACTTCATGGAGAGCCGCAGGTAGAATAGCTCGACCTTCGATACGTCGCTTCAGTCGCTTCTCTCGACGTTCCCCCGATGCCCCCCGGTCTGGTGAATGCACACCTAGAAGATTCTTCAGCAAGGCTGCTGTGTTGTCGTACGAGCGATGACATGAGGGGGTCTTTGCTACGACGAGCTTCTTACCATTCGGGAACAGGAATACGTTATGGTTAGCTTGCCGAATCAACTTCCCGCCGTGTTCTTCTATCAGTTGCTCCAGTTTGGTTTTGGGGTCGGCCATAATGACTCCTGTTTGGAAGACGCATGTCCCGCATAGTATAGCATAAATGCCCGACCCCAAAACCTATTTCTTCGCTGCGACAACCTTCTTCGGCTTCTTCTCAAGCACTGGACGCTGGTGATTGATTTCGCGGTACACCTTTTCCTCACCCATGGCGACCATGATAGCCGCACGATAGGCCCGACGAGCGGTCGTCAACGGCAACTCTTCAATCAGAGTTGCCTCGAACGCCTGAACCCGCTCATGCCCCAACTTCTGCTTGATGATGGGGAGGATGTTGTTGTACTCATCGTAAGACTTGTCTGCGATGAGCGATAGGATGGACTGGGTTTCCGCTTTCATTTTCTCTCCTTGGCCTTGTCTTCTAATCTAATACTGAAGGTGAGCGTTTCCGTGTGCCTTCAAGTAGTGAAGCACTCTCGGGCGTACCCTTTCCGCGCTGGTACATACCCCTAGCTTTGTTGCAAGCGTCTTCCAGTTCTCTCCCTTGAGAGAGCCGGTTGCGGTCGCTTCAGATATGTAGTCCACACACTCTCGAAGGAGGATATTTCGGTTCATGTTGGGTTCGGGATTGACTACGACAGTAACCTCATCCCACGGGCACTTATCGTGTTCGTAGTGCAGTGCATCCTTCCGTCGCTTGTATAGCTTGGTAAGTATGAAGTGTCGGATGATTTGAGTCAAGTACATCGTGAAATGCTTCGCGGGTGTAAGATTGGCAGGGCACAGCGACGGGTCGTACACCTGAATCTTATCGGAGAATCCTTGTGCCCGATAGATGCTGTCCGAAGAGAGGGACATCAGATGCAGGTACACATCCTGCACCCACTCTTCAAGGTCAGCCTCGTTTTCCGAACGAGCGTTCTCCTCCCTATCCAGCCGCTCCAGCCCCGTACTGTACTTCATGAACCTACGTACGGTGTTGGACACCAGCGAGGGATACCGCTTCATTAGGTCATCGAAGTTGACCGGGGGGGTGCCACGTTGGGTGTTGTAGATGGCTGTACGAAAGGAAGTCTTCTGCTTCTCCCTTGACGAACTTGTTAGAGCGATACTCTTGAAGCTGGATGCGAACGTGTTGGGATTCTAATTGCATGTCCCGAATTGTAAAGCATGTTCGCGAGACTTACAAGGGGCAGTCTTTTCCACATACATGCGGAGCCTTCACCCACTCACCGTAGAACTTACACTGGATGAACTTCTTCGCATCCGCGAGACAACTCTCGCTGCCAAGATAGACCTGAATGATTTCGTGAGTGAGAGTAGACAGAGTATCCTCGACCGGCTTGAAGAACAGGTACTCGCCATGCACCTTGGTGAAAGACAGCAGCGGTGACCACTTGGTCTTGCCGTCAACATGCACCTTGATTTTGAAGGCCACGTTCGTGTCGGTAGTGAGTTCGTCCTTGGTCATACCTACAGTATACCAAACCGTCAGGTTTTTCGAGCAGCAGACTTCTCAAAAAAGTTTCTGATGAGCCAGTCATCGGCGTCGTACAAACCGAAGTGAGCGGCCAGTTTCCGAAGCTCAATCATCTGGTCTGTGAGGGAGCCTTGATGCTGAGCGGGACGCGGGGTTGACTGAAGGCTATCTTGCATGGCGTTCTTCTAGCTCCAGCATACGGACCTGAATGTCCGCCAGCATCTTGGTATACTTGCCCTGTATATAGACTGGAGCCCTCAGGGCAAAGTTGGGGTGACTCATGATACGCTCCAGCTTATGCAACGAATTCTCCAGCTTGGAATAGTCGTTGTCGTTGTGGCTAGTGGTTACATGCATCCCATCGCAATACTCGCAAGGGTAGATGGCAATCTTCGCCAGCGGTCGAACCTGTCCCAACTTGAAGGCGTGTTGCAGGGCGGTCAGCGCATGAGCGTGACGCAGCTTGGACGCACAGGAACGGAACTCATGGAAGGAGTATAGGCGATCTTCAAGGTTTCGCCTATGATGCCAGTGTCTACGCTTCTTCTTCGGTGTAGATTCCGTGCAGTTTTCCACGAAGTTCCTCTTCCTCTTCCTCGTACGCCTTGTCCTCAGCGGCCTGAGCCTCTTCAAGGCTGTCGTACACGCCGATGACCTTGCCGTGGAAGTTCGCTTCAAACGCCTTATCTAACTCGTCATCCTCGAACACAGGGGCACCGTTCAGCGTGACCCCGCGAAGTTGAACAGCGTACTCTGCATCATACTCAAAGTCAGGATAGAAGTCATCATCCACGACCGGGGCGGGATCGGTGTCATTCGAGTGACCGTAGATGGCATCAAGACGCTCCTGCTCGATTTCAGCTTCAATCTCACGCATCGAATCCTCGTCATAGGACAGGCCACGCACGTATCCGTCTTCCTCGAAGCCCACGTTAAACCCCCACTGCGTCGTTCTGGAACTTCTTGTACCAGAAAGCGAACGCTTCATCTTCATTCATAATACCATCCATGGTGTAATCATCAGGACGGTCATTCTTCATCATGTTGACCCGTGCAGCGAGTTCCTCGATGACCTGCTCCGTGAAGAGCGTAGCCTGACCCTGCTTGGAAGGGTAGTCGAGGTCTCCCGTGACCTTGTGGGTGGTCTTGACCACTTCAATGTCCAGAGCCGCATCCACCTCGTCCGACTTCTTGAGGTTCAGGTTCACAATCTTGCGACGGCTGAGAGCGATGGTCGCCTCTTCTACCGTCCAGCCCTGCGACTTGGCGAGTTCCACAGCCGCCTGAGCGTCAACCGGGAGGGGTTCAGCCGGAACTACCGGGGCCTTGTTGACCGGGTTCGCAGGGTTCTTCGCCCACATCTCATCGGCGAGTTGCTGAATCTTGGGGTCTTCGTTCACGGCGGCGAGGATAGCTGCCGGGGTGCGGGGCTTGCTGTATGCTGCGGTCGTGTTGTCGCTCGTCTGAGCCGGAAGAATAGGGGCGAAGCCAGCAATCAAGCCAGCCGACAGCTTGATGCAGATGGGGCCGAAGCCATCAGCGATAGACTGGGCGTCGGTCAGCTTGCGGTGGCAACGAGCGCAACGACCTTCGTGCCAGATTTCCAGACCCTTGGGGAGCTTACCCTGAAGCAGGAGTTCCAGAACCCGCGAGAAAACCATGACAACCTGCGACTGCATGGTGACCTTGGACTTGGCAGTGGTGCGGAAGGTGGGAACCTTCGTCTTCCAATCCGGCACAACCCAGCCCATATATGTGTAGTCGCTCTCGTTGTCGGAGCCCGACAGGTAGTAGACGAAGAAGCGGCCCTTCCACTGCTCTTTGCCTTCCCGAATGAGGTAGGTGTAGTGGTTCATGCTGTGGACGTTGCGGAAGGTCAGGGTCACGTCCCCGGCGAACATGAACGCCAGAATCATCTGGGGGTCAATCATCGCGGCAGGGGTCAATTCCTTCTTGGCCTCTTCGGGGGTGTCTACAGGAGCCGGGGTGAGAACTATGTCTTCCATACACGTAGTATACGGGGACTACAGGCACTTTGAACAGTAATTTTGGGAAATTTTTGTGTTTTAGGCTCCAGCAAAGCCCAAAGGTAACCCAAAAAAGCAACTTCCTGTCTCTTGGGTAAGAAGAGAACACAGTCACACCGGGGGAAATACCATGGGACTACGTGTCATTCATATTATTAATGGTGAATGTGAAATTCTGCTTCACAAGACTCGCGACAATCAGGTCAAGCTTCGCATTAGCGAAGCTGCTTCGGACTCTGACCCCGAACCCGCCGACTTTGAAATTGAGGGTAGTGTAGAAGCTCTACAAAGCCTGTTCTCCACCCTCGACACAGTTATGACCCACGTCAACTCAATCACCGAGGAGACAAACTAACTGATTAACTACCGTCATTGCTTCTATTGCGGGAAAGCTCTCAGCCGCCGTACCGGGGGTAAAGATCATGTTATCCCCCGGTCGAAGGGTGGGAGCGACTCTCGCAAGAATATCGTGGATGCTTGTAGGAAGTGTAACACTGAGAAGGGGAACCTAATGCCAAATGAGTATCGAGCAGTGTTGGCGTTCAGACTAGGTGTAGAGCCTAGCAAGTTCAAGTTTCCCGGTGAGCTACTCCTCTTCATCTAATACCAACCCATCCTTAGGGTCGAGGATTGCCATGAGTTCATCTATATGGGGGGTGACTGCCTCATCCTCATCCGCCTCATAAATCTGCACATCTCCCTCCGCTGCCATCTGCACACCACCGTCGCCCCTAACTGCTACCTTAGTCTTGAGACCGGGAACCACAGCACCCGAATTAACCAACTGCTCAGGAGTCCGCTGCATTGTCTTTACGCCCCTCTCCCGAGCACGACCCACAGCCTCGGGTCTATTCACCTTCATCACGCTCTGCACAGTGGAAGTGGACGCGGCTAATACTCCGCCTGTGTCTCCCACTTCAATGCCCTGAGGAATCGGGTGGAGGTGAACTGGAACGACTGGAGCTTTTTGGGCCTCTTCAACCGCTTCATCGAGACGCTCACCAATGAGAAACATAAGCATGGACAAAGAGGGGTCAGCCTTGTGCGTGGCACAAGCAACGAAGGTTCTTTCCACCTCTCCCTCGGTCAAAGCCTCCTTGCACTGGGCGTCCTTGAACTCCGCATACAGTTTGCAACCGCAAGACATATCCACACTAAGCCGGTGGATTGCTGTCTTGATAACTTTCATAGCCATAGTGACCTTCTCCTCTACTCTGATTCATATGAGCCCTGCTACACCTAAAGCAGAGATTGTGCCATTTGTCCGCACGAACTTTCTTACCACACTTTATGCGGAACAACGCCTTGTACCTTCCGCACTCAGCACACATCCCCCCTGCGGATTTCGTGGGCTGCTGTTTCACTGTCATCGAAGTCCCCTTCCTCGTAAGGTGCTGCTTCTTCAGTCCCCTCGCTATCAAAGAATCGTTGCCATTGCCCTACGCAGTCGGCGATGAGAGTATCCGCTTGCTCCTCTGTCAGGTTCATGATGTTGATATCAAGCAGAGGCTTAGTCTCCTCAGCGAAGTTGACGACGAGACCAAAGGGTTGTTCCTGCAACAGGTAAACCAAGTAGAGATGTACTGCCGCTGCTTTATCACTTGTTAGCATCCACTTCCCCTTATAATGCGTGTCCCGCGAAAAGACCGCCGATGAAACCTGTGATAGCTCCCCACTTGAAGCCCTTGAGATAAGCCTTCTTCGTGTTGGTCTTTTCAACATCCAACTTACCCTGCCATACAGCGTCTGACTGTTTTTGTTCCGTTGCCAGCAGGGTAGCGTACGAATCCTGTGCGGCTATGACCTTTGCCTGAGCGTCAGTGAGGCTGCTCTGACTATCCAGCGTCTTCTGCAACGAATCTAATTCCGTCTGACCGTTTTTGACTTGCGTCGTGAGGGCACTGTTGTCCGCCTGAAGCGAAGGTACAAGTTCAAGTTGGGCTATTGACTTTTCTGCGGTATCCTGCCCGATATTGACTGTCTTGCCGTCTGCCGCGACTACAACATCCGTAGGAATAACATTAGGTACAAGAGACTTGAACCGGGTACTAAGCTCTGGGATGGTGGCGTTTAGGTCGGTGGTCTGCTGTTTCTGAGTTTGCTGTCCCCGCTGAATTATCTGGTTCGAGAGACTAGCGTTCTGCTGTGACAGTGCGGTGATAACAGCGACGGATGCCACCTTATCCTGATTTGCCTGAGCAGCGGTAACCTGAGCCGCCGTCTTGGCATCCGTCGCTGACTGTTGTGCCGCTGCGGCCTGCTGTTTTGTCCCGTCAAGCTGAGTCTGAAGGGAAGTCACCTTGCTCTGCTCAGAGCCACCATATATGTTCAACCCCTTGTTGGTGCCCCACCCGAGCAGAGCGACAATGATGATTACAATCAGAAGACGTTCATGCGTCTTGACGTAACTGGATATCGCGCTGACCGACATATCAAACCTTCTCTTTCTTCTTAGCGCCCTTCAAACCATTGCGAGAGGCGTGCCATTTCTTAAGCCCCTCAATCATCTTCTTTTTATTCTTGTCAGAGAGCACTCTCTTCTTTTTGACGACTTTGGTGACTTCAGGGCTTTTACGAGGACGACCACGACGCTTAGGGGCAATCTGCCCCTTCTTGAGAGGGAGGGCGGGTTCCTCACTACTTAATACTGGGAGTTTCAAACTAGGGTCTAACTTAGAAATCATCTCTGCCGAGAACTTATAGTCCTTCCCGTACTTATTTATGACTTCCTTATAGTTGGAAATGGTAGGGTCAGTAATTTGGAAGTAATCCCGCATCAAACGATCCTTTACGATACCGTAGATAATGAAGTAGTTTTTGGGAACCTTGATGTCCCCCGTCTTCAGAGCCTCCACAATTTTTTTGCAGATGGTCATAGGCTCATGCTGGTTCTCAATAAGAATGAGCCGCTTGACCAACGCCGTAACTGTCTTCTGCCGGGAGTGAGGCTTGGGTTCACGGGCATCATCCTGATTTACCGCAGCGACTGCCTCCCCTAGCTTCAGGTCCCCCTCTATCAAATCAAGTCCGGCCTGTCCTTGGTCAATCACCAACTCCTCCACCAATGGGCAGAAATAGTACACTCGCTGATTGGCGGGAACTTGTGAGAGGTTGAGGAGATTGCGCAGGGGAGTTTCTAGCAAAATGCTCTTGGTCTTCAGGTTGATACGGACAATGGCTTTACCGTCGCCGATAGCTTCGACTGTACCGCAGTAGTCCCGAGTGTCACCGTTAAGCACACGTACGAATGAGTCCACTTCAATGCCGATGCCACGGTTGCGAAATTCTTCCTCCGCGTCTGCAATAATAGTCTGCACGTAACTGTCCTCAACCTTGATGACCTTGGATGGACGATTCGAGTCCCCTTCCGTGACGAGGGATACCACCCCTGTGATGGTCTTCAGACGAAGCAAGGCAGGGAAGTTTGTGCTGCGGACGAACACGTAGCAACCCGTCTTCATTTCGAAGAGGTCGAGGTCGCGCTTGAACACAGGTATGAAAATTTCTACCGGGTCTACCCGAAAGATGTTAGGGATAGCCTTACCAACACGACGCATGGTGGGCTCAATCGTCTTTTCCGAGCGGAGTTCAACGAGATACCAATCCAACCCCTGCAAAAGGGCACAGTTTCCATATTCCAGTATCACGCTGCCTTCTTTCTACGCAATAGGTTACAGGTAACGGGAAACAATGTAACCGAACAACAGCGCAAAGCCACCGGAGATATAGGGAGTTAGGAACGCAATGGTGATTTCCTGCCAGCCTTTTGACTTATTGCGGGGGATAGTGGAGTCGTAGGTGAAGAAGCGGATGATGATGGAGAAACCAATCGCGAAAGCGATGCTCATAGGCCGAGCGTGAAAGAAGGGGACGGCGAACCACATCCACAGCTTGGTAAGAACCCAGCCGTTAAAAATTACGAGCATAACTTCCATGTGAAAAATCTCCTAAACCATCACATGGATAATACTGACTTTTTCCTAACCATTAACATACTTATCAAAATCTTCTTCCGGGATGATGCCCCCCTTGATGGGCTGGCTACCTATAGTTCCCCCTTTAGCCCGTGACTTAGCCGTAGTTGGCACGTCCAGTGTGTTGATGAGTTCATAAACCACCAGCGGCAGGGTGTCTGAAGGCAGGTTCGTGTTGTTCAACCACTTGATGAAGATGGAGTCTACCTCACCAACGTTGGGAAGCCTGTGGGCTATTTGGGAGTACAGACTTCCCGGCTCCGCCCATGGGGTACGGGCGTAGATGGAGAACAGCACTTCGATTACTTTACTTGTACTATAGTTACGGCCAGCTTCATCTATCCATCGAACCGCTTCTATTTGGTTGCCCAGAATGAGAGACGTGTAACACTTCAGGCAGTAGTCTTCCAGCACGTCATGCAGAGCGTCCTTCACCAGTTCCTTGGTGAGCGTGCCCATCGAAGCGACCATGCCGAGCCACTTCACAGCATCACGGACAATACCCTTCGACCGTTGGGCGATGTAGCGGAGAGCGTCATGCTCGTAGGGGATGTTGTTAGCGTTCGCCAGATTGGCGATGAGTCCAAATATTTGGTCAACGTGGACTCGTTCAAAGAACATAGGAGTCAAACGACTGGAGATTGACCCCGGAATGCTCTCAGGCTGGTTGGACAGGAAGATAAAAATACTGGTAGTGTCCTTAGCCTCCAGAGGTTTCAAGTAAGTGTCCCACGCCTCCTTGGATAGTTGGTGAGCCTCATCCACTAGAAGTATCCGACGGCGTGCGATGCCAGAGGGGGGTGAGTCCATGATGTCCATCAGGCTACGAGCGTGCTCCACCCCAGAGTTGGACGCTGCGTCCACTTCCGTAAAATCAGAGGAGAGGTTCAATCCTCGTTCAATGTCTTCGGCACTGTCAATGAATTTGCACGAGGAGCACTTGCCGCAACCCATGGGGTCGTCGCCGGTACACATCAAAGACCTTGCGGTAAGATATGCCAGCGTGGTTTTACCTACGCCGACGGGACCTTGAAACAGGTATCCCCGTGGCATGAACCGCTCAGTCTTGAGAATGCAACCAAGAAGCTTAGTAACTCGTTCTTGACCTACGATTTCATTCCAATGGTTTGGTCGCTGAGAGATGAAGTTCAAAATACCTACCTGCTCTTACCTTTAGATACTCAAAAATACTTCAAACTTCAAACGCGGGTTCCTTTGGCGGCATGAATGTACTTTGAGCACCACGGCTCGTGCGAGTCAACAGCCTCGCATTCAGAACAAGTGATGCATGGCTCCGGTGGACACTTCCTCACGGCTTTACCCCCAGCGGTACATTGACGAGCAAGTATTGGCCCCGGTATTCATAGGCGTCGGGTCCGCTATACCGATCTATGTCGCATGTGTAGAATGGAGCATCTGCTAAGCAAGTGTTTACTCCTTTATGGGTAAGAACGGACTCCAAAGCTACCCCATGCGCCTTAGCAATCTCCTTCTCCTTCGCGGCGACGGCAGCACGCAGTTTCTGAAGCTCGGCGTACTCGTCGTCACTCAATCGGTCGATGCGGCCTGACTTGGGATCGTCGAAGCTGAGAGTGGACGAGGTAAGCGATGCTGGTGGGGTTGACAGTGTAGACTCCTGCTCAAGCGGGGGTGGCGGGGTCAGCGGGTTCACCTGCAAGGTAGGCTGGTCCCATAAAGACGGTGCTGGCGTAGACCCCTGCTCAAGCCTGACAATATCGCAATCCGCCTTAAATGATGCAGGGTCTACGTTTTTCTCATGGTCTTCCCACTCCTTTTCATTCCACACCGTTACGCCACTAAGTGAGGGACTGAGTCCAGATCTGACTAGAGCATCTTCCCGATACACGCCAAATACCGCGATAGGCGGGTGAGTGCAGTCTCCTCCATCTGCAAGCGAAGCATATCCGGTGATGTGGTAAAGGGATAGTGGACGACCCGCTTGCTTCACTTGCCCCCGTAGCTCAGTGCAGTTTCCCCATACATCCACTCCAATGCAATTTGTCCGCATTGCGCCTCCATCAAAGACGCCCCCCTCATCGGAGTCGGAGTCGGATAAGTTTCCGCCACCGCCCCCTTCGCTGATAACAGCCGCGCCCCGCCAGTTTCTTATAATCGAAGGGTAGGAAGCAGTTGGGGGCGCAGGCTTGACGGGGGATTTAAGTTTTACCCGCCCTTCATCCCAAAGCTTGACTTGTAATTCAGTCGGCTGAAACAGCAATTGTGTGCATGAAGCAGAAGTCCACCGATGCTGTTCTAGGTTGTCATAGTACCAAGCAGTTCCTTCATCGAAGTGTGTAGCGCAAAATTCAAAGGACGATCTGTTGGATACAATAGCCAGATGTTTTTCTTCTGCTTGCGATAGTTTGCACGCGGTCTTGCCGATGCACACATCTTCTGGACCTGACGATAATGATGGATGGGCTGTTTGCGCTGCTCCAACCGCGGCGCACAGCAGGATGAATGGTAATAATTTCATTTGGCTCCTGTCGGGCAATTCTTCTCTGCCCATGCTGCGGCCTCGCGGCCTGTATTGAACTGGTATTCAGGCGTCGGACCTGAACTCATTCCGTCCTTATTGGGCTTGGGATCAGGCAACTCAACTCCCCAAACACTGCCGTCGCGGTCATCGAGCTTGCCGTCCACTGGCCCCTCAACTATAGCGCAGATGCCATGCTTTGTCGTCGGCCTACTTTGATGCCAAAACCAAACACCGGGAAAATCATTGGTTATATAGTCCGGCGTACGAGCGCAACCAACGACACACAGCAGAATTAATGGCAGAATTAATGGTAAGAATTTCATGGCAATAGTCCTGTTTTGGGATCAGAATACTTGGCACGCATCTTTTCAGGCTGCTCAATCTCGCCTTCAAAGTAGAGTGTTTCCCAATTATCTTGGGCGAAATCGCACGATACTTTTGAGTAACCGATGTACTCATGTTGTTGATACGTACTGTTGAGGGCAAACCAGTACTGGTCTCCAATAAAACCACACCCTATAGGAAGGAGTTTCGCGGGAGAAGCTGCGGCTGAAGGGATAGCTGGCGTAATTTTGGTAGTCTTGCATCCGACGGCGCAGAGCAAGATGAATGGCACTATTTTGAGTCGCATTGAATTGAACCTCAGAATCTCCATCGCCGTAACTGCTTATGCAAACTCCGCATTCGCTCATCAGTCCAGCAAAGCGGCGAATCAGTTCATGAGTTTACCTCGCGATGCAATCATACGGTTCCTCCTCCGCGCTCCGCCGACTGACGAAGTACGAGGCTGAACTTGTAGAATCCATCCACGGTGGCTTCGGACATCTCGTCCTGATACTTCGCCAACTCACGGACATCTACCCACTCAGCTTCTTGCCACTCACCCGAGGGCTTGAGGTCGCCGTTGAGGTACTTAGAGAACAGATAGATGAAGACCTTGTGATCTTCTGGCTTCAATTCCTCGCCGAAGAAGAGGACGTTCTGAGGTTCAACCGTGATACCGGCCAGTTCGAACGCGGCACGTCCGCCAGCTTCCTTCACAGCTTCAAGGGACTTCAGAGGGACAGTCGGTGTCTCCCACTTGCCGTCCGTGGGACGACCGATGAGTACCCGTCCGTTTTCCATTACAATAACAGACACTTCTACAATTGGATAACTCATTTCAACAACACCTCTCTGAAATAATACGGCACATCTGAATAAAATTGTTATTACACAGGTGCTCTTCCTTCCAATATTAGTAGGGCTCAATCAGGGGAGAGTTTTGTTTACAACGGTATCGACCGTCTTGACGTAGTTTAAAAATTTACTCATCCACTTCTACTTCATCCTGTACCGTGTAGTCGGGAACCAAAAGACCACACTTATCCTTATCCAGTCCAAGGGCATCTGTTACGTTGTCAATGAACCCCAAAACTGAATCATGTACCCCCTGTAACCACATAGACCAAAAATCGCGAACGGACATGCGACCCTTGGCCTTGATGGTGGTCTTCACTTCCCGCTTGAACTGGGGCAGGTCGAAGCCCCGGAGCATAGCGGCCCCGGCTTCCTGAAGGTTCACGTTGTCGTTGATGTCGATGGTGAACAAGTCGTTGCGGTAGAGCTTCTCACCGAGCTTGGTCTGCTTGATGATGACTTCCTGAAACACCACGCTGGCGGTCGCCACTTCGGCGTCGTTCGACATGTTGAGCAGGGAGAAGGCGACGGACGGGTTTGATACACCTACCGCGTCAATCGGCTTATGGATGCGAATCTTCGCAGGGGTCGTAAGACCAACCCACACTTCGCTGTCCAGCTTGGCGAGGGCGAAGAAGGTGTTGACAATCTTCTCCATCTGCTTGTCTTCGAGCTTCTCAATCAGGTCAGCCGGGAGCTTGGCAAGCTGCTCTGCACGTTCCTTCATCTCGCCCGAGAAGTGAGTCTCCTTGGAGACTGTGTTGAGGAACTGAGTCGGCCAGTTGGAAGAGCCGAAGTCCCAAACCAACGGGAAGGTCTTCGCACCGAGCTTCACGAGGAGTTCGCCGACAGCGGTGACCTCATCCACGTTCGAGGATGCAACGTAGACGCGACCATGCTGGAAGTCCACCATGACAGGGAACTGGCTGCGGTTCAGGATGGAGGTTGCGGCGACACGCTCTTCGACACCCTTCTTCTCATCCTTGTTCAGGAACTTGAAGGGACGCTCGATGTCCGAGTAGGAAATCTGTTCCTTCTTGGAGTTGGGGTCGGTCGGGTCTTCGTACTCGTTTGATACCATCCAGAAACCGTACTTGCTGTTTCCGAGAGAGTAGTCTTCCTCCCCGCCGATGAACTGGAGGTTGTTCTTGACCAGCGTGATGTCGGCTTCCGACACGAGGTAGTCCGGGTCGTCGTCCATCTGCTTGAGCAGTTCGCTGATTTCGGAAATGACTTCGGTATCCGTCAGCTTCTCATCGAGCCGGGGATTGCCGAAGGGATTGATGCCCGTCTGGGGCCTGTCCTGAAACTTGGTGGTGATTGACGCCGCGAGTTGCGACACTTCGAATACGGTGATGGGGTCGGAGAGAGCCTTCTGAAACTTCTCAATCGTGTTCGCTTCGATACCGAACACTGCCCACTGTCCACGTCCAAATAGCATGTTATGTAATCCTCTCTACTGTAATACTGGGTTTAGGCGTCTTGGAACTCGATGCCGTAATTTCCTTCAGGGGGCGGACAAGGATACGCTGCGCTCGTAGCCACGTACACCCTCGAACCATCTTCGAGAGGGTCTGCAACGGTGTCATCGTCATACAACTTGAAGCGGTCGCTCACCTTCAAGTCACTGAACGCGATGTTCTCCCAGCCCTCAGGAGTCTCACGCTCTACCTTACGGAACTTGAACTCACCATCATACACTTTATCCATTAGAACTCTACCTCGTATTCTTCCTCATCCTCACTACTGAGGATGGTGTGCAATTCTTCACCTTCAATTTCAGCGTCATCGGTGTCGAGCAGGGTGTCAACATCTTCGGTGTTCGCCATGTTCACTGCATTGTGGGGGACAAGCACAGGAACCTCCCGACCGTAGACTTCCGACAACTCCCACAGACGGGTAGCGAGGTCAGTCAGGTACTCCGCCAACTCAATCTTCTTTGTCCAATGCTTGTTGATGTTTTTGAAGCCTACTCGTGCCCCGGCAATAGTCCCTGAGATGGCAGCGATGGTGTCGGTGTCGTCGCTGTTATTGGCAGCTTCAATCACAATGTCACGGTACCTCTCGAACCGGGCGTTGAAGAAGATAGCTTCTGCGACGGCAGGTACGGCAGCACCATCCTTGACAATGCTGGTGGGGTCTTCGAGAGCGGCGATAGCGGCGTGAATGGGTGCGTTATCAGTGCCCAGTGCATAGGCGGCTCCAAAACGTGCCACAGTGTACCATGGGTTCTGGTTGTGGTAACCCGACCCAATCTTGACATCCTGTGGATAACTGGGAACCCGCATCGGGTTGTCGAAGTCAGCACACAGTAGGAGAGCGTTTGCCACGGCCTCCGCAAAGCTGGTCCCTCCGATTTGAGCAGCCACGAGGTAGGCCACTGTACCAGCAGCAAGAATAGCTTCAAGGTTGTTGTGAGTGCAGACGCTGGTCAGACAGCCGATGCGGAAGGCAAGCTCCGGGGTTCTCCAGTACACGCATCCAACAACACCCGAACGCATAGCAGTGCCGTTGCCCTTGAAATCCTTACCGCCTGTCTCACGCCATGACATGCCGGTGCCCAGCTTACGGACAGCTTCCATGCAGTTACCGCCCGGAGCCCGGTGTGAGCCGCCAAGGGGGTTGTGACGCCAGTCAACGAACCGCTTTCCGAGGGCAACCATGAACTCCTCTTCACCCTTGTGAGGCGGGGAGTCCAACATAGCTTCGCCGATGGCACAGAACATCTGGGTGTCGTCGGTGAACCTGTTGTCATCGAGTAGGCCGGAAACTTGCTTGGCATCGGTGCCAGCTTCGATGAACTCGATAGGATGTCCGATGGCATCGCCGATAGCTTGGCCGAATACAGAACCGAACACTCGGTCGCGAGGAACAATGCGACCACAGTTCTCGCTTCTGTGATATGTCTCGCCGCAGATGTCGCAGCAGTCAGCGTTTGGCATTATGTTCCTGACACCCGGTCTGGGTACTTGGTGGGGATGACTCCAACAACTTTTACCTTTGCCACACGATGAGGCGGGTAGTGTTCGAACTCTCCAGCACCATCGTTGTGGCGATAGCCGCCTACAATGATAGCACATGCGTGCTCACGAGCCTTGTGGGCACCCTTGACATCGTACTCATAGACTACCCCATTGTCAAGGTAGACCTGAACAACCAGAAGTTGGGTCTCCCCGTCATAGGGTTCTATTGCGATGAGGTCGGGCGATGCTGCCTCGGTCTTTGCCATGATTACACCAACTTTTCTGTTACAAAGTCTTTGATGGTGAGGTTCAACTTATCTTGCAGAGCACCACCATACAGCATCAAGAAGGCTTCCGCCTGTGGGGAGGCAAAGTCTGTGGTCTTCAGTACCTTGACGCCGAGGTTCCGAACCTTGTCAACGCTCACCGTGATGGTGAACTCGTTGGGCAGATGTGTCGGGTTGGATTCGGTTGGTTCCCTGTATTCAAATTTCCTAGCAGTCATTCAATCCTCATTCCAAATTCTTGCGCCCATTACTTGATAGTGTTCAAAGATAAGCTTAGCCGCCCAGCCACTAGCGAAAGACTCAGTCTCAGCATGGCGAATCTCCAGCGGGGACTCACACTCTACTGTCCAACCATCGGATTCGAGTAGTGTGGTCAGGGCATCCATGCTACCTAATACTAGACCTCGGCCATAATGTATGCCTTCAATTTTACAGCATAATCGGGGACTTTCAAGCAATCACTGGGGTCGGGTGCTGGAGCTAGGATCGAGGTGACGTGCATGGTCTTGATGAACTTGGCCTGTTGCTCCATGGACATATTTCCAGCACCATCCTCCCCCTCCCTGCTGCTCACTTCATTGTCGTACATAAGCACGAGGTCTTTGACCCCTAGCATCCGAAGGTATGCGATGTGGTTCTTCCCCAACAGTTTAGTGAGCGGGGACATGATTGGAACGTCGGGACAGAGCAGCCGAGCGGCCAGAAGGTCGAACGGACCTTCCACCACAATGACCTTTTGAAGTTCAATAATTCTCTTGAGTGTGGCGTGGTCATTACCCAGCCAGCGGGGGCAGAACAGCTTCTCCCCTATGTTCCGGTACTTGGAGCCGGTACCATATGCACTGCCCTCTAGCGGCTTAGTTTGTGCCGAACTAAACTTGCCCTCAGTGTCCCGGATGGGGAAGACGAACGCGGGACCGGGGACTACTCTGTTCGGTACGTAGAAGAAACCAAGTTGCTTGAGTACGGATTCAAAGTGAGCATCGTACATTCGGAGTGTAGGTGCCCATGAGCGAATCTCCATAATTTTTTTCTTGGTGAGGGTGAGCTTGTTCTTGGAAGGAGCTACCGCTTCGACGCGAGTGTAGAAGTCATCAGTCTCCTTGATGATTCTCGGCACATCGACTTCCCACCACGGCTTAGCTGCCATCTAAGCCGCCTTTCTGTACTTCCACAATTGGCACATAGACTTAGAACCGATGAGGGATAGACCTACTAGCTCTTTTCTTTTCCATTTAGACCCTTTTCCATATTTGAAATTTTCCCCTCATCTAGGGTTTTCATGTCAAATATATTTAAGCACCAAAAAAAAACTACCAAATCTCGGTACTCTTGGAGTAACACTTGAGGGTCTTTTAATTTCTCTTTGAATTGGTGAACCAATTCCTCCTTTGTAAAAAGAGGACTGAATAATCCAGTATTTTTGCAGAATTCAGGGTTCCTAGAACCACATCCCCGGCATCCGGTGACCTCGTGCTTTGAAGAAAGCACCGCTTTGGTGCAGTTCCAAGGACACGGGCGCGAGTTGCTTTGTAGGAACCTGCGCCTATGCCGTTTAACTAATTCCCGACATTTGTCCCATATTTCTTCTGGTGATTTTATAATCCAACTAACCTGCATCGAGGACCTCTTCATCGACGTTACCTTCTACAAGTAGGGGGCCGTCCTTTGGAGTTTCTTGAACCCTGTAAACCTTATCTGCACAGGCGGTGATTAATGGTTGATGAGATACCGTAAGTATAGTAAACCCATTATTATCGACGAGAGTCCTCAGCATGTTAGAAACTTGGGGGAGGAATTCGGAGGATACATTACTAAAGCTCTCGTCCAAAAAAATCGCTTTTGATAGCTTGAACCTTTTAATCAAAATGACTCTTAGGAGGAAGGCGGTCACATTCTGCACGCCCCCACCGAAGGAGTCCATGGGGTTTCCCAAGGTATCCCCTTGTTTGATGAGCAGACGATAGGAGTAGCCACGAGCCGTCTCCTTCTTCTCCACCACCAGACCAAGCGTGTTGTCCTTGAACACCTTGCGTAGACCGGCAGAGACAATGGATTCAATCTTGCCGATTCCATTAATTGATACCACTTCAATGCAACGGTCGAGCAGAGACACAGCTTTGGCAAGCTCGATTGACTCTTCCTTGATTTGGTCAATGCGAGTGGTGAGGCGAGTGATGGTACGCCGTTCATTCTCTAGCTGCTGTTCGACGCGAACCCGCCCATTGCGGAAGACCGCAATGCGATTGGAGAGGGTCTGTTCCATTACTTATCAGTGTAGGAGAGAATCTCGAACATGCCGCCGACGTTGACGTTGGCATTGACGCTGAAAATCTCACTGCCTTCAGCGGACAGCTTGTTGAGAAGAGCAACCAAGTCGCGGCTGTTGCAGGAGCCGAGTGCCCATGTTCGGGTTAGGGGGGAGAATACCTTCTTTGCCTTCGGGGACTTCTCGGTGGTGGTTTCAATTGCGTCTGTCATAGGGCTCCTATAATTCGATTAGGGTTGAGATGGGTTCGTCCAGAGGGTCTCATGGTATGAGTAACTCCCTCAAGGCTGAGATTACTTCTTCAGAGGTAGGAGCTACCGCACGCTTCCTAGAAAAATAAAGTCGCAGTGCATCACTCTGAATACTCAACTTTTCAAGCGTCATCCCATCCGAGATATTGACGTAAACATACTTACAGTAACGGGGGAACCAGATTCTAAACTTGAACGGGCCGACCTTCGTCTTGTACTTGTAAGAGTTGAATGGGTTCCAGATACGCTTCCACTTCAGCATACCAGAGAGGGTAAGGTTTTCTAGGAGAAACAGAAGCTCCTTCTCATCCGCTGTCTCCTTAGCGTAGGAATCAAGCGTCTTCGCTTTCCCAGCTTCACTCTCCTGCGTCCGCTCTTCGCTGTACTCAGTCATTACACCAATCCAAAGTTAACTTCGATAGGCCCACGGACTATGCGATAGGTAGCATTCCGTAAGGGCACACTATACAATACCCCTATTTCCTCATTTGTTTGGTTCAAAGCATCCACAATAAACTTGGCCGTCCGACCGAACACCGCAGCCTTCGGCCACGAGTTGGTCTGGGCTCCATGGGGAAACACTTGAGGGTTACTGTACTTGTCCCGGCAGACTATACCTTCGCGAGGGTTGAGTTCCACGCGGTCGGTTTCCGCTGACAAGGAGGCCACGTGAGCGAGGGATGCGAGGAGCCGGGGAGCATGGAAGCGGGTCAACTCGGTACCGGGCTGCTGGTATACGGTCAGCAGGTTTGTGGGGGTACTATGCATGGTCATGGCACACAGGAGCCCGTCTTTTTCCGCCAGCCAGTAGCCTTGCTGGCTCACAAGAACTTCCTTGACACCACCCCCAGCTACGAACCGCAGGAACGCCTCACGGGGCTGTATGGCGAGGGTGTTGCTGCCTCTGGTTTTGGTAATCTCATTGATGGTGTCCGATGTCCAGATGGCGACCCCCGCAACTGTACATATGAGTAGTCTACCCTCCGCCATCGCGGGGGGAGCTGACAGAGCCTTGAATGACCGTATGTCGAAGCCATCGAAGGTGTTGCCAGCGTAACGGTATCGACCGGGGTCACCTACGTAGTGAGGCTTGAACCCGGCAGCGTCGTTCCTCACGGTGTGAATCTGCAAGCGTACTCCGTCTGGGGATTCCAACTTGAGCTTCCCGAAGAAGTCCACGCCCATGTCCATGGCGTCAGAGGACACACCGAGCAGGTCTTTCAGATTCATCAGCGATGCGAAGATGTGGGGTTGAGCAGTATCGAAGTTGATTGTCTGAAGAAAACCGAACGTACTGGAGCGATGGAACTGCGGCTTGTCGTCCTGTGGGAATTGAACACCAAGGAACGGACAAGCGTGAGTATCGAATCCAGATAGCACGCGGAGAACCTTGAGCAGGTCCCCCTTATCAATCAACATAGAATCAAGTACCCAAATTTACGTGTTAATGCTCACAATATTAGAATAGGGAGAGTTACCATCCACCGATAAGGCAATGACCCGGAAGTAGTACTGCTGACCGATAGGCGAGGGGATGATGACGCTCTCGATAAATCCACTGTTAACCAAGCTGACAGTCCAGTTCACTTGGTCGAATGATGTCTCCAAGTGGTACGACTGGATGAGGTCAGGTCGGTCAGCATCCCAGCTTATCCCCAAATTTACGTAACCCGGCTGGCTTGCCGCTCCCGCGTTTACAACTGAGTTCATGACAGGAGCAGCAGGGCGTCCCGCGTACGTGTCGTTGGGCTCGAACAGAATTTCACCTGTTGTTACAAACTGGTTGCGAAGTTTGGTTGCATCCCACGTTCCAATGATTTGACCATGGGACAGGTCGATGAGAGTCTCATATGTACTACCCCCCGTGCTGGCAATAGCGTCAGACCCTTCAGTCGTAGTGGGGTAGTCGGCGTGTTTGAAGCTGATGACAAATTGAGTCGGAGTAGCCGAAACCACAGAAGCGGTTACCCCGTTGAGGAATGTAGCACCAGTCAAGTCAGCAAAGGTTACAACCGTACCCTGAGAGAAGGTATTGTTCGCCACAAGGGTCACACTATTGCCGGTGACGTTAACACTGGTAACCCTAGCTGACACAACAGCAATCGTACCAAGAAGGAGTTTACCTGTGTTCAGGGACTCTACATTGGATATACGAACAAACTGCACGTTATCTACGCCGTAGAGCAACCCAGCCCCTACCGTAAGCTCAAGCGCCCCCTGCAACTGCAAGTCGGTGTTGCGAAGCTGAATCAGTAAACAGCCCTCAGAGCCCGTAAGGATTACAATACGCACGTTGCCAAAACTGAAGGTGGTGAAGACCTTGTTGAAGATCATGCTGGAAATCATCGTCAAGTCAATCGTTGTATCCGGGTTGTCCGTGTTGATGAGCGGAGCAGTCGAGTAGCGATACAGCTTGCTGGCATTGTCCAGTACAAGTGTGTAGTCGTTCTCAGTGTGTACCGCATCAACGATAGTAGAGCTATTCGGGGTAAACAACCTTCGCAACAGGATAATGTTTGGACTCACCCCCCCGTAGATGGTAACTGAAGCCGGAGAGATGAGAATATAGCGGTCGGAGCCGTCCAACACAGAGTTCCGTTTGATGTTATTGAAATTGGTGTATATGGTTGACACGTCCAATGCGGACCATGTTTGCGCTGAGTTACGCTGAGATATGTTCCCATTCCACATGGAACGAGACAGTTGTAGCGTGTCGGTTAAAACAAATGCAAAGGGAGCCACATCGACTGTAACCGTAGCATAGGTCGGCGTGTTCACACCATCACTGACGGTGAGAGACCAGACAATCGTGTCCCCTTGCACAGGAGCACCATTGGTCTCAAACTGCAAGAAGCTGGATGTCACCCCGCTGAGAATCTGAGTCGATAGAATCGGTGTACCTGAGACCTGAGTCCAAGAGTACGTAACTGAGTCATCGTTATCGCTTATTCCTCCGTAGGTAGGATGAATCGTGACGACCGAATTTCTAGCCGCCGAAATCGGGAGCGTGACGGGGTTGTGGGTGGTTCCGTCGTGGGTGAAGTCAATCGTTGGAACCGCGTTGAAAGGAACCGTAACCGTGCAGAAACCGTATTGGACATTGGCAATCGCCTTTCCAGTGTCGGCTGCGGTGTAGTACGCGTGGGTGAAGGGGGCTGAGAAATTATTGCCCGATGTACCTGACACTACAACTTGAACATCATTTAGGAACGTGGCCGAAGCGATGTTGTACAAGAATACAGACTCACCATGGGCAAGATTGACCGGAGCACTCGTGGTCACCGTCAACACGTTGCCTGAGATGGCGATGTTGGTGATATTCATTGGCGGGTGCTCTGGAATTACACCGTTGTAGTTCACCGCAACAACCCCTACAACGAAGGTCTCAGCCGCACCACCGATGCCACGGCTCACAGTGAACGTGGCAGTGTTACCCATAATCAGATTTGGAGTTAAACTGACATAGGAGTTATGTGGGCTGTACGTCCATGTGTACTCAACAGTGTCGCTGTCGCCGTCATTCGTTCCGCTGGCGTCGAAAAACAAAGGGGTTGCACGGTAGGCTGTAGCCGCGCCGCTGGGTACAAGCTTGACGATGGGGGGCGTGTTGAAGTTAGAGACATAGGTTGCCCCTGATGTAGTCGAGCCCTGCTGTTCACCAATCACACCCCACTGCGACAGGTCGTCAAAGGGTGTCTTAGAGCCCCGCAACCATGTAAAATTCAACGTGTTGTAGAAGCCCGGTACGTCGGACAAGTTGAACGTAGCAACGTCCAAGGCACTCGTCTTCAACGGCCACGAGGTTGGGGCTAGAGTGAAGCGTGGGTCGATGTCAGGCGTAGGTGTCGCCGTCCAGTTTGTTGGGTTAAGGTTAGGTGCCACGACTGAGACGGGGACGCCATCTATCGTGGTGTAAAAGGCGTAACTCACCGGGTTGGTCGCTAGAGCGGATTGAACTACGGCACCAGCAGGGTATGTATTCTCACTTACCCACGCACCCAGATAATTGTAGGTGAGGGCGGTGTTGACAATGTAGTCGGTGGTGCCATAACGCACGCGGTCATTCACGGCGTACCGCTTGACCTGTGGCGACCACTCGCCACGGAGGCTGTATACAGGCTCAGCAAGGTATGAGACGAAGGCTCCTGTGGTTGATGCGACGGATAGAGTTCCTTGGATGTACGAGGTTGTGTTCGAGCCCGGAGTGATGTGGAAGCTCCACTGACCCAGAGGCTGCGGTGGGCTGAGGGCCACAGTGCCGTCGTAGTAACCGAGCAGAAGGTTACCTATCAATGCGTTCTGGTGAACCTCCTGACTGAAGAACTGTTGCAAAAGAGTACGGGTGGTTCCACTCGGGATAACCGTGAGACGAGTGTCGGCATAGCGACCTGTAAATGAGGTCAGGATGTTGCCCAGACTCCACATTAGAGTCGGGGGGGAGGACGTGTGGTTGCGGCTTGCCAGAATGATGCTGAAGGTCTGGTCGGCGAATGTAATCTGCTTCGGGTGTGCCTCGTAGTACACTTCGATGTTGAGACCATCGGGAGAATACACAGATACAGCACCAAACGTGTTTCCTGTACTGAAGGGAGATGCGTCCAGAACCGTGATAGAGTCCAAACCAACAGCGGGAGGGCTCAGCGTGTCCGTGAATTCAAACGCGATGAGAGAGTGGCCGGGGAGCCATGTGGCGAATCCGCTCTCGTAACCCACCTGAGTGTAATCCGCGTGGGTAAAGCTGGCCGTGAAGTAACCGACACCCGTACCAGTGACTGTGACGGTCTGCCCGTTGAGGAAGGTAGCATTTTGCAATGCAGATAACGTAATGCCTTGACCTACGCTGTATGAGTTGAACGCCTGTACTGTGAGCACGTCGCTGCTGATGCTGATGCCAGTCACATCAGACACTGTGGGCGTCTGCCAGATGATGGAGGGGTTAGTGACCGCCACGACCACGAAGGGGTGTCCTGAACCCGATAGGACACACACATCATAAGAATCCCGAATGTAGGATGCCGTGGTAATAGTTGTCGGTGGTCCTAGTGTGTCATTCGCTGTGTTGTAAGCGAACAGGATAACGTCGATGTCTTTACCATCAACATCATCCTGCGTACCAACGATGTACAGCACCTGACCTACAGAGTCATAGGCAATTACGGGGTCGAACGAGGAGTTATTTTTCCCATTGATAACGGGAAAAGTATAGATCGCTGTGATAGAGAAAGAAGCACCCGGACCCGGTGTTGGCGGGGTCGGGTTCGACTTGAACACGGCAAAGGTATTGTCAGCGCGAACTTGGCTTACGACGTAAATTGTCGAGCCCACTTCGATGAACTGAGCGTTACCAGTCACTAATTCTCGTTGCCATTCTTGGTTATCTAATTGGGTAATCATGCGTGCGCTCCCTTCTTGACCAAGGGATTCTTGAGCAGACGTTGGTACCCATGTTTCCAATCTCCTGCCGACATGCGTTCTTCCTCTTCCACCAGTTGGGCATAATCATTAACAGCCTCAGAGGTAGAGAAAGGCTTGAGATAGATGCCGGTGATGTACCTTTTGACGTTGGTTATCTTCGGGGTGAGAACTACCACCTCTTCTTCTGGCTGTTGCCATTTATCTCCCCTACTGTCTACGTCCTCATAGTCCTGAAGCTTGAAATCCTTTGCCAGCTTGGCTGGGTCAAACTCAATCACCGCGCCTTCATCCCCACCCAAACCCTCAACGGCGAAGCTCATCGCCACCTGTTTGCTGCGGGTGAGCCGAACTCCATGGGGTTCATTATTTCTACCCCAATGAACACCCTCATTAATCGCATTGTCCCGCAGGATGCCTACGATGCCAGACATGCTGGTACCATGGTAGAGAGCGTCTGATTTTTGAAGGAGTTTAGCCGTGAATTTCATCTAGCTTGCCACCTATAAATGGCTTCAATAGCTGACAAGAATTCTTCACGAGTTTTGTCCGATTTCATTGCATTGCAGGTTTTGCAACAGGGGACTACATTGTCCTCGGTGTACCCTTTGGAGGAGTCGATACGGTCAAGACCGTTCCAGCGGAACTCTTGGCGTCCGGTGTCATGCGTGCCCTGCCAGAGCTTCTGCGAGGGAGCTTGACCGCAGTAGTCACAGGGCTGACTAATCAATTTGGCAAACAACTCTTCTGAAAGAAAAAAGTCCTTTCCTGTCTGCTTCGCATTGCGCTGATATAGACCGTAGACTTGAAACCATGGGTTGGTTTTAACCGCGTAAGAACAATTACGGCAACCTCTAACCCCATTTTTACCTTTGTTGAGGTTGCTACTAGATACTAAAGAAGTATTACCGCAATCACACTTGCAACTCCAATGAACGTGCTCATCCTTATGAGATGTAGGCGGTTCGGCTCTTGCTATAACTAGCAGTTTTCCGAACCGCTTCCCCTCTAACTGTAGAGGTCGTCTTGACATTTACATACCCTCGCCGGAGCCCGACGGACCTTCTCCGGCTTCGTTATCTTCCTCATCCAACGTTAGCCCCTTAATGATTCTTGTAACTATGTCCGATTTCTCCATAATTATTTCTCCGATACTGCCGTAAATGTTGGACAGCATCTCGTTGAACTTGCTATCATTCACCGTAAATAAATCGTCCTCTAATTTTCTACGAGTATCTTCGGCGTCAATATTGAGGAACTCTAGTAGGGTGCTAACCGGTACTGACCCCTTAGAGTACAGATTGAAGAGTTGGTCGTAAGTGTCACCTTCATCTCGAAGAGCCATTCGACTGAACGATACTTTAGGGTAAATCCAACGTGGTCTCCCATATTTGTCCATCTCATAGAAGCCCTTCTTCATTGCTACGGGGCGAAAGATTTGATCTTCAATAATACCAGTCAAAACGTCACGAAACTGGGTATATGACACTTCCATCAGTTGCATCTGGACCCTATTACCGCTGTACATGCCTTCACCGATGAGGAGTTCTGGGGACAGGCCGAGACCGATGGACAAGTCCGAGTTGGTGTGCTGCCACTCAGCATCGAGCGAGAGGAGACGACCTTCGGAACCAATTTCATCCCAACGGGCTTCGTAGTTGAGAACGACTGAATAGTCCGGGTCGCTCTTAGCTTCGTCAATGTGGGCACGCAGAGCCATGACTTCGGACGGTGGGATGTCTGGGGCGATGACCAGCGTCTTCGGCGTCATGTTACGTGAAGCAAGCGTGCTCTGAACCTGACGCAGCTTCTCACGATAGATGACGGTACGAATGACACGCTGAAGAATGGAACGGCCATGAAGTTCGTAGCCGCTCTTCTTACGAGCGAAATGAATGACGTAGCTTCCCTTGAACGGGTCTTGGTTGAGGGCAATCTTACCGTCAGACTGGAGCGTGTCCTTAACTTCAGGAGCAACGTCGGAGTCTTCCATGTAAGCTTCCTTCTGCTTCTCCGGTGGTTTGTAGTAGATGGTGGGCTCGTCGCCCATCAAACCATCCGCTGCCATTTCAACCTGTTCGGGCTGGAGAATCTGCACGCGGTCGAAGCCCTCGTAGTCAGGGTTCACAACGTGCTCAAATAGTTCAAGCTCTTCCTTTTTCTTCTGGCGAATCTCTTGCAGTTCTTCGAGCAACTGCTTCTTCTTTTCGAGCAAGCGGAGATAGTGCTTCATCTCCATGATTTCGCGTTGGGCTGAGATGGATGCACCCATACCTATGGCTTCACGTACGCCATCCGCTGATCCAGCAGGGGTACTGGGACCACCAAAGCTACCACCGCCTCCTCCACCACCCGGCATCGGCATTCCGCCACCGCCGAGGTCTCCACCTTCAAGTCCGCCGCCGAGGTCTTCACCACCGGCACCGTCCACTCCTTCGAGACCGGCGTCACCCATCGGGTCGCCTTCAGCAGGAGCCGCACTGGGGTCACCACCAGCATCAGCCGGAGGAGCGTCACCCCCAGCCGGGGTCGGAGGCGGGTCGCCGGGAGCCGCTGTGATAGAGAGGGGGTACGTGTCGTCAGCAGTGGAGCGGGAGAGTTCTTTAGCAAGCTTGATGATGCCCGTGTTGAGAGCGGCCTTCTTGATAAGGATTTCCTGCTTCACCACATCGAGTGAATCGCTTGTGCTGAAAGCTAGACCAGCCTTCTTGAAAGCAGCGATGTCAGCCGAACGCTTCTTAGCCCATGATGAGGTCTTCTCCGGCGAGAGGAAGTCCAGAATCTGACCAGAGGTTCCACCAAGAGGTCCGTTCTGGGATTCCTTGGTTGGGTCGGAGCCTTGACCGCCACGACCACGCTTCTTCAACTGCTTCTTGGCAGCAGGGCAGGGTTCAATGGCGTCACCGTACTCTTCAACGAAGAGGAAGGCTTCACCAATCGTCCAGTATTCACGCACAGCGTCGATGAGGACTTGGAACAACTTGGTGTTGTTCACCAGACCCGTGTAGTAGTCGTAGATGTAGTCAGCATATTCCTGACTCGAACACTTCGGCTTCTCCAACACCATCTTGGAGAGCGGGAGTTCGGTGTGCATGTCGATAGCACGGCCTACGATTGGGTCACGGTCGTACGCAAGACGATAAAAGCGGAGTTCTTCGGGACGCGATGAGGGTAGCTCAAGGGCATCAACCGGGAACTCGTAGCTGTAGTAACCTATGTTGTTAGAATCTTGGATGTCGGCATAGCCGAGAGAGCCGTCAGAGAATAGGGCACCTGTCTTGACTCGCTCATACATTCCCCAACCTGCATTGGGAGTAGATACATCACCTTTAGCGGCCTGACGTATAGCCTGAATCCGGTGGTCATCAATGATTTCGTTGTCACTGCCGTTTTTCATGCGGCTCCAACGACCAGCGGAAGCATACTCTTTACCCGCTTTGTCACTGGCGACTTTGCGGACGGTGGTCTTTATCTGGGTGTTGCTGCCACGCTCACGCGATGAAGCCTTCTTATCATCTTCTGCCATATAACTATGCCTCGAACATCAAATTTTCACTACGTTGCACTTCGGGACTACAAAACAGCAAGACTGCAAACAACAAGGACTTCTATTTAGGGCATAGATATTGGCAAAACTTAGTCTTCATCTGTTGGTTCTGGTTCAGGGTGCTTTGACCTTTCCGCTGCGAGAATGGCCTTACCAGCTTCCTTGAGCAGTTCCATGGGGTCTACATCCCCCGCCGTAATAGGTACGTCTACAGAAGAGTCAGGAAGTCGCAGAACCCAGAAGTCGTTGTCCATCATCTTGTGCTGATTGACATCGTTCTTGGTGATACGCTCACGGACGAGACGGGCACGGCTACGGGCCTTGGATACCAACTCTTCCATCTGCTCAGCCTGACGTATCTTGTTCTGGCGAATCTCACCTATCTCCCGGAACGCGGTCTGGAGAGTCTGGATGATAGGAGTGAGAGCCTTACGCTCTTCCTGCATGGCAGGGTCGTCAATGTCCAGTTCATCAAACAGACGGGTGAGCCACGCGATGGTAGCCTTCTGGCTCTCATGGGCCTTGACGGAGAATCCCATCAGGTTGTAGACCTTGTGGGAGTTGAGCCGCATGAGGGAACGCTTACGCACGACTTCGACTTCACTGTCCTTGGACGTGTCGATGTCTACACGGAACTTAAACGGCAAGGAGCCGGGTTCCATCCCCATCTCTTTACGAGACTTGAACTGGAACTTCGACTCCTTGGTTTCCGTTTGGGGGCAGTCCTTCTCTTCATGAAAAGGGGATTGGCATTGCTTGCACCCAATGCTATCTGCCCCCGGAATGTTTATAGCAAAGTCAAACTTCGGTGTGTCACTCATTATCCGTAAACTCCTTGATGACATTTCCAGCGTCATCAAGGTAGCGAATCATCCAGTTAGGATGGACTCCGAGGGTGAGACCAGCGTGCTGACCTGAAGTGAAATACACTTCGAAGTTGGCTGAACTGTTCTTGTCAACGATGATGCCTTCGCTGTCATCGCTTACAAACATCACCTTCATCCCGATTCTTGCGAAGGGGACTCCACGATACTTGGCTGTACGTTGGAACTCATCCGTTTGTACAAAGAGGCTGTCGGCCACGCGGCTAACAACGTCGATGTACTTCACTTCAAGGCAGTCCCTGACATCCATCCAAAAGCTGTACTTTGCCTTACCTGCGGTCGCCGCGTGGACTGTTGTCCAATGGTCTTGGCCGCGAAGACCTACTTCATAGGCTCTAATCATGACTTCGATACCTGTGAAATTCCGTGGACTGCTACGACGTACTCTTCGGGAGGAGTGTTACGAGCCTTGTTCTTGAGGTAGTTGATACGCCCCCGGTAGATGACCCGGATGGTGTTGGGGCCGTCGCCCATCATCGAGCGAAGACGGATGATATTCGGTTCGTCCAAGTCAACCATCTCGTAGGTAGGCTTGCCGTCCTGAGGAATCTCCAGCGTCGGCTGCGGTGCTGCAACAGGCTCATGAACAACTTCGACAACCTTCTTCGGACGAGCGACAGGGATGTCAGCGAAGACGCTATCCTCAACAGGAGGAGACGCAGCACCAGCGGCAGCAGCCATAGCCTTGGGGGGCTCGACCACCGGCTCCGGTTCGATGTCAACCTTGATACCTTCCGGGATGACTTCACCCGGCCCCGGCTCACGGTCTTCCAACTGGCTTTCTAACTCAGCTACCTCTTCAGGTTCTAATTCAACCTCAGGCTCCTCATCTTCAACCACGGACTCCTCTTCTTCAGGCTCCGTACTCAGGTCGAGGGTAAGCTGCTGCTCCTCAGGTTCAGGTTCAGGCACCGACACCGTGATGGTGCTGGGCGAGACCATAACGTCTACCAACGATACGTCCACAGGCTCTCCCAGAATCTCGATGGTAGGACGCTTGACCTTAGCCGTCAGAGGGATGGCACCGAGGTAGCCAAACTCCGGCGTCATCGGGTCACGGTTATCCGGGCCGAGGCCATTGCGGCCCTCAAACTGAGCAAGGGTCTCCAGCTTGTCGTTCTCGTTATCGGGGATGCTGTCGATACGCCAGAACTCATCCAACTGAAGCGCAGTGATGAGAGCCTTCTTACGGGACCTGTCATCCTTCGCTTCGAAGAAGGTACCGGCTGCATTGAACGCACGAGGGTGTAGGTTCTCCTTGAGGAAGGTCTTCGCCCGTTCGATACGTGCTTCTTCACCAGTGCCAACAGCACGGATGAGGTTCTTGAGCGTGTCGATGTCCCAGTTGTCTGGGATGTACGTTGACATCCCCTTGATTTCAGTCCACGCAGCGGCCTTGTGATCCTCGTCTCCGGTAAGGTGATGCTCAACGTCCCACGAACGACCGTACTCCGCGTCTGCTTCAATCGGAACCTTCCAACCCATCTTCTCATGCAGGGCACGCAGCTTCATCAGCCGGGTGATGCGAGGCAGGACGAACGGGGCGTACTCGTTCTTGACGATGAAGTCGATTTCGTCGTGAACTGAGCAATGCAGATGGAACACGGACTGCACCAGAGGGTCAGACTCTACCCACTTACGGATACGGTTCAATGCCATACGCATGAAGTCACCAGCGAGACCTTGCAAGGGGACGTTGACCGAGACGCGCTGAATCTTGCCCATGAACTTGTTGTAGTCCATGGCATTGCGTACTCCGCTGTCCGGGTCTTTCCACAGACGGTCAGCCATTGCACGGTAGGTACCCGACTTATCCCCATCGCCTTCTTTCTTGGCCGCTTCTGACTTCTTCATCAGTTCGCGGTACTTCCAGTAGTTCGACATCTCATCATCGGTCGGGACGCGGATGTGCTGCGTCTCCATGGCCGATGAGAAGTTGATGATGCGACCAGTGGCCGTCTTGCAAAGCATCTCGTTCTTGGCGATGCTCTGCTTCCTCTGGCAGAACTCCCAGAACACAGGAACTCCAGCCCAATACTTCGAAACCATGTCCTTGGCTTCTTCCCAAGTGATGTCCGGCTTCTTCTTCTTCATGTTTTCGAAGATGGTGAACTCAGTGCCGCCGTACAGCAGGGCAAAGTTGATAATCTTCGCAAGGTCACGGAGGCTCTTACGCACAGCCTTAGAGGTAGAGGGGTCGGTGAATTCAGGGAAGACCTTGCTTGCAGTAAGCGAGTGGAAGTCGCCCTTGCCGATAAGGAACTCATTGATGAATTCAGGCTCACCCGATACGTTTGCAGCGCAACGCATTTCGATGTTCGAGTAGTCAACCGAGAACATCGTCCAGCCCTTTGGAGCATGGAACAGAACACGAAGGTTGATGACCTCGTTAGCGTCCATCTTGGTATCCGGGATGAGTATGCCATATTTGTCCGCACAGGTCGTGCATGAGGGTACCAAGCAAATGGCGTAGCCCATGTACTTACCGATGTGGTTCTTGATGATACCCGGTGCCTTCTTATTGTCCTTGTTGAAGCAGGACTTATGCAGGTCGGACTCTTCGTACGCGATGATGTCTTCGTCGTTGATTTCTTCAGGGTCAGGGTCGAGGACGTTTCCGTTCACCTTCCACATCAGATAGGACTCAACCTTCTTGATGCCCTGCGGGTTCAGACCGAAGCCACCATCGACTTCAAAGTCTCCACCAGCAGCAGCAAGGCGTCCACCAGCAACGACGTTCTGTTTGAGATAAATACGAGCGGTATGATCGTTGGGGTCATAGCGGAGGTTGCCGGGGTGCAGAGCCATGTAGTCGCGGTACTGCATGAGCAGCTTCAGGAAGTCATCGTCTGGATGTTCCTTGAACAAGTCTTCCAACACTTCAGCATCGCACGACGGGTTACCAGCATCGGTGAACTTGGTGACGGAGTAGCCCTTGATTTTGAAGAAGAGAGTCTGAAGCTGCGGCGACGAGCCGGGGTTGAACTGCTCATCCTCCATCACCGACCCATCAGCTTGCTTGGTCTCTTCGTAGCCCATCTCCAGAGCCATCTTGCGAAGCTGCTGACGCATCTCGCCAATCTTCTTGGAGTGACCCCTCACTGTACGAGCATGACGGTCGGTGTCAACAAACCAACGCTGACGTTCAGTCCAAGTGATGGACTCCACCAGTTCATGGTCGATGGTGTGCGAGGTCTTGCGGCTGCGTGCAAGCTCATACATCTTCTTCCATAGCAGCCACGTGCAGATAGCGTCACCAGCGGCGTACCAGAGAGCGATGTCAGTGGGTATCCATGGAAATGGTACATACTGATTCTTGAGAGAGTGCTTCTTACCAGCCGCACTTAGTACTTTCTTCTCTTCAGGCGTGCAGTGGCAGAACGGGCTCTCGGTGACCGGGCAGTATTCGCACTTCACCTTGGCAATCTGGTCAAGCTCAATCTGTGATAGGCCAAGGACGTTCTTCGACAGGGCCTTTAAACCACCTGACGAGCCCGTGTACTTACCCTTGTCGCCAAGGTCAGCCTTCGGGTCGTTGATGTAGGCGAGAACCTGTACGTCTTCGAAGTGAGGGTACGGGCGGAAATTGATGCCCATGGTGAGCCGCATGACTTCGCGGTCGTACTTCGCGTTGTAGAAGACAAGGTGGCAACGGTCGAAGAGGTATTGTATAATCTCAGCGCACTTCGCACGGTCGAGGTTGATCGCCGGGATGAGGAGGTCTTGGTCTTCCTTCTCATGGGTGAGGGGGATATAGATGCCATCCATACCATCGGAGGATAGGCAAATACCTGCAATCTCAACCTTGACTTCGTATGTGAGTTCCCACGACCCGTCGTCACGCAGCACGCGGTCAACTAGGATGCGAGTATCAAGTCCTGTGTTCTCAGTGTCGAGGGCGACAACAGGAGTGAGCACACCGTTGAGTTCAACGTGGCGGGACGTGTCGTTGAGAACGGTATCAACCCAAGCCTGTAGGTCTTCAGGGGTGTTGATGAGGCGGAACGCCTTCTGAATCATCCATGGCTGCTTGAGTGAGGGCAGGTCGATGCCCTTGAGCATCTTGCGGAACACGTAGCGTATGTCTTTTGGTTCTTTTACCTTCTTTGGTTTCTTGGTACTCTTCTGTGTTAGTTCACTTGTACTAACATCTTGTGTCTGAATCTTCATAGTAAGTAATTACTGCCTTCGTGATTGTTTGACAGCGAAAATGCTTGCTATTTCCGCTTTGCCTAACACCCGAGCTAGTGTGGTAGCAGCCTTCACTTCAAACTCGGCAGCGTCTTCCGGCTCACCTTCCTTCTTAGCCATGTCCGACATCTTCAAATTGCCCACGGCTTTGAAGTAGTAGTGAATGTAATCCTCTGCCAGTTCAACATCCTTGAACTCTCGCACTTGCTTGATGGCACGGAGTATGAAGGGCTCCTGCAAATCCTCGAAGCGAAGCTGTACTTCTTCAGCCTCGTCCTCTTCATCAGGCTCATCAGGCATCGCTGGCAAGTCCCACTTCTTTTCAAGCCAGCGGAGGGCTTGAGGGCGGCTGATGTCGAGGTACTTCGCCGCGAAGCGTACTTGGTCGTAGTATTGTTCTTTCGGAGGACAGCCGAAGCACCAGCCATCATTAGAGCCGCGATATATCCAGAACGATGGGGTGGAGTCAGAGCCATGAAAGGGGCAGCGGATGGCGGAGCCGCTATGACCGGAGAGGTCAGACACTACATCTTCGAATCGTATCTCAGTTCGAACACGTTCCCACCGCTTGGGGTTTATCTCACGAGACACGCCGGTCTGGTATAGCTTGTGAAGGCTATCCTTCTCGAACTTTAGTCTGATGAAGTCTGGTTCAGGTGGGGTTACTTCGTCTGCCATGGTAGTTAATACTGGTCTTTGCACTGGTTTGATTTTCGGACTACGCAGTCCATGGTATGGATACACATATCAACTGCCCTCAGTGCGGGAAATCTTGTCACAAGTTTGGCCTGAGGAATCACATTCGATACAGCCACGAGGGAGCCCCTATCAACCACTGTGGGGCCGCGTGGAACCGTGGCCTGACAAAGGACACAGATGACCGAGTGAGAAAGAACTCAGTCGCCGTCGCGATTTCTGTCCGCAGATTTATTGATACCCTGAGCCCGGATGAAAGGAAGGCGAAGTATGGTGGCCCTAAACGATGGAACCCTAACACCGGAGGGATAAGGGCTGGGTCTGGTCGGGGCAAGAAGGGCTGGTACAAAGGCTACTGGTGCGATTCTTCATGGGAGCTTGCGTGGGTCATCTACAACCTCGACCACGGAGTGGGGTTCAGTCGGAACACACTAGGGTTGACTTACTCGTTCGAAGGCAGGACACACAAGTTCTACCCTGACTTTATTCTCCCTACAGGAGCCTACATCGAAGTGAAGGGGTGGATGGACAACCGCAATCGAGCCAAAATAGCGCAGTTTGGTGGGGTTCTGTCTGTACTGGGAAAGAAAGAGATGGAGCCGACCCTGACTTATGTGACAGCTAAGTATGGAAAAGACTTTATTAGGCTAATGGGGGCACGACCGACAAATCAGTGCAGTTGTGGAGTCACCATCACGTCCGGGTATAAACGGTGCCAGTCCTGTGCAGCCAAACTCAACCATAAAGACAAGATTGAATGGCCGAGCTTAGCCCTGCTCCAAGCACAAGTGGACACTACTGGATTTGAAGCAACGGGGAGACTATTAGGGGTGTCGGGGAGTGCTGTGAAGAAAAGAATTAAAAAGTTGGTGGCCTTGGCGGCTTTCGAGACCGCGGCACCTACGTCTTCAGCGTAGTGCTCTACCATCTGAGCTACAAGGCCGCAGAAATACGAAACACCCTCGCTTAGAGGGTCTCAGTAAATCGTGCGCCGGGAGTTGGGTAGATGGGGTTCATGGGGATGTGTTCTCTTACTTAGACGCAGATAGTTGGAAAAAGTTGCAAACAAATTGGAGAGGGAGTGCGGGATTTCACGGACGTTCCTCTGGCCGATGCCTCATCTGAGTTACGCTGCCTGACTGGTCTTATGTCAGATGAGAAGTCAGAGTCTATCCATTCCCTCATAAAAGGTACGCTTGGCAGGGCCTCTCCTGCGACCTCCGGGATTAGAACCCCGGTGCTCTAGGCTTCCTCTGTCTAGCCGAAGTCGTCGGTACCTTCCTCGTCCGCCTCGCAGAGTAATTCTGAGCTACAAGCGTTTCTCGGTTAGACCGTGACTGCGATTTCGAGTTCGGTACCGGTCGGGAGGTTTTCATCACCTTCCTCGAAGCTTGCACCTTCGGGGAGTTCGCCAAGAGTGACAGGGATGCGAGTCTGGGTCGTCGGGCAGTGCAGGAAGGTTGCTTCCCCTTCTTTCACTACACGCCATTTGGGACAGCCGTTGAATTCGAGGATTGTTGCCATTGGACGTTGTTCTCCTAAGATAGATTTGAACTACGGGGGCGTCACGGTTTCCCGTGACACCCTCCACCACCAGCTTTCTTCTAAAGCTGGAAACTTGACCGGGCAACCCGCCCCGACCTCCACTTGCATTTACAGATGCAAGAAACTGAGCCCACTCCCTTGGTTTACATCCAAGAACGTACACGTAGTATACACGACTCTGAGACAGTTGCAATAATTATTTTGTTTGGGGTTCCATGGCTTTGGATGAGCACTCGCACCGACAACATTACTGTTGTAAGCCACCACTATAGTCCGGCTGTTTCATCCGGTACGCTGCACGGTCGATGCTTCGGTTCTCGCCTCACACCCTCTTACGCCGCCGCTCTTCGTAGTGAGACCCCAACAAAAATTGTGCCGGATGATACCGACGAAGGGACTTGCCTGTAACGCCTACCGGCTACACCACAGGATAACCTTCTTCGTCATCTACAGGTTGCCTCGAATCGCATCGGCGACTCGATACCATGTTGTCCCATGGATGTCGGACGCTAGGCGACCAACGGCACCACTCAAAATAAACCGGAGGGGGAGGCTTCTCGCCAACAAGACCTCCGGGTGGGAGCCACTAGTAGCCTCCCGAATGTCCTCCGAACCGACCGTCTACGGGTTATGAGCCCGTCAAGGAACCAACTCCTCTATCCCGCCAAAACTCTGGGGTGGGATTGGCCGTCGCGACGACCTCTCCCAACTCTATGCGCTAGACTGCACCCATAGAGACCAACCCTGCTTCGCTGGTTTTCAGTACCAAGCCCGATTCAACGGGAACTTACTTCGGTTGGCACTTAGATGAGCAGTAGTGCTTCTCATCCATTGCAGTGCTCAAGGTGAATGGTGTGTTGCAAGTCAAGCAAACATACTTGCAGCCATTGTTCTTCGGCTTGTTCAACTTCCGGCGTTCACGACGTGTAAGCTTTACTTGTGGTTTCATTTTTAGCCGTCATTATTCGGGTAGACCGGCGACCCTTTAGACTCACTCAGGGACTCACTCAGGGACTCACTCAGGTTGCCCGAGTGGGCAAGAGTGAGGACATAGCGATGTTTCCCATGAACACTCCTTATAAAATCCTGAGGGCTAACAGTTAGAGTCCATCGCTTTCGCGGCTTACCGCAACCCTCTGCCCTGCCTCAGGCCAAAACAGTGAGTCTATCGGGTCGTCCTTCTGTTAGTGCAGCGTTATAGACCATGGGGCGGATTTGAGCCACCCTACTCCCGGAAGAGTAGTTTCAATTTACCACGGTCATTTGGTGCAGACCTTTGCGTGCTTGGTGCGTTGCCCTTGGGAACGCATTTCCTTATCGCAGAAGCCGCACTTGAAGCGAAGAACCTGAGTTGCCATTGTACCCTTACTTTACTTCTAATTGGTTGCGGGGGCAGGATTTGAACCTGCGGCCTTGTGGTTATGAGCCACACGAGCTGACCAGACTGCTCTACCCCGCAACTAATAATACCAAAGTCAGAAAACTTTGCAACACTTATTTTTGCATTATTTCTGACTAATCGTTATCTTCGGGGTGTTCCGCAGCGTATGCAGCGTCACGCTTGACATCTTCTTCAATCCACTCCAGCTTGTAAGCCTGTGTGCCTTTGAACTTTTCACGGGCCTCGGCAAGGGTCATACGGAACTCTGTGGCCTGTTCAATGAACTTATGCTTCCACACCCACTGAAGGACGGGGGACTCTACGTAGACGTGCCAGAGACAACCAAGGTCGGCACCATACCAGTCTTCCAGCTTATGTACGCCGTCTTCCTTGTCACCGCCCCAGTTGCGTTCCCAGTTGCATACGAACTTAGGGAGGGGAACCTTGTGGCACCAATCGCAGATGGTGAAGAATACGTGCTCACCGATGAACTCAGCGAAGTGCCAGAACCACGATGACTCTTCCAGACGGACTACGACTTCGGTGTTATCGCCATCGCCGCGTCCCTTAGCGAGATGCCAATGAGTCACCTTAAAATTCATGATACTTCTCCCCTAACACCCCGGACGACGACCGTGTGATGTGTGGAGGGCTTCACGTCGTACAGTCCTGTGGGACTACCGCAGTCCGGCTCCACTAAATATAATACTACCAAAGTTCAAAACTTGTCCGGCCCCTTAGCGGGGCCGAAGTTGCCCCGGACTTGCGTCGTCGGCACCGTTCGTCGCAACACTCATAGAGTATCCCTCTCATGATGAGCACGGTATCGGCGTGACATGAGCCCAACACCCCTCGGATAGGGGCTATAAAGGCTCAGCGGTCGTCGCTGGCATACTTCAAACTTGGTCGGGGTGATAGGATTCGAATCTCTCCGCTGCTTCCGGTGATATAGTTCAAAATTGGTCGGGGTGGAGGTAATCGAAACCTCGTCTCGTGTTCCCAAAACACGGGCTTGACCTTCCAGCTACACCCCGATTTTTCAACTACCTAATCAGTAAACAGGGAGTTGAAAAATGAAAAACAAACTAAGCTCAACCAGATTGGCTCAAATCAAAGCTGCCGGTAAAAATGCAAACGTGTTGAACCGACAAAGAGCCCAGCAACGAATGGAAGGGTACAATGAAAATCCAACCCGTTGCCTACAGTGTGATACTGCTATCTTGATACCTCTTGAAGAGATGACTCGCTCAAAGTTTCAACAAGTCAAGAGAAAAAAGTTCTGCAACCAATCGTGTGGTGCCAAGTACAATATGGCACGAACGACATTCCCGCGAAACAAACCAAAACCCCGTAACTGTACTTCTTGTGGAACCCTCTTCTTCAAGGTAAACAGACACCGTTCTACCACTCGATGCCCCGAGTGTAATTACATCCCAATGTCATTGCTCCCGCTAAGAACCAAGAAGGCGTGCCCATTAGAACGAATCCGAGAACACGCTAGAGGGGTTCTCTTCAAGGTTAGAGCCCGTATGTGTCAAGTATGTGGGTATACCTTCCATGTGGACTGTTGCCACATCAAACCCATCAGAGCTTTCCCTTCAACTGCGTTGGTCGGTGAAATCAATGACCCTTGCAACCTCATCGCCTTGTGTAAGAACCACCATGATGAGTTGGATAAAGGAGTGATCCTCCTTTGAAGGGTAAAAGTTTGGTCGGAGAGGTGAGGTTCGAACTCACGAATTTCTGGTTCCCGAAACCAGAGCCTTTCCATCTTGGCCACTCTCCGAGAAAGCAATAGTGACCGGGATGGTCTTTTGAAGGAGAGCCGAACCGTACGCTTTTCGCGAGAACGGTTCGGGCGTGTTATCGGGGAACTTGCTAGACTCCAAATCAAAATCACATTCACATCCCGGCGAGGCCGCACGGGACGCTGAACTCGCTAGAGGTCAGGCCCGTGCAGGGTAGGGCACGGTGGGAACGACGGGTTTGGACTCGTGAACTTCATATCTACATAATACCCGATAGTCCGAAAAATGCAACACTATTTTTCAAAAAACAACGGGAGGGGGCAACCTTAGTGGTACACCAAGTATCTACACAGTCACTGGGAGTGTGGTTGAACACACCACAGCCCTCGGTTACAGACCCATACGCAAAAGGGAGAACGTATAGAAAAACAGGAGAAACCTCAATGAATATCGAATCGTTACGTGCAGAAATCGCAACCGACATCGCAAGGCTTCAGGCTGCTTACGATGCCCTCGCCAACTCCAGCGAAGTCCCCAACCATGCCCCTGTGAAGCACCGCAAGACGACCCGGACGATGATTGCTAAGGGTGAGAAGAAGGGTATCCACCGTGTCCGTCGGGAGATGACTCCCGAGCTTCGGGCACGCATCTCTGCTTCGCAGAAGGCCCGTTGGGCTAAGCAGAAGGCCGCTGTCGCCACTGTGGAAGTTAATGCAGCCCAGTCTAAAGCGGCGTAGACCAACGAACGATCCAACCCCCATGAGAATCCGGCTCCATCCCGTTTTCTCATGGGGGTAAATTTTACTTTACATTGACCTATGGTTAGGTATACTGGATATTGTAAAAGGAGTAGTGATGGACATCAATACCCTGCGTGACAACCTTACGGCTGAAATCGTTCGCCTCCGCGTTTCTCACGAGGCTTTATCCGGCATGAAAGACAGAGGCATCAAGACGCTGCGAAACGAACTGGCGGTTGAGATAGACCGACTGGAAGCCGCAATCAATGCCCTTGGAACTGGAACTCCAGTCGCTGTGCCTCGCAGGTCGCGGAGGAGCGTAGCAGCCTAACGGTTGAGACACCCTTCACCTGTTCCATAGTAGGCCCTAACCTCCATCAGTTGCAGACCTAGGATATTATCCCCATATGGTTCATGGGGACCGTGCTCCTTGCACGTGCCTTCACACACGCCCCACCACGTGTCGTGCCAGTAGTTCCCCTCAATCAGAATCGCAGAGAACGTACAGAGCAGCTTCCGACGTAAAATCGACGGATAGAATTTCTGCTTGAGCAGGTCGAGCATGATAGGCTTGTTGACCTCCAGCCAGTCCGCACGACGCTTGCCAGACTTGTTGATGGCATCGCCCATCCGCTTCGCACGACCGGCTGTGACGCCAGCGTACAGGAACTTCTCCCGCTCCTTGAGGTTCAGCGTCTTCGCCGCCTGATATGCGTGCTCCACCGAACTATACTCCACACCATCCAACACCACCTTGCACGGGTAGAAGTTAGACAGGAAGCTCCAGTCATCAGAGAAGCTACGAATTTCAGTTGGTAGGTTCATTCTTGCCTCGCTGGTGAATACACACACCATTGCCTCGATACGCGCTCATGTTGCAGTTCGAGCACAACACCCGGTAGGCTGGGGGGTAGTCGTCAACACCGAACCGCCACCAACGGTTCCGAGACCAGTAGTAGCCGAGACCTTCCTTACGCTTGAACCCCACCGAGGATGCGAGACCCTTTGGGCAGCTTGATTTCTTTGAACGCGGGTGGCTTGCCTTCTTCGATTAGAATGGGATAGACGGATACTCTCATGCCTGTGGCTCCTTTGTTTCAAGTTCCTTGCGGATGGAGTTCAAAGCGATGGAGACGTTGGCTCGTGCTGCTTTACTGGCCGCACGACCATACCTGTCCCGCAGGTAAACTTGTACCCGTGTCAGGAACTCGATGCCCTCATGGGGCAACGTAACGTTGATGTGTTTGGTGGGGTCTGTCGCTGGCATCCAAAAGCCTCCAGCCACAGTATACCGGAGTGAACACGGTTTCGGACAGATTTATTGCAAATATTTGTTTGGTGCCGGGAGAGGGGGTCGAACCCTCATGTCCTTGCGAACGGCGGCTTTTGAGGCCGATGTGTCTGCCAATTCCACCATCCCGGCATTACTTTGTCTGCCCTAGCTTGACCGTACCAGATTCCAATCAACCCGCTTGAAGACAGCCATGGTGTCCGGTGCTGTTTCCGTTTGCAGCCATTCATGAGCCGCTTGCTTATCCAGCGTAGCGTCCTTTGCTTCGAATCCACCATAGGTGCTAATGCCGAGAATGCACACGATGCTTTTACTCATAGTCCTCACCTCCCCAAGCATACAAATCATCGAACCCTGCTTCAGTGAGCCGGTTGCGGTTCTTGGCTCCGAAGTTTAGTGTCTGCGAGTGACAGTTCGGACAGATGAAGCGAACATTGTCAGGCTCGTTATTGAGAGTGTCGCCGTCTATGTGGTCAATCTGAAGTACGAGCAGCTTGCCTCGCCATTCAGGAGGACACCCACAGCGTTCACACTTGTGTGGTATCCCCGCTTCCAACATAGCTGTTCGAAGTCGAGCCGCTGGTTCACGTGCCTTGCATCTATTTCGAACTAGGACTTGACTCCAATGGAGCTTCATCCTGTATAATACTTAACTTTGGTGCGGTCGGAGAGAGTTGAACTCTCATGGGGTTGCCCCCGCTACCACCTCAAGGTAGTGTGTATGCCGTTTCACCACGACCGCGTTTCTCGAACCCCATGTCCCTGTTAGTTGATGGCAATTTGGGCAAAGAAATCTAAGGTTACAAAGCCGATTGTCATCATTGATACCATTTATATGGTCAAGATGTAGTGCAATCTTTTCACTTAACCAGTCTGAAATCCCACAACGAGAACAACAATACTTCCATCCAATCCTAAGTAATCTCCGCTTAAGTTGAGAACTCCCAAGAAGTGAATTTTCACAGAAAGCCTCATCGTCTGTGTACTTTTGTCTAATCCCTCGGTTTACTCGTTTGTCTGTCTCTGCGGTGAGCCCCCGGTTCCATATACTTCCTGTAAAGTGGGAAGTATCAATTTCGAACCTTTTGAAAAGTAACTTTAAGTGCCTATGATTACCCCCAGCCTGTTTCAATCCGAGTTTATCAATCACCCCAGCTACCGATAGGCTGTCCCTAACGATGGGCTCCAGACTTTCCTTACTGTACTTGTTTCGATATTGTCTCATCACACCCTCAATTAGGGTATGAAAGTTCAAAAACACGAATGCCAGTGTATGCGGATGCCAATTTATTTCAATGTGAACAGGTCTCTTGCTAGTACCGGTTGTTTGAGCCAACTAGGAACTAGCTTACCAAGCCATACTGCGTTCTCGGGAAAATGTGACGTGAGAGATAAAAGGCTCACGTATGGGGGTCGAATCACACCGCCCCGCAATGTACAATAGAGCTGTATGCCAGTTCCAGCATAGGAGCAATACTAAACTTTGGTGCCGATGACGAGAGTCGAACTCGTATGCTTTCGCGGGACGCTTTGAGTGTCCTGTGTATGCCATTCCACCACATCGGCCTTGCTAAACTTTTGGTGCGCGAAACGAGAGTCGAACTCGTAGTTGCCCTTTCGGGACGGCAGATTCTGAGTCTGCTGTGTCTTCCAATTCCACCACTCGCGCATACTTTGTAAAACTTTGAACGACTGAGTTACTTATCGCCTTAGCGTCAATTCGCCTGCCACAGCTTTCACTCAATCACACGGGGTTCTGCGTGCAATCGTCTCACGATAGTAAGTTCAAACTTGGTGCCCGGAGGGGGACTCGAACCCCCACGTCTTGCGACAACAGATTCTAAGTCTGCCGCGTCTACCAATTTCGCCATCCGGGCGTAAAAAGCTAAAAACCGTACAGCAGGAAAAGCTAATTACCGCTCAGTCCGCTGCGACTTGGGAAGGTCGTTGCCCCATCCACGCTGGATGTCCGAAGCTTCCTGCTTCATGTACTGCTCGGCTACTTCCCACTGACCGCTCTCAGGTTCGTCCTTGAGCGTAACAACGGAGCCCTTCTTCACTCGCGGGTCTACGTTGAGCCAAGCTACCTGTTGCGCGTTCCCTTGTACCAACAGCGTTTGAACGACTTGCATTATACTCTTCCTCGTTTCCAACTACCCACAAGGTACGTGGACAGGTCTGATTGCTTCACCTTCATATTTGTAACACCGTCTGTTACCCAACAAGTCCCATGTTGCGAGTTCTTTTCACCAACTCTCAAGCTTGCTGCCAACGCCATCTTGGCTTTGGTTTCAGATGTATGCTTACGTCCTGACCAGATGCCTATGAACTGGGGGGCAACTCCGTACCCCTTTTTCCTTCTACCTTCAACCATCTTCATATAGTGGTTGGGGTCTCTTTTACTTTTACTTCCGTGAGACATTTTCGCTGCCCTTGAATAATCTGCTTTGCCTTCCCGGTTTATCCAATCAAACCCCCCACTTCCACCTTGTCTCAGGTTGTAGCAAAGCGAATCTTGCCGGTACGTTTCAATTAGTTCAAACTCCTTAGCGAAAGCCTCCTCTGGATTGTCAAAGATGAAGCAGAGATTCTTGATGAACGCTGGCTCACCGTACTTTATTATTGCGCGTTTCAAAATCTTACCCGACCCAAGGTACCCATCGTAGGGGTCTTTGGTCTTATGGACGCCGAAGTAGTACCTCCCGTTCACCAGATTCTGTGTTCGATACACTGTGAAAAATGTCATGAACCTACCGACCTCCAAGAGATACCTCTACTTAAAGAGGTCGGTAGTCACGAAAGTGCAAGTAGAGGGAGTCGAACCCCCAGCGGCTTTTTAGGGCAACGAGTTTACAGCCCGGTGCGACCAACCGATAGTCGCCTTACTTGCGTATTCAATTTTGGTGGGCAGAGGAGGATTTGAACCTCCGAATCCACTAGGGAAGCTGGGTTACAGCCAGCCCGTTTTAGCCACTCACGCATCTGCCCAAAACTAAAAGCCACCCTTTCGGGCGGCTTCGTGTATCCTTGAACCTTGCTCTTGTTAGGAGGGTCTGTCGGACAGCACGAGGCCGCTGCTAAGCAGGTAATACAAGCTTAGTCCGAGGGTCGTGTTGTGTGAGAGACGGTTCATTTTCAATTCCTTTTGTCTTGCCCCGGCCATGTGCGTGTGCAGAGATGGCTCCGGCAGCGACTTCTTATACATAATACTACGAAGTTCGAGAAAGTAAACACTTATTTTGAATTTCTTTCGTTAGCCTTTGCCGAGGGTCTTCAACATGTCCCAAGTCATACGGCAAGCAGCCCACGCATAACCGATGCAGAACTTCAGTTTCTTTATCATACACGACCTCCCTCTGCGAGTTCAAGCATCGGGTACTGTACCTTCAGCTTGTCGAACGCAGCCTTCAAGTGAATACCTTCCTTGTCCGTAACAATCAATACGGAGTTCATGCGGGGTACCATCACACACATTTCAGCAGTGATGTCATGATGAGCGAAGACCTCCGCCATAATCTTCCGGGCGAACAGAACCTCTTGCAGAATCTCACCCCCCGATTTCGAAATGAATGGGTATGCGATACCCTCCACTGTAAACCCAGTGAGGCTGAACCTAGCCATCTCCGGCGTCGTGCCCGGTGCCCAGTGGATGTAGAAGGGGCTGAGGTTGGGCAAGGTCTTGAGATACTTGTCGCCACCGATTCCAATCATGGAGATGTTGCGAGAGTCGGCGAACGCTGGCGTCGAACCCATGGGGCTGATGCGGAAGCTTACCTGCGGAGTGAACTGCGAGATAATCTTCAGACCCTTGAGCGTGCTCAGCAGGTTGTTGTAACGCTTCTCCTCATCGGTCGTAGCGTTCTTCACCATCTTGACTTTGGGCTCGAAGGGGTTCAGCTTCGCATCCTTCGGCCACGACTCCTTGAGAGCGTCCATCTCCTTCATGGCACCCTCAGTGTAGTAAGACATGCCAGCGTACGACTGAAGGTTGAGGAGAACCTGAGTGAACAGATTGTAATCGAGAAGATGGTAGAGCTTGCGACAGACGAACAACCGGTCGTAGCCTGTAGGCTCACACTTGACCTCAGGGCCGGTCGCATACCAGCAGTCACGAAAGAGTTTATAGAGAAGGGTAGAACCGTGCATGGTTCTGTCAAACTCTACATGAGAAAACTGTTTGGAGAACTCCGCCTTCATACTGTCTTCAGATAAGAAGAGCCGGTGGATTTCACCTGAAAAGGTGTCTGCTACCCTTTGATATGTTACATTCATTTCATTTGACTCCATGGTGTTTCACTCCCCACCCCCCGAGGATGTCTACGATGTGAAGGAACAGTTTAGTATCCCGTGCCACTCGGTCGTAGGCTGTAACTAAAACCTTACCGAACTCCCCACATTTACCAGCTAATAGTAGGGTGTTTAGCCCCTCTCGTATGGAATTAGAGCCGTGGATAGAGTCTGAGTATTCTCCTACCACCAATAACCCTTTGTGGGCAGCATATTTACGTAGAGCCAGTAATTGGTTCTCCAGACTCTGTGTTTTAGTAGACACTCTTGCGTAGAGCACCGCCTTAGTTTTAAGTGGCTCAGGTGTCGGGATTCTACTAGGAACCTCGTCAAGATGGTTCAACTGAGCACTCAACGAGACGGTATTTGGAGAAGGAAACTTTTCAGCCATCCGAGCACGCATCAACTCCTGTTCCTTCTCTAAGGAGAAGGTGAGTTCTGTGCTCTCTTTTTTAGGTCTACCCGTCCCCATCGTCATTCCTCTTCGCTCTCTTCCTCTTCCTCATGCTCCGGTGACTTTAGATATAGGTCGTCGTAAGATGACGGGAGTGTGATGTCGTCATACTTAGGAAGCAGCCGAGTGAATCCAGAAGGCTCCCGGATAAGATTAGGTTCGAAGATGCGAGGCTTGATCCTGTAGCCGATATTGATAGACCGGTCTTCCTCGTTGTAGCCGAGAAGGATTTCGTACTCATCCCTGAACCTCATCGACAAGTGACGAGCAAGGTTCATGCAATCGGACGTGATGGCAGAGATAGTGGCGTCACATACCTTAGCACCGACGTACTGCTCCAGCATCGGCTTGACCATCCGGTAGTATTCAGCTTCGACCTCAGCCTCTTCCCGTGCCTGTCGAAGGTCGTACTCTTTCAATACTGCTTCGTACTCTTCACGCGGGGTCATTCTCTTCCTCCGCGTACTCTTCCTCCCGGTAGGCTTCAACAATCTCCTTCACCAGCGGGTGACGAACAATGTCTTCGTCCTCGAAATACTGGAAGTGAATCTTGAGTACCCGTTCGAGTACCTTCTCGGCATGAATGATGCCGCTGTCGAACTTGGGCCTGATGTCAATCTGCGTGTCGTCACCATTGATGACAAACTTGGAGCCCTCACCCATACGAGTTAAAATCATCTTCATCTGCTCACGAGTGGTGTTCTGAGCTTCATCTACAATCACGAAGCAGTTGTTCAATGTACGACCTCGCAGAAACGCCACCGCAGCCACTTCAATGACGCCATCTTCTAGATACTTGTTCACCAGTGGGGAAGGCATCAGAGCATAAAGAGCATCGTAGATGGGGCGGAGATACGGGTCAACCTTCTCCTGCATGGAGCCGGGGAGGAAGCCGAGACTCTCACCCGCTTCAACCGCAGGGCGGATGAGCACGAGGCGGTTGTTCTTCTTCGCCAGCCACTGCACCGCCTTGGCGACGGCGAGGAACGTCTTTCCTGTCCCCGCAGGTCCAATACCAAACACCATATCATGCTTGTCGATGGCATCGAGGTATGCCTTCTGGTTCACTGAGCGTGGAATGACCTTTAGAGTCGCCAGCTTTGCACTCGGATGATAAGGAGCCTCGGGCTCCATCTCTCTCTTCCATGGAATCGTCGCCGACTCTTTCGTTGCACGTGTCTTGGTAGTCTTAGCAGCTTTGATTTTCTTGCTGTAGTTATTGCCCATGAGTTACCGCGTTCTCCAGATACGTGCCTTACCGTCAAGTACCTTGTCCATGTGAACCAGCTTGTGCTGCTGGTTACGCTTCATACCCCATACGGCCAGTTCAATATGACCAACTCTACCTATCTCGTTCTCGTCAATGAGAGTAGAGTCCCCGACCTTCATTTGCAGAAGGTCAGGGATGCGGATGTGGAGTTCCGCTTCAGTCGATTCTGGAATGGGGATGCCATGTTCAATCATGCAGTGGCCTTCTTCTCAAGCTGCTCCATCTTCTCTTCGGAGTCGATGACCATCTTGGCCGGTTCTCCACTCTCGTAGGCACCTACAATGTAGGTAGAGCTAGGGGTGGAAATGTCAGCGGCTGTAGGAGAGTCGAAGGAGTCCAACTCGGTTGCCAACTGCTCACCCAGTTTGGTGACAGGCTCCGGCTCAACGCGAAGAGTCTGCACGTCGCCAGTAACGTCCATGGACACGGGGGAGCCTTGATAAGTGAAGTTGGAGTCTACTTGAGTGAGTACAGTTCCTTCAAGCTCAGAGAAGGGGACGGCGATAACATCGTCCGGGTCTACTCCATACCGCTGCTTGATAAACTCATCCCGCGTCGGGCCGTCTGCGTTGGGCACGAAGGTAACCTTGTTGCAAGGTTCGAACAAGGGGTCGTTCACCGTGGAGCTTCCAGCTATTTTCATAGTCATAGTTGTTCCTTCCTATATTCCATAATACTGTCTGCCAAAATTTTCTTTCTATCCAAATACAATTTGGTTTCAGCGTAAAGTACCCTAGCTACTTTAGCTGCTTTGCGTGAATAGTAGACTGCTGTGGACATCTTATATTGGGTACCCACAGTACCCTCTATACCACAAAAGTCTTGAAAAGACTCTATTGTGGCTCTAGTCCCAATCAAACCAATGTGGGGTCGTCCATTCCCCGAGTTGTATCCCAGCCACCCATCACCGTCTATCACCCCCCGCCAGAAATCCCGATTATTTTCTAGTGAGGGGCTGACAGTCGCTGTCAGACTCTTACGTTCAGTTATTCCTAACGATAGCAGGTCAGACACCAACCGTTGACTGGTAACTTCAAATCTCGCCGCAGCCCCTTTATGACTAACCTTTACCCCCGCCTCTGCTTGAAGAAATTCTCTAAATTTTTCAACGTGTTCCCTGTCCTCAATCCCGAGTTCGAGAATCACCTTTGGGTAACGTCCCAAATGGAAGTCCGAGTTCGAGAATCACCTTTGGGTAACGTCCCAAATGGAAGTGGATACACCCATCTGCAAGAAGAAATCCCGCCCAATACGCAGAGGTGGGGGTGATGCAACTAAAAGCGGTTTCATTATGAATTGGTAGCCGAAAGTCGGCTCTAGCTGATAAGCCGGTTCGCTTAAGCAAATTGGATACTGTCTGAGGACTTATGCTAAAGTCCCGACCTACCTGCTTACATGAAGCCCCTTGGCTGTAGGCTTCAACGACTGCGGCTTGCTTTTCTTTGGATAATCTCATCTATAGACCTCAATAAAGAGTCCCATAGTTCATTTTCTTGATACCCATCCAGTTTGAATTTCCACTTACCCTCAACCAAAACAGCGACCGCCACTACCAACTGAAAAAGGGAGCCATCATCTCGCCCTTCAATCTCAGCTTGTTTGGCATAGTTAATTGCGTCCAGAACCTCTTGTCCTAAATCGGTAAGGACATCACGGCCATTGAACGCTTTCAGGCGGCTTCCATACTTCTGCTCACCTAAGGCCACACGAGCTTCGATGTCCTCGCAGATAGAGTTAAACCCCATCTGACGCAGGTTAGCAGTGACAGCATGGGCAACATCTATATCACCTGATATGGGAAGGGGTTGAATCTGCGTGGCAACATTGGATTGAACAGCGATAGAATAGTTATCTGGTTTAGGTTGGTCTAGGGACATCAAATCCTCCAGACACTAATACCAGCGATTTTAGGTGTTACGATACCACTCCGGGTCAACCTTTTCGAGTGCAGCACCCAGCTTACTTGGGAATACTACAGCGTGCTCTTCCTCTCCACCCCATATCGGTGAATTAAGGGTGTCATGGTTAAGGGTTAAGTCGATTACAGCTTTGTAGAAAGCTTCCAGCTTGGCGATACGTGCTTCCTCTTTTTCGTCAGCCATGATAGCCATTACTCTCTCCCATTCCATGACAATGCCCAAATAAGGAACTTATCGCCAAACAGCAAACTCAAACCCTTGGATACAACATTACCTGTGGTGGGGACGGTGGGAACACATCAACCAGTAGAACGCTGGAGTGGAATAAACACATAAGTGATGCGCTAAAAGGGAAGCCCAAGACGGCTGAACATCGGGCTAATCTATGCGGACCTAGACCCCGCATCTTAGGAAGCGGAAATCCTTTCTATGGTAAAACTCACACGGATAAAGCAAAGAAGAAAATAGCCAAGCGACCCTACGCCAAGGGAGACAGCCATCACTTTTATGGGAAGCCCACTACTACCTCATTCAAAGCGGGAAACGAACACCCACGTGCCACCCCTATCACCATTAACGGGGTGGAATACGGCTCCCTTTCTCTCGCAGCACAAGCCCTAAACATGACCCGTCCCAAACTTCAACGGTGGGTTCGGGCGGGAAAGCCTATTCCACCCTCCCCAAACCCTTAAGGGTCTCTTGGTACTCCAACCACGCTGGCAATTTCCGTACCATCTTTGCCTTGACTTCTTCGATACTAACCGGGTAGAAATCCCAAACATCCACTCCAACATCAAAAGAAAGAGTGTGGTCTTCAGGGAGCATTCCATGTGAATGTCCATAGAGCATGAATGCCCCTCTGAAACTATTGTGCCACACTTTCATGGCGTAGTGGCAAAGAACAATAAGCTGACGCTTATCCCCTTCAAAGTAAGGGCTCCCGAGGCTGAGTTCTTCAAGCTGCCTGTACCAGATGAACGCCCCCTTCTTGGCAAGCTTAGTTGCAATCTGGTCGTGATTACCCTCAAACTGATACCGCTGACCAATAAGCCGCTTGCGATAAGCCATCGCTCTCTCTTCAGTGGTCTTAACCGCGAAGTCACCAAGGTCGTACACAAGGTCACCGGGTCTTACCCGCTCGTTGTTCCGAGCAATGATGGTTTCATTCATCTCATCCACAGTAGAGAACATAGGTCGGGGAATGGTGGCTCCGGGGAGGAGCACACCATTCTCATCGACCTTACCCTTCACCATGAACTGGTGGTCAAAGTGCAAATCTGATGTGAAGAAGATGTTAGGGTAGCCCTTTAAAATTTCCATACTCAACATGTTACATGTATGGAAACTCCAGAGTCAACCCTTTAGTATGGCAACTCAAATGGGGGCGGAGCATCGGCGGTCTCTTCAATCAGAGCCTTGTCAGCTTCGGCGTCCATAGCCGCCTTGCGCTGGTTCTTCCATGCTGCGAAGCCGGAAGTATGAACAAAATAGATGACGTTGGAAGCACGAGGGGCAGGGACGACGTGGATAGGCTGGGGCATGTGATTCTCCCTTCATTTGCGTACATGCACTTTGCACACCTCTGGTTATACCCCTATGTGCGGCGTCGCACTGATCTGTTTTGCTCTTACGAGGCGGATTTCTTCCTCTTATTATTAGGTTCAGCCACCGGAGCCGGGAGAGCCTTCGGCTTCACAACCACAGCCTTGGGGGGCGTATGAAGGCGAATGAGGGCGTTCTTCTCCTCACTGAAATCGTTCTTGCCATTCGGTGTGGTATAGTAGGTGACCCCTTCAACCGTAACTAGCTCGTAAACCGGGGTGAGCGCGAGGTATTCTAGTTCGCTCACTGCATTTCCTTGATGATTCCCTTGATGGTCTCAAACGCAAGCTCGAACGTAGGTACGCGGTAATCGCAGTGCTCAGCAAGCCAAGGGGAGGGGAATTCGTCGGCGTTGACCACGACCACCCACTTGTCCAGATTCTCGTAGGCGTCGAACATCTCCATGGCCGTGCCGTAGCTGGGCTTGGGTGAGTAGACCAATAGGATGTCGGCGGAACGGTAGTCGGTCTTGTCGCCCTTCACAATCAGGTGGCGGATGTGGGGGCTCATCTCCTGCCCACGATAGTCACGACGCATAGGGTCGAGGACGCGAATGGGGCCAATCTCTTCACTGTTGTGGTTGAAATACTTCTTGGCCGCTGCACGCCAGTCCTTACACTCTTCATCGGTGCAACTGTTGATAGGACCTGCCAAGTATATGATTTTTACGTTATGTGCGAGAATCATTAGTCACTTCCTCTTTCTCTACGTAGCATACGCAGATGATGCAATCGCATCGCCTACAGTACCCAATCCCCTTGTGAGGGCACACTGTCGATACAAACTCGTCGTTGAACACGTCGCCACATTTATCACAGCTAACAATCATCGTTACACTCCTAATTTTTCTGCTGCGTCTTCATCGAATTCAAAATAGTTTTCGAACAACTCTTCTCCGGGGTGGATGTCACGAACCGCTATGTCTACATCCGGCTCCGCAAGGGTCATCAGGTTAGGCGTATCCGAATGGTTGAAGTACCTTGCGTCATCCGCCGATACGACGTAACCCCCCACCCCATAAAGCCGAATAGTGGCGAACGGTCGAACGTGCCGGTTCCGGCAATTCGTCCACCAATTCCTTGGGGATGCGGTGGTCTACTCCTTCTCGGAACTCCCATATGACCGTGCCCTTGGGAATGAATTCAGCAGCGAACAACCCCAGCCCATGGACTGTGCTTGGCCCAAGTTGTGTCTTGACTAGAATCATGCCGCGCCTTCGCAATAGCTACAGTCGTTACTTACAATACCCCGATTAGTATGCCATCGAACATGATTGACCCTAATAATATTGCGAGATGACGTGTGGTCTGTCTTTTCTCGTTCTAAACGTTTCTGACTAATAAAATTACGGGTAGTTTCTTTCTGGCTCCGACCATACATTGGATTATTTGACCCCTGAGCATTTTGAGACCGAACTTGACGTAACGTGTCTGATGTGGGTCTCCCCCTAGCCTTCATGGAAATTTTTTGTTTAGTCGCATCTGACAGCGTTCTGCCCACACAGTATTTGTTGCCTTTATGTGCAGCCCCTATCTTCTTTCGAGTGGCGTCACTAGGAGATACACCTTTGTTCCACGAGGGGACGCCTAGTTTGGACTTACGCAATTTATCTTTGGTTTCTGCTGAATGCCTAAATCCAGTGGTACCCTCACCCCCATCTGTGAGATTATAGCCAAGGGTTGTATCGTTAGTATGATACCTTTGGATAAAGTACCTCTCTTGTTCGGCTAACTCTTCTTCAGAGGATGCCCCATGGGATAAGGGTACAACCAAAAAAGCCCCTACACCGTACTTACGTATTGCTGCATGAAGGTAGTATTTACTCCCCCGTTTAGCCGCAGCTAGATGCTCCGACCACCTACGTGCTACATATTTTACGGTCTTTCCTACATACTGCTTCCCGTTGACTCTGTTGTAAACCATGTAAACTATCATGAATAAAGACCTCTATTATAGTTCACATAGTTCAGTAATCAAGGAACGCAGCTTCGGTTCATCGGCTGGGCAGAGAGCGTTGATGACTTCTCGTGGGTCGGTTGACTCGATGTCCCCAACCTGCTCGTCCATGGCGATGAAGAACTCTTTCAGTTCGTCCGACTTCACCACGTCAACGACTTCCTTGTCCGCCGTCTTGAACGCAATGTTCAGAGGGCTGACCGGGATTTCCTTTTCCTTATATCTAATACCGTCTTCAGCGAAAGACAGAATGGTCGCCACGACAGGTCGCGTCACTTCATCGTAATCATATGCAGCACGAGCGAGTGAGCCAAGGTTAACGTGTGTTATTCCTCCGACTTCAACCGTCTCGTGACGAGAGTGGTCGTGTCCCCACAGCATGAAGTCATAGTCTAGGTGCTCAATCTGGTTGTAGCCAATCGCTTCACCAAACATACCACCACCATTCCCCGGCTCACCATACGAGTGGACAATCGCGATGCGATGCTGAACGCCATCTGGCCGAGGCCCTGTGGCGAGGAGCCGCTGAAGAGTCTCGGCACCATGCTCATAGGGGAACGTCTCCACCAGCACGTTGACTGTCTCTGCCTCGTTGACGAATAGGACAGGCTCATCGTTCAGATTGTGGCAAGCTTTAGCTGCAAATAGCAAACCGATGGGTTGGGTGGGAATCGTATCCATTCTGTCGAATGAAAGGTCGTGATTTCCAATGGCAGTGTAAACCGGAAACTCTCTCAACAAATGCAACAGAGGGAAAAGAAGGCTGAACCCATTGGCGGGGGACTTAGGGTTCTTGACGTGGAATATGTCACCCCCGCAAAGAGCCACACCCTTGAGCTTCAAGGTAAGGTCGCGGATGAATGCTATCTTGGCGAGGATGGAGGACTGGTAATCGTCCTGCCTACGACCGGGCGGCTTCGTGGAGAGATGCCAGTCAGTGCTGTAGACGAAATTTACTCTATCGTGTTGTAGCTTGACTATCTTCACGTATGTTTTTCCACCATTCGTTCACGTACTCTTTATCCTCATACTGAGGATTGTTGGTGAACTTCAAATCGTAAATCTTCTTCATCACCTGATGGCTCACAATATGACCACCGATGACGTTGGCAGAGGAACCGGGAGGGGTGTTTGGCTCATACCAGTGAGTCTCACTCTCTCGCTTGGTGAGCACCCGGTCTTTCGGCTTCTGAGGTTCTGCCCAGAACGTACGGTACGGGTCAAACGTATCATCGTAGGGGCCTATCTGGCTGGCTCCGCACTGCATACAGTGGAATGGGCCACACTGTACCATGCCCACGCCTACATCACAGAAATCAGCATCACACACTGAGTCGCAGTAAGGGCAGTTGTCCGTGAATTCTCCGGTGTAGCTCATAACAGTTCGACTCCTGATTGCCATCCAATCCGTTTCAGATTGATGGCAGCGGTTCTAACCCGCGAGTACATCTCGTCGGCCACCGGGCACGTGCCAATTTCTACATCCTCAGAACATTCGGTACACTTCTTCAGATGAGCGGCCAACTCAAGGTCAACCTTGAGGGCTGCTTCAATCAGTTCGAGTTGGGTGGAAGTTGGAACCCGCATGTGACCATGATGACGCATCGCTCACCCCGCAAGTATGTCCGTGACCACGTAATCACCATCACCCAGCGGCTTGACATACTTCACCGGCAAGCCGAGTTCTACGGCGATACCAATCTCCGCAGTGACACCCTTGGACTGCTGCCAGCCATCGAGCATGAGAACCCAGCACTCATTGCAGCGAGAGAGCATCGTCTCATCGAACTGCTTCCAGAACTCCCAGTGACCGGGGAGCTTGCAGACGGTTGCAATCGGGTGGGTGTGGCAGATGGGGGAGTAGAAGGACTTGTCCAAATACTTGTTCATCAAATAACCGGTGGCAACAGCGACACCGATGTTACGCATTTCCTCCACCATCTTATCGGGATGGGAGTAAGGACTGGCGACGTAAACGAGCCTACCTCTCTGCATTTGCTACCCTCACCCATTCATCGCCTTACTCATTGTAAGTGGCGATGAGGGTCTTCTTGTCTGGTGTGTACAGGCTGAGTCGTGTCTTGTTGTGGCTGTTGAAATCGCAGTTGGGGCAGTGGCTCTCCAAGTGATAGAAGAGGGTGTGACCCTGAGTGCAGGTCATGTTCGTCCATGAGGAGTTAGGGTCATGGTGATGCCGCTTACCCTCCTCATCCCAGTAGTCATCGAAGCCCATGCTGGTGCTGCTGAAATAGCTGGGCGACGGGAGCTTACTGGTCTTTCCTTCTTCAACACATGCGGGACATTTCATCTACGCATCCTTCCACACCTTGTCGGACTCTTGTTCGAGAGTACGGCTATTCTCGCTGTCCGCTATCCAAGTAATACCCTTCATCCGGGAAACCTTGGCTTTGAATTCTTCGCAAGCTTCTTCAGACTGGAACCATAGGCTGAGACCGGGCTGGCCTCCGCCGTACGTGCCCTTACCGCTGCACGAGCGACAGGTCTGCTCTTCATACATCCTGTCCCAGCCTCCGCCGTTGTCCACTTCGTAGGTCTGCACCTTACGACCACCACACTCTTCACAAGTGCGGACGGGCCATTTGCGAACATCACGAGAGGCACGTTCGAGCGAGGCCCAGAACTTCCCCAGCTCCGTCCCCGGCTTCTTTCTCAGCTTGATTGTCATATGCGTCTGAACCTTGGAACTCTGACACCATCGACTTCAACAGATTCTTCGAAGATGGCAGCGGGTCGAGCCCATAGTGATTTGTGCTCAATTGACTCATACACTACAAGGGGCTCACCGTTCTCAGTATGTGTCGCCACACCGATGAGACGGTACTTTCCCCCCTTGTAGTGTTGATAGAGTTGGTCGTCCATGCTTACTCGACCACAACCTTGGCGGACGTGTCGATGTTGGTATCCTTACCAACCTGAGCCTTGGCAGTCTCCTGCCACGGGGTGCCTTCCTTAGCCACCTTGGCGGACGTGTCGATGGTCGGCTGCTTCTCAACCTTGGCCTTGATGTTGGCGACGAAGGACTCAACCTTGTCTTCCTCTGCCTTGAAGTCGGCCTTGACATCGCCGCCGATTACCTTGGCTTCGTCCTCAACAGCGGTTGCGACCTTCTTGGCCTCTGCTTCAACCTTGGCGACAGCTTCAGCCTTGGCCCTAGCGGCGGCAACGTCGGCCTTAGCCTTAAAAGCAGCCTCTTCCACAGCCGGGTCAACCTTGGCTGCTTCAACCTTGGCTGCTTCAACCTTGGCTGCTTCAGCCTTCTTGAGGTTGGCAGTGACTTCAGCGATGAGGGCGTCCGTGCTGGCCTTGAGCTTGGTCTTCAAGTCAACGTATTCCTTGGCGAGGGTCTCGGTCGGGAATGGGATTTTGGCGATGACGGTGTTCTTGTTGATGAGCGAGACTTCGAAGTTACCTTCGACAGTCTTGGTGTAAGTAATCTGCGCGAATTCCATAGGGTTAGTTCTCCTGTACGGCGTTGTATTTCTTCATCAAATCTTCACCCGCTACCAACTGTTCTTCGATGGCAACGAGCAACTCTTCAAGCTTTGCCCTTGATGCTTCCTCTAAGGCTCTTAGCTCTTTGATACTCATATCCTCAGGATTATCGATGCCGAGTTCCTTGAGGGCGGCGTAGGCTTGCTTCAACTTCTGCTCTTCAACACGAGCGTCCCCGATAATCTTCTCTCGGGCTGAGGTTAGTGACCGCACCTTTGCCTGTGCTTGCTTGAGCCGTTCCTGTGTGGTTAGTTCTGCCATTACCGAATCTCCATGCGGTTAATTCTGTGATAGGGAATAAAAATTACACATTCGGGTGTGGACTTCCACCGGGCACGATAAGTTGAGGGCTGGCCTTGAATTCCACCATTCCACCGTACCAATAGCCTTGAGTTTCCCTAATCAACTCGATGACCTTGTACGCAGCCATCTTGTCTTCCAACTCAAGGTGGAAGTTATAGTCCCCATCACGAGTTTGAACGAAAAGTTCTACTGACATACGTGTTCCAATCCGTGCCCACACTTTGGGCACAAGCCTTTGGCTGCTTCGGCTGCTGCTTCTTCAGCGAGTTCCTGTCGGATGGTTTCAACCTCGCTATCGGCTATCCCTATGTGCGCTTCATACTCAGGTAACCCCACAGTAAGGTTCTCGTAGGATTTGGCTGCAACTATAGCGACCTTCATGTATTGAATACTGCTGGCGAGGGATTTCACTTCATTGAATTGTTCCTCAACTTTGTTGAGAACTCCCAGCACCGCCACGTCGAGGGCTTCAGGACTGTACTTCTTCTCCACAGTAATCTCAGCCAGCCCGTTGCTCTGCTTGAGATTTAGTCCAATCTCTGCCCATATGTCGGAGATGCTATCCAAACTATTTACCAGTCGAGTGATGAACCGGGAGGTAGACAAGGCGTCCCCGGCGTTCCCCAGATTAACCACCAACTGAGTCATAGCCTCAATCTCGGTTAGGTTTGGTAACGACAAGGCATCTAGGAAGCCCTGTAGGGGCTCCAGACGGGCTTGATGCCTGAGAGTGGCACCTAACTGACCTACCAACCCCTCGTCCCGACGTATAGCCATCTCTAGCTGGTTCACGACCTCTGCAATGAGCGTAACCTCACCGGTAATCCCCAACAGCTTCGCGCTGCGTTCCTCTGCGGAACGAATCTCAGTTGCGAGTGTACTTGCCTCACTCTTCCTCTGAGTGATGCGGAGGTTGGCTTCCTTCTTTCCGGTGTCCAACTTCTCAGTGCTACTGAAGGCCCCAAGAACCGCATTTATCTCGCTAGGCTTCCACCGGTCGGGGTCGATGAGGAACTGTGCTTTGTTCTGGCCGGAGAAGATAGGGTCAATAAGGTACTCTCCAATCTTCACTTCGCCAAAGCCCAGCTTGGCTACCTCGTCAGGGACTTTACCTCCGAGACTACTGTACTTATTCTGGTATAGGTTGACCTTCCCTTTGGGTGTGAGCAGTTCAGCCGCAGCGGTGGCTTCAGCTTCGCTGTCGTAGAGAACCTTAGTGTCGTCTCCAATGTGGAACTTGTGTGGGAGGGGAGTTAGAACATATTTGGTCGAGCCCTTGCGTTTGCGAGTGGCCTTGATGTTGAGACCATCGAGTTCCAGTTCGACCTTGAGCGGCTCCTCCTGTCCATTACGCACATACTCATCAGGGATGTCATTTCGCAACACCCCCTTGAGAGAACGGAACAGTGAGGACTTGCCATGGTTTGAGGGGCCGACCAGTACGGCCAACCCCTCAATGTCTAAGGAAACATCTGACCAACATTGAAAGTTTTTACAACTAAGACGCATACAACCCCTTGGATGTTTTTAGCTCAGTTAGTCCTCGTCTTCGAAGTCAACGCTGGTGGTTGCTGCCTTGGACTCGTCAAGGAAATCAACTTCTTCCTTGCTGACCTCAGCGGCGAACAGCGACTCGTTACCGGCCAGAGAAGAGACGACCAGAGAGCGGAGCTTATCGATAACTTCCATATCACGCTTGATGACGAGGTTCTCGATGGCCTCCGCCTTGTTGGCGTAGGTAGCGAATGCCTCACCCGGAGCACCAATAGACCACTTGGCACCAGAGTTGGTGATGAACTTCAACGTACGAGCAAGAGCCAGCACGCTAACCGTGTCATCCCAGCCATGTCCCGGACGGATGTAGATGTCTGCCTTGCGGAAGCCAGCACCCGTGGGCTTGTTCTTGAGCGTACGAGCACGCACAAGGTTCATCGTCGGGTCGAGCTTCTGTCCCGGTTCACACACGTCGAGGATGAAGATTTCATCCGTCTCCATGTCAGCGATGGCCTTGGGAGCGAGAGCCTTCTCCAGCGTCAACTCCACCATGACGGACGGAGCGAAGCGTGCCATACGTCCACCCGGCAGCGTGTAGATGCGGTTGGTGTAGCTGTACTTGTTAGCCCAGCTTGCTTCCGTGCTGTCGTCAATACGGTCGCGGGTCTGGTTAATCATGATGAGAGATGCATCGAATTCCTGCGTGTAGGGGCGGAGCATCTTGTAGAAGGTGCTGATGGTCTTGGCATGGGAGCCGTAGTTGCCCTTGAACGCCTTCTTGTTGTAGATGAGCTTCTTTTCAATCTTCGAGTCCATGAACGGAATCGAGTCGTTGACGAAGAGACGCACGCCGACTTCATCCATCAAGCGAACGTGCTCAATGATGGCATCCTGAATGGACGCTGGCTGCATGAAGAAGAGGAGCTTGGGGTCGATGCCGCAAGACTCGCAGAACGCGGGGCTTGAGGAACCTTCGTAATCGAACACGGCTACCGGCTCACCTGTGTTCTTCTGATAGGCACCAGCAGAGCACAGAGCGGTTGAGGTCTTACCCGCACCTTCATCACCGTGGAACTGAGTAACGGAACCGTGACGAGCGATACCCTTGAGACCGAGAACATGGTCAAGGACGATGTGGTTGTAGGGGATGAGAGTCTCTTTGAAATCCGACTCAAGGATTTGGTAGTTGGCGGTCTGTTCTTTGCGCGAAGCATTGAAAGCATTCCGGCGTTGTTCAGGTGTCCAGTTGCGTGGGTGACCTGACGGTACGGATGAAGCAGCGGCCTTGGTGGCCGTCTTCTTGGGAGCCATAGCGTTTTCCTCCAACCCTGTTTCACTCTCTTCGACCTATTGTCATGGAGTGTAGGGGTACTACACACTAAATACCAAGATGTTGAGTTACTCGACATATGTATCTGATGAAATCATCATGAGACAACTTGCCTTTAGTCTTATTGCACTGCCAACAACACGGGATGACATTATCCAATGTGTACCCTTTTTGGGGGTTACTGCGATCTAGGCCGTTATACCTAAACTCCCCTGTGTCTCCAACCTTTCTATATGTGTGAATGTGCGTGTTACTGCCTATCTCGCCACAGTACCTACAAGGGGATGTGATAAGTGAGGTAAATAGAGGTTCAGGTATATTCCAAGGAGCCGACGCCTCATTTATCTTATGGGCTCTACGACGATGTTCTAGCCAAATAGAATGAATAGCAGCTTCGTCATTAGATACGACTCTACGGTTTCGATTAGCTGGGTTCTTATACCCCCACAAACATCCGCAGGACGATTTTCGATTCAACCGTTCACTGAGTCTAAGGTTCCCGGAGCTTACCGTTTTCTTATTGCCGCAATCGCAGACACAATACCACCGCTTACTTCCAGCATAGGATTCAACTACCAGATACCCATAACGTTTACCAACAAGGGACACTAAATCCGAACGCGGGTTACAACTGATACTCATGCTTCGTACACCTTTGTGACGCCTTACTGGCGTCTCTAACTAAGAGTACGTAGTTGTTTTTTACATAATCGTAAAAATACTCCTTACGATGTAGTAACCCCTTAGTGATGATTCTGGAACGGGTTCCTTTACCCTTCACTTCCTGAGCAGCGTTGCATAAGGACAAAAGATGCTTATCTGGGACTTCATCAACGTGCCCCATTAAGATAGAAGCCGTGTGCCGAGCCATCATACCTAACAACACAGCATCGCAAGCATCGGTATCTAGTTTGGGGTATGCAGTTTTGTCAATGAAATCGTAGGCGCGTGCAATGTTCTCGCCCTTGTTTTTCGCTCCTGTTTTAGTAAGACCCATCAACGACCTGAGCGTAGCCGCATTGGTAGTTAGTACCCGAACTGTGGCAAACCTCTGCCACAAATCGGTTTCGAAGAAAACTAGATGGATAATCCGGTTCAACGCCACGAGGAAGTCGTTCATCGGCGTCGGGTATTCCATGCTGATGATGAGGCCCAAGGACGGTTCCTTCTTCTCATCTGTCCAGAACGCCTCCGGGCGTAGGGTCAGGTTCCAAGCTGTGGGGTCGGTGCTCAGGATTTGAGCGGAGGCATCTTCCACTATGTTGCGTAGGTGGAGGGCCATCATCTTACCCCGGAGCCAGATGGGCTCGGAGGCTACTTCAGGCTTCACAGAACCGGCTGACAGCCAAGTAGCTCGGGTGCCGGGGTCGTCATCTTCTAACTTGCGGCGAACCCGCATGAGAGCGTATCCGGTTCGACTCATAGAAGGGTCGAGGCCAAGGATAAGCCACTGCTTCACTTCTGGAAGTGGGGCGGGTACTTTGAGAACTACTGCTTTTTTGTTCTTTGCCATCTACAGTGTAATACTCAGATTTTGTACATTGGAGACAGCTTGGGAACAGGTAAACTCTCCCATAGAGTGAAAGCCTCGGAGCAGTCACTTCCCACAGCGGCCAGTCCGTTATCCCCCATAAACACCTTGCGGTCTTCGGGCATGTCGTAGCAACCACCTAGAATTGAAACCTTGGCAGTCATGCCATCAATGCCGATGGAGTCCACCGCAATTGTAGGTGGGGAGTTAGGGTAGGAGAGGGCAAAGTAGAGTAAGAACAAGAGGGTCATCTAGTAGACGCCTTCAGGTATCGCCGGTAGCTTCTCCAGCACGAAACCTGCTTCCTTTACCTCTTCAAACTCTTCCTCGAACTTATTCTCCTTGAACACCTTCACCCAAAACTGGAACTTGTCCTTCTTCTTGTCGTAGTAAGCATGAAACCCGTGGGCCTTAGGCCAGTCCTTCTTCTCAAAGGGGACGTGGACAATCTTCACCGCGATGTTGGGAGTCCTCGCGGCCTCGATAACTTTATCCAGAGGATAGAACCCAAGAATTTTGAGCATGGTCATCACGTCGAATAAGGCGCGGTGAGGAAATGGGTTCAAAAGTCCATTATCCGCTGCCATGTAGTTGAGCCGCTTACTGCTATGGGCTGTGACTTCCAAATCCTGTGTGGTATCTATCCACAGCTTGTCTGGAAACCAATCAAGTCCATACTTCTCCGCCCACCGTTTAAGCACCAGTCTGTCAAAGTTGCGTCCATTGTGAGCACAAACTACATCAGCCTGTTGAATCCAAAGGAGTGTCTGTTTAAGCGCACGTAGACTTTCAGTCCCATACTCCGCACAAAGGCTGGGGTTGATTTTGTTAATTTCTTGAGTTTCTGGCTCCCATACAGCCCCTTCACCGGGGTCAACAAGGTACCCTGCCATCCTCACAGGGGCCAATATTGAAGTATCCCATAGTACGAGCCCCACCTCTGTAACGGAGGCAGTGGGTTGAATCCCAGTAGTCTCAAAATCCAGCCCACAAATTATCAAGGTCGTCCTCCTTTAAACCCCCTATTACATAGGGGGCTCATAGTTATTCAATGTCGGTTGTCGTTCTACTCTACTAAATAGTTTCACCAATATCGGGGTTTTCAAACCTGTCCCCGCGACACAGTGTCGCAATCAAGTTGCCCGTGTTTGCCCACATCGGACGGGGCAGTCCATCAGGGTAGTACCAGTCCCACGACTCAACCTTGGTGGGCTCCAGAACCTCCAAGTCGCCCTCATCAACAACGGTCGCCATGTAGTACATGCAGAGGTATTGTTTACCCTGCTCCGGGAAGTAGTCATTGGTGACAAAGCCCGTGAAGCGTACGTCCTTCAATTCAAGATGGGTCTCTTCCCTGACTTCACGAAGGGCGGCTGCAATGGGCGTCTCGCCGTAGTCTACCTTGCCACCGGGTAGAGAGTACATGCCTGTTCCAAGCTCACCCTTACGCTTGCCGAGCAGCACCAATCCCTCTTCACTGAGTACGATAACCCCGATGGCTACACCGGGGTACGCCATAGGCCGGGATGATGGGGAGTATTGCTTGGGAGCGTACTCGGGGTTCGCCTTGTCCCACTCTGGTAGATTCTTAGGCCATTCCATTTGAAGCCTCCAGTTACAGAGTATAGCAAAAGGGGAGCCAAACGGCTCCCCCTCTGTGTTAGTTGAAAAGGTTTAGGGACTACAGGTCCTCGATGTCATCCAAAGAGGCTTCCGCGCCGGACTTGGCCTGACCAGCAAGCATCAGCTTCCACTCGTTCAGAGTGATGCTACGACCGAGCTTGTTCTTCAGCTTCTTGCCGCCGTCATTGACGTACTTCTTGGCCGCTTCTTCCACTTCCTCAGCGAGAGCGGGGTTCAGCTTCCACTTCGCCTTGGTCGCGCAGAGCACGAACTCGTAGCCGATGCCGTTGTCCTTCTTGCTCATCACAAGGTCAATGTCGAACACCGAAGAATCCTCGGGTGCGAGATTGGACACGGAGCGGTAGTTCGAACGGGAGAGGTCAACGTAACCGACTTCCCATTCAATCGGCTGACCGGCGATGGTGTACTTGCCAGTCTTCTGGTCTGCGTTGGTGTACAAGACAGCGAGGGCGACAACGTGGAGCATACCCTCTTCTTCCATCTTGGTGCAGCAGTAGGGAATCTCATCCTTCTTCGCCGGGAGGCAGAGGAACGTACCCTTCTTATCCTTGGTGTCAACGAAGTGAGACTTCGCCGAATACGGGTCGATGAAGTTGAGGAGAGCGAAGCGAACAACCTTGCCCTTCTCTGCACGAATGCGATTGAGCCCGTCGCCCTTCGCCATAATCTTCGAGTCGCCGAACTTGACGCTCTGTACGACATCATCGGTTTCAGTCACAACGTGCTGAGCCTTTGCTGCCGGTGTAGGAGTTGCAATCTCACCATCGTCTTCAACTTCGACGGCGGTGGTTGCTGCTGCGGTGGAGGCGGTCGAAGTGGGCTTCGACGTAGGAAGTACATCCAGTTCATCATCAAACTTTGCCATATGACTGTGATACCTTTCGTTTCGAGTGGATTAGTTTATTATTTGCGAGTGTCTTTACTGCTCTACGGTTTTAATACTGTCGTAAAGCACAGTTTGAACCGCATACTTAAAACATTTCTTTGTATAGCCCAACCTATGCTGAGGTACTCCGGGCACCCTCTTTCCTCTCTAATCTACGAAGGTTCCCCAGTGCCACAAATCGTACCTTACGTTTGTCCTCGGTCATCTTTGTCTCCCCCGTAAAGGGGATATTTCTCAGAATGCCGGGTTTATGATGAATGCTAAACTTGCCGAAGCTATTTAGTTTCATGGAGAACTTATCGTTGTCGAGGTTGTCAATCAAGGTCTCTTCAATGCAGACGATGATCTTCTTAAGTAACTCCTCCGCTTCTTTCTTGGTTGATAAGTTAAGGGTCTTTTGCACCCGAGCTACCAATAGTTCCCGACCTACACGCGAATTTGCCATTCTAATCCCTCAAAAAGACTGCTTATACCATTAGTTTGATAGTGAGATTTCATCAGTATTTATGGCAAAACAAAACGCTCACCCCGAAGGGTGAGCGTTTCAACCACGATATGTATTTCTGGTCTTCTAGTTACAGAACAAACTTCAGCCCAACACCGGCACCGACCGACAACTGACGGGGGTTACCGGTAGATACCGCGCTGTCGAGAACCAATGATCCAGTCGCCCGAACATGCTTGGCGAGGAAGACCTCTGCGATGCCGTTTGCGATACGCTCGTTGTTGACCGCATCCTTCGCCGGGAGCAGGTAGGCTCCCTCAACACGCAGCTTCGAGGTTTGGTAGCCGACGCCGATGAACGGGTGGAAGCTCTGAGTGGATACTGACTTTAACGCCTTCTCTGCCGTGGTGGGGGTAAGGTTGGTGATGGATGAGTCCACTCCGACACCGACCAGAACCTTGGTCAACTTGAGGTATGCGCTTGCCTGAGTGTTGACAGTATAGCCGTTGCTGGTCACGACGTTGTTGGCGGTATTGTAGGTCGTATTGGCGTCGAGCAAGAGATACTTGCTGCTGGACTCGATACCACCACCTACTGCGAAGTTCGGGTTGGTCTTGTTTACGACAGCACCACTCTGAACACTAACGCCAGCGGTTGCATACGGTGCGAACACACCATTCTGTGCTGAGGCGGAGCCTACGGTCATTGCTGCAAGGGTAAGAACTGCTGCAAACATCAAAGCGATACGCTTCATAACATCTCCAAAGGTCAGTTGACCCATCCTCTATAATACTACGGTTTCCATAGGTTAGAGATACGAAAAGCACAAATAAAAGGGTCAGTCCGCTTTGTGCGCCAGAGGTCAAGTAGCTCGATGGTGTCATGCACTTTAGTGTAGTCTAACTTCAGTTTTTTGAAGAACTTGAGCTTAGATGGGGAAATACGCAACCCAGCCTTCTTGAGGGTAGATTCTTCATCAGCAATTGACAGGGTGTACGCTGTAAGGTCTAGGTACAGGCTGTTCAGACGATACTCCGGCTGTACTCCGGGAATCTGGAACCACAGTACTCGGTCTTCCCATGGCTGCGGCCACCGCTTACCTTCAGGTATTGGAGGTCCGGTTAGATGCCACACAGCCGTCCACAGAGCTACGCGGATGTCCTCGATGGTACCTGACGTAGCCAAGTGGTCTGCCAGCCTCTCTACAACGTCCTTGGACGGCTTGTCCACGTCGAGGAGAGTAGCGGCGTACCGTACAATAGCGTTCGCCCCGGCTGAGCCCTTCTCGATAGGGTCGAGTGACCAGAACGATGTCATATCCTTAACCTGAGGCGAGAGAGTGACGTGTTTGGCGGAAAACACCCGGAACAACTTGGGCTGGTCATCCACCAGCATGTCGGAATCGCTGAGGGTATCAGCCTGTTGACAGTAGACTCCGAGTACCTGCTCAGCAAGACGCTCCTGTGGTCTGTCTTCGCCTACAAGAATATTGTAACGATTGTAAGTCTTTTGAGACAACAGAACCGGGACAGGGTTAAATTCTGACACCAGTCGGCCCGGTCTGAATTTGTTGTCCTTCTTTTTCTTGATGTCTGGCAAAGGTACTCCCGCTCATCCCATGGATAGTTTAGGCTTTGAAATCTGGAACTTGTTGTGGGCCTTAGTCATATCCTCCACAAACCTAGCCGCGTCTGCTAGATGCAGCAGAACCCTCTTGCCTACCGGGGTGATAACCACTCCGCCCTTCTTCACCTTCATCAAACCATAGCCTTCGCACAGGGCGACCGTGGTCTCCACGAACTGATTGACCATGCCTCGGATGTACTCCTTGCGTTGCTCCGGGGTGATTTCCTGTCCCTCGCTGGTGACCTTAATACGCAGAGCCTTTTCCAAAGGTTCAATGAGGTACTCATGCTGAGGACTGTCGAGTTCACTGAGAAGGATGAGGAAGAGGTGACGAGAGACGTGAGTGAAGTGAGGATATGCTTTATTCAACTGTTCGAAAATGAGTTCTCCGATGAGCAGGGTTACGCCAAAGGTGGCTCCCCACTTGTAGCCGTCATAGGAACTGGGCATCAACTGATACTCGGTAAGGGTAGGATACTTGGCATACTTCGTGAGTACCTTTCTCTCTTCCTCCATGAACTCACGTATCTGTTTGACAGCATCGTCGCCGATGGCCTCCGGGTCGAGGACCTTCTCGTTAACAACGGAAAGTAGTTCATTCTTGGCTTGTGCGGTGATGGTCTTTTGAAGGTAGAGCACCTTCTTCAAGTCATCGAGGGTCTTCAGTTGTACTATTGGCTCCATGATGTGTAATACGACGCTTTCATCGTTTAGGTGTAACCCCTAGCCGTCGCCACATATAGGTCACCAACGCGGGGATAGTCCGGCATACTTCCGTCGAACTGTTTATGGTTACATGGTAGTAGTGACCCTTATACACATCTACGTACCACACAATTTCATTCGTCTGTGATTGCAGCCGAAAGTTGGGCGTGTTCTTGATGGAGAACCGCATACAGTATTGCAGCGGTGCCTCCATGGGGATGTACTGTTCAAGAGCCCTCTTCACCGGGGCAACGTCGCGGGGTTGAGGGTATCGAGGCGTGGAAGTCTTACGCATTACTTAAGAATCACCCATTGTTCACGTATACGCCCGGAGGTCGGGTAGAAGCCTTGGTCATGTACTTCACCCTTGGGAGAGTGACCCAGTGTCACTGGGTAGGTCTCGCTGACACGTCCGCTGGCATAGAGGTTGACGCTCTCTACTTCAACGTAGTGTACGTCCCAGTATGTAACTTCCATGTCGCCAACAAGGTGGCAGGGCATACCAAAGACTACCTTGTGCAGCGGCGAGTGTACCAGCGGGTCGCCGATGTGAGGCTGGCCGTAGGGCTCACGCAGGTTCACACGCTTCATGCCGAGTGAAGAGAGATAGTTCAGCGTCTTCGTAAGGTCGTCGCCAAGGTTCTCCGGCCCCAACACGACGTTGACCTTTAGGCTCATGTCCGGGTGGTTCGCCATGATGCGTTCGATGTTGGGCGGCTTGCCCTGTCCCATCATCTTCACATAGATGTCCGGGTTGAAGCTGCTGATAGAAAAGCTGGCACGGTCGTAGAGCGACAGTAGCTCAGGCGTGTAGGCCGCTGCGTTCGTGCGGATAGCCAGAGGCACACCGGGGAACTTCGCACGCAGGTAGGTCGTCAACTCCGGGTGGTGAGCATAGAGCAGCGGGTCGGTGTTGGTGCCGGTCAGGCAGATTTCCTTCACCGGTCTCTTCGCCAACTGGGTGGAGAACTCATCGAGGTTGGGCAGCGGCCACGTCTTCAGCACGTCGTAGCTGTCCAAGTCCATCATGTGCTGGCCGATGCAGAAGTAGCACGAGCGATTGCACAGACCGCTCAGGTGGATGTTGCCAAACCAGTGTTCGAAGCTCTCATCAGAATTCAGACAACCCATGGTGATTCTCCTAGCGAGGCCGCACTACCGCGTCCATGAACCACTTGGGGAACAAGTGCTCGTAACGGGCGAGGAATGCGAGGATGGCGGAGTCAAGGATGTAGTGGTGCGCCTTGTCTTCCTTGTGGCGGTTGGAGCGACCGAGACCCTGAATGATAGCGAGAGCTACGAGCCATGCATACCACTCGGAGTCACGTTCCATACGAGCCTTGACGTACGGGTCGAGGAAGGGGAAGGGTACTTTGACGATAACAGAGAAGCGTGACAGGTCGTCCTTGAGGTCGAGCCCTTCCGTCATACTTGGAGAGAAGAGGACGGTAGGGTTGGTGGCCTCGCAGTGATTGACGATGGCACTGTCACGGCTTCCCTTCGCGTTCGTGTGGGTGACCACACGGGCGATGTTTTCAGGAGAGAGATTCTCCGACATGTACTTGTTGACCTTGTAGCTGTGGGTGTGGACGAGTCCTTTCTTGCCAGCGTAGTTCTTGTGCTCCATAATCTTGCTGAGGAAGGCGGCGACCAGAGGCATCGCGTAATCAATCGAAGGAACCTGACCCGTGCCGTAGCAACGGTCGCAGCCGGAGCCCTTGCGGTTAGATGCACCCTTGTTCTCTTCCGTCGAGCAGTTGGGGCAACCAACCTTAGAGGAAGACATGTTGGCAATCGGCTTGATGAACACCGGGCGATTCTCAACCGGGAAGTCGCAGGGGAGGCGGAGGGTGACCGCATCCTTGGGGTCGATGCCAAGGTTACGCATGAAGAAGGTGAAGTCGTTGCCACGGTCGTCGGTGCCACCGATGGTAGCGGACATGATGACAATCTTGTCGGCCTTCGAGAAGAGGATGTCGTTGGCGAACAGAGTGGCCGTCAGCGGCTTGATGATGAGGCACCCGTAGGTGTCAGAGCCCTTGGTGTCGTCGGTGTAGACAATCCAGTCTTTCGGGTTGTTGACGACCGAGTTGAGGAACAGGTCAATCATCCCGACGAACCGCTTGATGCCGTTCAGCTTCTTGCCCAGCTTGGCAGCGGAGGCGGTGTCATGGTCTTCCTTGAACTCGCGGAGGTCGGCTTCCCACTTCATGATGAGAGCGGAGGCAGCGGCCTTGTACGTATCACGTACCCACGTCGCACCCTTTTCGGTCTGACCGGGCTTGACCTTCAGTTCGGCCATGGTGAAGAAGTTGACGCCCACTTCGTCGCAGCGGAAGCGAGTAACAACGATGTCGGCCAGCGACAGAATCTGCTGTTCTAGGTTGTGACCCTCGTCAAGGACGAGCATACGGCGGGGGAGAAGCTGACCAGCGTGGTAGGTCTCGTTGAGGTAGTAGGCGAAGTTGGTGACGCTGGCGGCAGAGCGGGTGAAAGCCAGCTTGGCTTCCTTGTAGGGGCAGAAGGAGCAACCGCCGCCCTCGCCATCCTCCCCCTTTTCCTTGCAGAGCATCCCGCCGATTTCGCAATCAACAGGCTTGTTGTCTTCGTCCACAAACTCGGTGCATTCGTAGTTCGAGCGACCCTTGAGTTCGACCAGACCCATCTTACCGAAGTCGTTCATGTACTGGGCGGTGAGGCTCTTCTGAGGGGACAGGATGTAGGCTCCCGCTTCCTTGCCGGAGGGGGAGGGCTGGGTTTTGGCATACGAAGCAGCCATGACGCCGATACCAGACTTACCGGCTCCCGGAGGGCCTTCGATGATGATGAACTTTTTGTTCTCGCGGTAGGCGCGGAGGATGGCTTCCGCACCCTTATCCTGAGCATCACGCATCAGGTCAAAGGGGAAGTGGTCTCGGATGTTCTGCGACCAGTTGTCGTTCAAGCTCTTGGTGGTCGGGGTCGCAATCTGTAGAAGCTCAGTCATTTCTTCTCTCCACAAACAGTATACCGAAGAAACCGGGGTTTCGCACAGGTATTTTGAAACTTAATTTCCAGCCTGTTGCATTTTCAAGCTAGTGAGCCGGATCAAATAAGTATTCGAAAACAATCGGACGTGCAGGAGAAGTCCTGAAGCTGCTCTTTTTCAACGAATTGGCGTTCGCCGTCCGACATGAACTGAAGCACGGTTTCAGCCATCTCCCCAACCTTCTCCCGGAATATCTTGTCCGATATGCGTCCGGGGTAAACGGTGGCAAGCCCTTTGAACTTACCGGCGTAGACCGAGCATACGTCCGTGGGGAGCTTGCCATGGGGGTTCGCCGCACACTGCTGAAACAGGGCTATAACATCCTGCATCCGTTGGATGGGATTGTCAACGTGATTATATAGGCAGGTTAGCCGAACCCACAGCTTCTGACAGTCGGTGAGGGTCGAGTAGGGAAGGGTCATGCGGTTCGAAATTGCAAACAACACATCATCATACATCTGCTCTATCTTCAAGAAAGTCTCCGCTTCCTTGAAGTCGTCGGTCTCCATGTTCAGAAATCTCTCGCGACGTGTAGCCTTCTCGCTTTGAACTAACTCAGGAGTACACGCGGCGGCTCCCGCATTGCCGATGCAACACAGATGGAGTTGAGAGTAGGGGATAGCCCGGATACTAATCTCATCAAAGGTCAGTCCCTGTTCAATCAACTCACGACGCAACTCCGCGAAGTCTCGCAGAGGCGTGTCTAGGGCTTCGACTTCAATGTTCAGGGAAGGAGTCACCTAGTTATAATACCCCACATTTAGTGGAATTTATCCCCTATAAAACTCCTACCAGTCTACGGTAAAATCAATCTGCGGGGCAGTCGTACAGGAGCCAGCCGTGAATGCCACGCGATAGTAGTGCTGACCGTGGAACCCTAGAAAACTCGCACTAGCCGTGTATGCTCCATCACTTGTTCCAGTTGCTAAAGTGGTGACTAGCGCGGAAGAACCCAATGCTGTGGTTGCGGAGGTTCCTAGGTCGTATAACCCAATAGTAGGAGCCACTGAGCAGCTAATTGTGCCTGTTAGTGACGCCATTAGAGGAGTTGTCACAGGTGTATTTGAACCAATCGGAAATTCGTAGAAATAGATTGGTCCAAGGAATGTTCCAGTCGAGAATGTTGCACTGGGGATACTCCAGTACCTAGCTACTTTATACGTAGATGGATAGCAAGGACCCCCAGTATCAATCAGCAGCCCACCCGTACCCGCCTGCACACAGTTGCCGGGGGTAAGGGCGGAGTCTGTGATATTGCTGGTAGCAGATAGACTCGCCACCGTTGCGTTGCCACTGGCATCGATCCCATACCCCGTCGTATTCTCAGTCGGCGGGACGACTGAGCCAGAGGTGAAGGCTGTGAATGTGTAGCTCGTGCCGGAGACGGTGAAAGCAGCATTAGCGGTACCAGCCTGCCCTCCAGCACAGTTTCCAACGGCAGGGTAGACCTTGTATCCTGTCGCCCCAGTCATCGCTGTCCACGTCAGGCTGATGCTGCTCGTGCTGCCAGTTGTGGTTACGCAGTTGGCAGTCTGGCTGGCTGTAGTTTCTCCTGTTGTGGTCGTGCCAGTTATGACGAAGGAGTACTGGTTAGCCGCAAGAGTTCCACCTGTTGTGCTACCTGTCGCTACTGGAATAGCCTGCAAAGGCTGTACCTGTTGGGTCTTGAATCCTTTGAGTGTGTTGAAGACGTGCCACTCATCCGCCCATGCATAGTTGACCGGAGTGCTCGTGCCTACTGCTTGCTGGAAAAACTGATAAGGAACCGTGTTGGGACTGTAATCAGTCCCGTAAGACCCGCTGGAAATCCATGATTGCAGCCAGCTAGAAAAATAGTTTGGCCCGTGGTCTGAAGAGTTGAAACTTACGTGCCCCATTACACCAGCACCATAACCGTACTCGTCGCCCATTCGGAACTCAGTAGGAGCCTCGCCATTCACAATGTTGAGCGCACCGCACTTATCCTTACCCACAGTGGCGAATGTCGGAGGAACTCCGAACTCCAGACCCATGACGTTGTACGGACCAGCCGGGCATCCGTTATCACCCGCCCACCCAGCAAGGTAAGCTCCTCCATTTTGGGTCTGCCTGTAAGTATTGACAATTGGACCTGAGTAGGTCAGTGCTCCGGTTAGGTTGATATTTCCAACAAAATTGAAGGTGTGTGTATTGGTGTTCACATCCAACTCTTCGCCGGTGTATGCATGGAATAGATGCCCGATCCCTCCAGCAAGCGAATCAGGACCAAATCCACTAGGTCCGATACAAAGTACGAACGTTCCGCAACTGTTTCCAGCTACACCGATCTGTCCATAAGCAGGGCCAGTCGGCCAGCCGGAAAGAACAAGCCCAGCCGAAATCGGGCCTTCCACATAGTCAAAGTATGGAGGCAGATACAGTCCTTGCGCATTTCCTGCCTCCGTACCAGAGCCGCTAGAATGTGTGAAGTTAGCCTCGAACTGTGTGCTCGAAAGACCAGAGGAAAGAATAGTCACCACTTGGCCGTTGAAGAAAGTGGATGTACCGAAGCCTCCGAGACGGAATTTCTGACCAGCCAAAAAGTTGTTGTTTCCGGTGAATGTGGCGACGTTAGCCCCGCTGATAGACCACGCGGTGATATTAGCACCGTTGCCCAGATAATTTAGATCGTAGGAAGGCTGGCCATTGCCGGTAAAGTTGTAGTTGAACCCAGTGTTCACATTTGCACCTCCGCCAAGAAAATTGCCTTGGAAGATATTGGCATGAGTATTACGCTCCGCAAATGGGTTATTGATATTTGTGTCCATAAAACTGTTTGTATACGTAGCCGAAATGTTGTTCAGGTTCACGATGCTGTGACCAACGGTGTACGTCCCCGATGGTGCTGGTTCAGTATATGCAAAGCCTCCATCTGGATTTCCAGTGGATGGATTGGTCACGCCAACAATGTCTGCACCGGGAACTATTGCTACCGGCTCCGCAAAGGTCGAGGGGAGAGAGTTGGTGTAGAAGTTAGCCGCCCGATGCCCGATAATGAGTGTGTTCACTCCAGTCGAAGCGTATATGTTGTCAGCGTACATCTGGCCGTTGGGTTCATAATTCTTGTAGATCGCCAGCCAACCAACCATGCCTCCGCAGGAGAAAGGTTCTCCAATGGCGTGCGAATTGTAGAGATTTGCGGTCACACTCTGCACTCCACCGGAGGGCGTGCCTACTGAGGTCAGCTGCGTTATCTCATATAGAGCGGACGCATCTCCTGCACCGATACCGCATAGCTCCCCGGCTGTCAGAGTAGTGCCGGTGTTCATGTTCCACGTTACAATGTTCGAGGATAGCCTCCCGCTAGGCGGAGATACTAGTGTCCACCAACTAGGAGAGGTATCCGGCTCATGCCCAACGTTTGTGTTTTGCAAACTTTGGTAGTACGCCGCTCCTATGTATAGAACGATGATGCCCGAAGGATAAGTTGTCGCGTTTGACCATTGAGCATTGGCAGCACTGGCGAGCGTACCCGATGTCGAAACGGGAACAGTATTGCTGGACGTTACCGTAGCCAAACCGCCCGATGTGCTGACGTAAGTAACCGTGGCAGGAATTGCCTCTGTCATATCGACCAGTGGGCCAGACATGATTCCCATCTGGTCACAGTTCGCAGAGCATGTTAGTGCAACTTGAACTCCAGAAGCTACAGGTGTGACTGATGTTACTGTCCCTGTGGGTTCTCCTCCCTCGTAGGACTGAATTTGAAGGTCAGACTGGCCTTGATCTCCTCCATGATTCAGAGCGTTGCGAACGTGATCTTGGAAGTCGATGCCATTCTGGTCTCCTCCCGCCGGGGAGTTTACTTGAATAGCCAACACTGACTCAATTCCAGTTGAGTAGTTGTTCATCGTAATACTCTGCGCGGCTGGAAGATAAGCACCAATAGTTCCAAGATCGTTCCACCCGGGAACAGTGCTAAGGAATTGTTGTGTGGAGCAGTACCCTCCATCAGTGTAACCACCCGACCCGCCAGACAACTGCGAAAGTTTGCAGTTACTATTCACAGCGGACCACACATTCCCGACTCCGGGGATGTTACCAAATAATGGGTAGTTTGTGGCTGACACATTGACAGAGGGTGCTGTCACGTTGCCACTGGCATCAATCTGGAACTGGTTAGTGCTTCCCGCATAAAGCCCATGCGGGAATGCATTGAACGTATTTGGAAACGTCGTGGTAGTTTGATTAGTGGATAGATAGAGGTTGGAAACGCCACTAGCATAATCAAAGTAATTGACAACTGCTGTGTCGTCGTAGTGATTTACCGAACCATCTCCTAGCAACTCGGTGTTGCTGATGGTGCCAGTGGCTGTATCTGTCAGTGTCAAAGACACGTTACCTGCATTAGTGACCGTCAAACTATTTTGGAGGGTTGGAGACGTTGCCAGAACTACATTTGACCCTGAGCCCACGATTCCATAACTGGAACCCCACGCTGTGCCAGTAGAGTTGCATATCCCGGCAGCACAATAAGGGGCACCGAGTCCTGTCGGCGTATTCATTCCGTTCGGATAGATAATCCACGACCCCGTAAATCCAACCTGACCGATGGATGAAGGAGCAATATAGCAGACAAACTGACCGGAGCGAGTGGTATTGAAATTCGTGGTAGCCTGCTTGCATGTTACCGTCTGTCCTGCAACCGTGAATGTAGGACTGGCATAAGTCACGGTCTTGATGAATGGAACTGTAGTGTCAGTGTTCCACTGCCCTTGAAATTGAATCGCCCATGTGGTCGATGCGGCAAGCGGCACCTGTGCCATTGGAGTCACGTTGCATGAAGAATTACCATAAGTAGCGCAGCCATATCTAAAGGCGAGAGGACCGGAAGCCATTATTAGTTGATTGCCGTAAATTCCCGTTTGCAACGATTGCGACGTTGGATAGTCTACAGTCCCAACTCCGGTGCTCTCATTTACAGTTGGTCCGGCGATGGCGCATCCTGCATTGTCTGTGATCCCATTTAGTCCAAGTCTTAACCCGGCGATTGTGCATAGCGACCCAGAATCAAACACAAAGGTAGAGTTTAGACCATCGAGCGCAACATTCGAGCCATAGAAGATCGAGCCAGAATATCCGTGATAGGAGACTGACACCCCTCCATCCTCAACATTTACTACGCCATAATTGGTCACTCCATTAGCGCATGTGGTCAGCTCACATCCAAGTAGAGTCCCGCCGTTGATGTACACGTAACCAGTACTGCTGTTGTAAAGTTGGCCTTGCAACCCATAATCAATCTGGCTGGCGGTGATCGTCATTTGTCCAGTATTGTTGATCGAGTACCCAGACGCACCTTCGCACGTCAAACTGTGAAACTCAGACGGGCCACTGGCTACGTAGTTGACGCAATTCACCGGCTGCACAATCGAAGTATTCGAGGGGGCGGAAGAGAACTGATTTATATTGGCTGAAACGGCATTGTTCAGGTATAGGGATGCTGCGCCCGAATCATAGCAGGAGAAGTCTTGCGATGTGTGATCCGTTGGGCCAAAGATCGAGATGCAGCCACGGGTGGTATTCTTGTTTCCGACCGCGCTTATATTAGCGATGTGTGAAACAGAGTTGGAGCCGTTATTCCCGACTCCGATAAAATCAGGGTGCGATGAAGAGTCTGCATCGACAAGGATGGTATTTGTCTTGGTTGTACCCTCGATGAAAAATGAATTTGCACTGCCTTGGAGAAGTGGACAGGACGACATATAAACACCCGGAGATAGAGTACCTCTTCCTCCACTTGCGGCGGCGAACCAAGCATTTGCCGATGTGCAATTATCAGGGCCAAAATAGAGCGTTTCCGGTGTCAATGCTGCGGTGGTATTGAGTGTAAGGCCCGTGCCGCTTCCGGGCTGAATGCCTCCCGTTGCAGTCGCAACTCCCGTTGCACTTGTATATCCAGACCCACCGCTGTTCATGTAAATTCCAGTGACTACACCTCCCGAAACGGATTGCACCCAATACCGTGCGTTGCTGTTTCCGCCATTGACTGTCCCGGTATCACCGACCGCATAGCCAGTACCTCCGGCGTTCACGGTCGCGCTGATCCCGCTGCTGGAAGTCCAAGTAGACGCGACATTCATCGTGGCGGTCGTGGGCGACAGATAGGTCAGTGTGCCATCCAAGGAACCTGACACACTGTCGCCCAAATGAAACACGTACCCTGTCATCGGGCTAGGGAACGTGCATCCGCTGAGAATAGTGACAACGTGCGATGTGTTGGCTACGGTCGCAGTACACGGTGCTGTGAGATACGAACTCATCCCAAACTCTGCTGTAGCTCCATTCATCACGGAGTTTATACTCCCGTTCAACGCGGTTAGCGTGCCGCCGAAGGTGGCGTTGGCTGCAAAGAGTGCTCCGTCACTGGCTCCATAGGCTCCGCTTCCAAAGTGAAACTGATTAGAGCTTCCATTTCTAGAGATACACGAATCCAAGTTGAGGCAGAGGTACCCGTGATATGTGCCACCAGCCCCGTCCATGATGTTTAGTGGAGAACCTGAACCATTATTGTCAAAGTCAAACCCCGGTGCGGCAAAATGAGTTGCCCCGCTTAGTGTGTTGTCGCGTTCAAGCCAGTTGCCGGGATCGCCCAAATAAACCTTATCCCCCGGTGCAGCCATGTGTAGGGCTTGGAAAATTGCATCTGTAAAGGTCGGAACTCCCCCAAATGTGATGGCTCCTGTGCCGTCTATTTTGAACTGAGTCACCCATATTGACGACCCGGTATTGTAGGTGTCATATTCAACACCGGCTGCTGTGCCACTATTGCCTGGTCCCCCCACGAAACACCAGCGATTCAGCGAGTGCGTACCTGAAGTCAGCGGAGTATCGTAAGTGCAAGTCGAGTTTGCGACCTCTGCTCCATTGTTGTAGCCATTCGACCCCGCGCCCGGATTGTTTCCAGTAATGGGGTCTCCGTAGGCATTCAAGTTTTTACGGAAGAGACCGCTCGAAGCGCTGAAGATCATGCCATTGCTGAGATTGTTGTACTCAGAGGAAGGGTAATAGGTATCAGCCGATTGAACATTGACGAATCCGGGTGCTGAGTCATTGACGTTATTGGCTGTGCCATCGGTGAATTTCCCATTGACAGCATTTGAATCCGCCGCATACCCATTTCCGAACGTGCTTCCCGTAGCTTGCGCGACGATGCCAAGCCCTACAGCTTTGATTGTTCCGTCGCCATAGTAGGAACTTCCCGGCGATGCCGAATTTATACCGCCCCACCACTCATCATTGTCGAACAAGATTTGGGCTTGCTGAAGCCTTCCCAGCGTAGACCCAGAACTCCCGGTTGTGAGACCATTCTCAATACCACCACCAATGATTTCTCCGCATATAAAAGATGATTGATCGTTGCAATACGCAGCCCAGTTAGCCCCCGGCTCATCAATTGCATTAAAATGGTCGGTGTCCAGTTTGAGGTAGGAATAGTTTCCCGGAGGTCCGTTGGCAATCAGAGAGCCAGAAGGCCATACAGGTCCGCTCGTATAGGCAGTACACGTTACCGTAGACCCAGACTGGCACCGCTGTAGCAGGGCACCTGTCGATGTCATCGTTATCTGGACTGCTTCCCACATGCCTTTCAACACGCCAGTTGGAGCGCAGGCAGATTGCACATTGTAGCCGGTGTTTGGTGGCTCGATGTAGTCGCAAGGGGCAATTTTTCCTTGTATTATATCTGCACTATTAGCGTCAGATGCCGTCTGCACATAGTTAGGGAACCACGAGGTATCCACCACGGTGACGGTTGTCGCAGAAGCTCCAAGACTGGCAGTTGTAGTTGTTTCAGCAGGGAGGTTACCCTCAGTAACTGATGAGTTTACGTGGGGCTGGCCGTTCACCGGATAGCCCTCGCAGTAAATGTTAGCGATTGTGCTTCCGAACGTGCTACCAATATCAAAGCATCCAGATGACTCTAGCGATTTGATCGATCCTCCATCAATCTTGAATGTTGAGCCGGAGGCATAAACGGCGGCGTTTCTATCTGCAACAATAGTCGGTTGGAACGTTGCGGAGCCAAGTCCGGTGCCGGTTCCACTTGTCGAATTTACCGCAGTAATGGTGTAGCACCTGTTCGCGGCGCAGCCACCTGTCACGGTGCCATTCGTCGCCGATGCGACCTGAAACACACCATTCAGTCCGGTCGTTCCAGTGACTCCAGAAACAGTGAACCATTGCCCAATGCCGATGGGGGAGACACCCAAAGTAGAACCGGCACCCCCCGTGTCAGTGACAACATAGGAGGCGCGGGTTCCTGAGCCAACCGCTGAAACTAGAGTCTGCTGAAGGCTCCAATTAAAGTTGGGGAAAGTGTGTGTGGTAACGCAATTTCCCTGTGCAAAGCACCAGTTGTCCGAGGAGTTTCCGGGGTCTGCAATGTTCAATTTTCGGAGATGGTTCTCGTTACCTTTCCACAGCATAGGCCAGCGAACTGTGTTGATGAAGATATTTTCAGCGTCCAAGCGTTCTGAGCCGCCAGTGACATTGATACCTCTGCCACCGCCGCCCTGTACCAGTACATCCCTCAATGTGTATGCAGTAGACCCGACAATCTCCAATTGGTCGGCGGTGTAAAGATGAGCGCCAATGGCGGTAATACCAAGACCATGCATTCCGCCGACGCACTGCCACGCATCACCGGAGCCGGAGTTATCGCCGTACACGGTAATTCCGTTTGCTGCATTGTTGGTCAAGGAAATAACGGTTGCCGTTACCCCGTCACCCTCCAGCCATACGTCGCAGGGTATTCGTATCTCAGCGGTAGTCTTGTAGTTGCCAACGGGTAGATATAATGCTGGGTAGACTCCATTGGCACCGTGGGCATAAACGTAAGCAATCGCCGCCCTAATAGCGCAGGTTGAATCCAGTGTCATTGTTGGATCAGCAGTGTTTGCGCAGGATGATGCCGCGCCAAAGGCTACGCTCGTCGCATTCACTTTAGGCCCGAGGGATATACGTATCTGCCAACCATCTGTGCCGCATGTGTAGTAAGTATTCGGTGTAACTGCTGTGTTCTGGTAAGGTTGCCCATAGTTAACGGACGAGCAGGAGAGGGTAGGAACACCTGTCCCTGTGAGCAGAGGCCACCGAATTTGTTCTGGATTTATTTGTGCCTGTCCTATAGAGCAACCAAAGGCGAAAACCAAGGTAACAAGAATCCCGAATTTTTGAAACAACTTAAACATGTGACTCCCATAACGAGGCGAGATGCCCCTATACTTATAGGCGTCGGTAGTCACAAAATAATTTTGGCTATCAAGCTCATGGATAGACCCCTTATTTGGGATACCTGAGACGAGGATACGACCGATGGCTACACAAATTTGCGTTTTTAATCAAGTTACGGGGCTCATTGATATAACCCCCGGTGTGTCGTCGTACACAGGAGCAGGGGGTGAGGGGTCACCGGTTGTACTGAATGTCAATGGTGAAATTGACTCTAGTTTTACTGGAGCACCAGTGTCAGCTATCGCCGCCACTGACCTCCCTTCTGGGAGCCTAGTAAACCTCTACTACACTACCATCGACTCTATTAGCGGGGTATACGCTCAATTAGCTAGTGCCTCAAGCCTGAGTAACCTTCCCGCGTTGGGGTTTGTTACTGCTCCAGCAGAAGCTGGGGATTTTATTGTCGTTTGTACACAGGGGCTTACGACGATGGAGTTTGTATCTGGGTTCTCCCCGAGTGATATAGGGTCACCCGTCTACCTTAGTCCAACTACAGCCGGAAGTGTGACTAAGGTAAAACCAACATCCCCTAATTTCGTCCAGACGCTGGGCTTTATCTCTCAAGTAGTAGGTTCCTTGGACGGGTATCTCACGTTCCCCTTCACCCCCTCGTTCTATACCGCAGGAGGTGAAGCATCGTCTTTCAGTGATCTAAGCGGAACCTGTGCCGTAGACCAAGGGGGGACGAGTTCCAACTTGGCAGGGACGGGAGGTCCTCACCAAGTTCTAAAACAGTCAACGGTGGGTGGGGCTATTACCGTAGGACAACTAGCCTCAACTGACCTAAGTGATATAGGCTCCCTTGTTACGGAATCTAACCTGAGCGCCGCAATCGCCGCGAAGCTTGTAGTTGAGCCCCCATCAGGGTCTAGTCCGGGTACCGTGTTCACTTTGACCTATAGCCCTACCCTTATGATAGGTCTCTACTTGAATGGTGTGTTTCAGATTCCCGTAATTGGTGGAGTGGGGGTGGGGGAAATAGGATACTACACCCTCTCAACAAACACAGTGACAATGGAAGTCTCCACAGGAGACGACGATATTGTGTTTGCAGTATACCTGCGATAGCTCATCGTCTCCTCGGAGGCCAAATGACCTTGTCATTTTTCTTCTCGCTCAACTCAGGAAACTCCTTGTCGGCGTCCGTATCCCGCATCAGGTTGGCTGGGTTAGGTGGAGTCTCGTGGTGATCTTTCGGTTCAGCCGTGTCGTTGAGATTCTTTTCGTTCTCACGGTTGGCGAGTTCCCCTGAACCATCAAACACCTCTCCGCTGATGTCGTAACCGTAGGCCAGACGCTGGCGGGAGGGGACGCTACCAAAGCGAGTCATCGACTCCAGCACATCGTGAACCCTAGTCAGAGAGTAATGTTGGTACATAGTGGCTGAAGCAAAGTCACCAGCCCGTCCATAGCTGTTGGCGATGTTCATGTCATGACGTGCGTTGACCATGAGGCGTTTGATAGCTGAAAGGTACGGAACCTTGGTGGAAACGTCAGTGAGCCCGTCCACAAGCTCCTGTAGCCGGGGCTGAGTCCTCTCGAAGAGGAGCTTATCCGTCGAGGGCTCCTTTAGTTCTTCCCAAATCATGATGAGGTCTAAATAGGTATCTCGCAGATAATTCACATCTTGAGGCCAAGTCTGCGACTGAAGCAGTTCGTTGCGGAACTTCGGCTTCGTCTTCAGGGTGAGGATAGGGGAGGCGGCTAGTTTTGGAATATTCGGTCTCATCTACAATAAGAACTGAAAAGACTGAATTTCAATACCTCTTGTAAGAGGCTGCTGCCTATGGGCGTGTTTATCGAGTAGCTGACTGTAGCAAGTGATTGTCCCTGCTAGTGCAGGGACTACCTCCACAGGTTGGAGGCGGGGGTCGGGATTAGCTATCTAAGCTTCCCGACTCTTCCTTTTGGGGCTCCAGTTTAGGTGATTCAACAGGTTCTTCCTTGACGATGAAGGTAGCCTTACCCCCATCCACAATGAGAATAGGGTCGAAGCGAAGCTTAAAGCCACTGTTGGGCGGGGTGTTCGGCTGAACGATATTTCCGGGGGGTAGGTTGGCGATAATACCCTGAGGGATAGTAATCTCCCAACCACACTCGCCGGGTGAACCCTCCAACACACGCTTGCCGTACGTCCGGCAGATAGCGGCCAACATCCTTAGTTCGTTAGGGTTCATAGAAATTTCTTAGGTTCAAATTCAAACACAGTTGGTTTGAACGGCCCCATTCTCTTTCTCTCCGCAGGGTAGCCGTACGGGTTGCATACGACCTGCGTCTGACACAGCGTGTACTCGCACGGATGATGGGTGTGACCGTGGAGCCACAGGCTAGGCTTCGATGCTTCGATGAGTCTCTCCTCGTCTGAGACGAAGAAGCAGTTGGTGGTGCTCTCCCGGTACATCGGCGGCGTGCTCTTTCGCGATGGAAGGTGATGAGTCAGGACGATGGTGTCTGTCCGAATCAAGTCAGCACCGTTCTCACGGAAGCGTGCGTTGCTCTGGTACACCCAATCGTGGATGTCCGGGATGAGGCTGAAGTCGTTTATCTCATGCTCGTGCAGCCGGTTGAATGGCTGGTCGGGGAACCACATCGCTCCACCGTAGAAGTGAACTCCGTCGAGGGTCACATCGTTGTTGTCGAGCCAGACCATATTGCTTGGCATGATGTAACGTAGGATGTCATCGGTTCTATCCTTACCGAGAGAGCCGTAGTATTCGTGGTTGCCGACAACGTAGAGAACGTGCTTGGCCTTGGTGCCAAGATACTCGAACACCTGACGGCACTCATCTACGTCCTGCACTCCGGGCACAACGATGTCCCCGAGCAGGAACAGAAAGTCCAAGTCAGGCTCGTAGGGAATCCACCGAAGGAATTCCAAGGGGCCGAAGAATTTATGGAACTCCGTGTGGAGGTCGCTGAGTAGTTGTGCCTTCATCGTGACTTACAGAAACACTCCCCGATAAGATTCTCTGCATACTCGAAGTAGTCGTCGGGCAGTTCCTTGGTGTCATCAATACGGACGACCTTAGCCCAGCCAGACTTAGGAACCACCAGACACATGTTCTTCTTGGCGAGGAGACGGTTGACTCTCCGTATGTCCTTGGCGTAGAAGCCGGGGTCATAAATCATGCACGCGGAGCCAAAGCTACCCCCTGCACTGAGGTTAGGCTTGGAGGAGACTAGCTCCGGCAACGTGTACGAGTCTTTGATGGGGTGGCGGAACTTGAGGGCCTTCAGCATCTCCTCAAGCGTGTAGGACTTCTTAATCGGGAGGTTGATGTCCCGGATGTCCAGCATGTCCCTTAGTGTAAAAGTTTTCGTCGCCATGGTCTGTAATACCCAAGATTTCTAGCCGAAGCTGTTCCTTAAATTTCTTTCCCGCTTCCGAGTTGCGGAAGTCTTCTAGGTCATCGGACACAGTACGACCATCTGTCCTCAGACTCCAGTTAGCTTTCAAGTGTTTCATTACCAACCCTTCCAAAACCGGATGTCCTCAGTCAGCTTCTGTCTCACAAACTCTTCAACGTCCGCATCCTCACTTTTCAGCTTATCGTTGACGGCGGCTTTGACCTCTTTTTGAAGCATGTCACATAAAGCATAGGCTCTGTCCCACTGTTCGTCCGTCATATCAATCATCACCACCAAGCATAGAGTTACTCGGAGTCCCCTTGCCGGTGAGCAAGCCCTCGAAAACACGGAGAGTGGTAAGCCTTGAAGCCACCGACCGGGGCCGGAGCTTCAACTCATCCTCTACAAGGAACGGCGTACCCTTGCCTTCGGGCTGGTCAACCTTACCGACCACCGTCTTGACGCCGCCGTCCACTCTGTCCTTGGCCTTCAGGTACAGACCCATGACGTTGCCGATGGTGAGGGAGCTACTCATGGCACCCTTGCTACTACTCTCCTCGTAGTCCGCAAGCAACTCTTCGTATGTGGCCGGTCGCGATAGCTGGCCCTTGCCTATATGGATAAGCTGAGCCTCAGCGATGTACTTCAACATCTCTACGATGGTTGGCACTAGACACCACCCCCGATGACTGCTACCAGCCGGTCGAGACCGATGGCGACTTCCAACACCTTGGCACCCTCGAAATCGGTGCGTTGTGAAATGCTGCACATCTCACGCCAGTGCCCGTTGAAGTCTACTTCAACATCGAAGGTGGCTTCACTATAAGAGGGGAGACGGTCGGAGCGAACGAGACGGGCTTTGTGCCCCGTGATGAGTTCAAGTTCCTTCATCACGCGAGATGTGACCGGGGCGACGTAATCGGCTCCGGTGGTCTTGCTGTAGATGCACTGGAACTCAAGCTGATAGAACTCGAAGAAGCGGAGCCGGGATGCGGATGCACCATCGCTCTCTTCCTTGCGGAAGCTCTTGCCTGACTGCCACACGCAGAGAGGTAGCTTATTGCTACCGCCTTCCTGAGACATCAGATGCTTGGCGTAGATGTAACTGGATGCGGTGGTCTCCGCTCTCATGGCGACACCCTGAGCCGCGATTAGACCCTTGGTTACCCATAGGTCATCCTCGGTGTAGGCTGGGCTGATGTAGTCGGCAGGAGTGAGTAGGGGGCCTTCAACACGTTCGAAACGCCACGCCTTGTTCAGAGTCTGAAGCGGAGCTTTCACAACATGGAAGAGACGATGGATGAGACCATCGCGAAGAGAGATTTCTTGTTCCGTCCAGAATCTAAGCTGGCCGGTGGGGTACAATGCTAAGCTCATACCTCATAATACTACAACTGGAGCGGGATGCGGGACTCGAACCCGCGACATTTTCCTTGGGAAGGAAACGCTCTACCAACTGAGCTAATCCCGCTTAAACACCAAACTTTTTGCAAACGGTCGCTGCGGTGCTGGAAAAGGGAGAGCTTGCAAATCCCGATACCGTTGCAATTCCACCTTCCATAAAATACACTCTGTGCGATGACAGTAAGGTAGTCCATCAAGAGCTACTCCGAGGGCTGATTCACCACACTTAGTACAGTTCATTGGTAGCCTCGTCTCATCCAGCTATTGTATCAAATGGTCGGCAGACTTTGCTGAAGGGCCACCCTGTTCTAGCGATGACCCTTCAGCCCCGGTGCCCACTTCAACTGCCGATGTTCTGACAGGAAGATCAATCTTTCCCTCGCATATCTCCCGCAACGCCTACTCGGTTGCAGCGAGTCGCCTGAGTCCACACCGACCTCCCAGCGAAATTGGTAGCGCATGAGGTAATCGAAACCTCTTCTGGTGCTTGAAAAACACCGGTCCTAACCAATGAACGAATGCGCCATAAAACTGGTGGCCCTGAAGGGAGTTGAACCCTTGTTGTCGGGTTGAGAACCCACTCTCCTGACCGTTGGAGGACAGGGCCAAACTTAACCTTCGTGCTTTTCCATTTCATCTGCTAAACTTCATTGGTCGAAAGCTAGGAGACCCTTTATGCTCTTCCGACTCGGGGTGTACGTGGTAAATAATTCCTTGCTTCTCACATACTTCGCAAATCTCTTCTACCAAAACCTCAGGGCTATCAGTCCTTCCGAGAAGGTGCCCTTCCTTGTTACGTACTGTGTACTTAGCCATGAAGCTCCTTTCAAACTGGAGCCGGGTGGGTGCGGTTACTCGCCGCAAGGAATGTGCATTCCCATTATGCTACCGGCCCACTTTGTATCCTGAACCTACGCTCCTTGATTTCCTTGAGCAAGATTGTCGGACACGAAACTATTTCGAACGTTGGTACCATCACACGCTTTGGCAGGACATCATTTAGTTGGGTCGAGCCCTTGATTAGAGGAGCCTTTACTACGGCGACCTCAGGCTGGAACCATGAGGCTATCGCCTTCATCCACCCCGGCATGATGAATACCGGGAGCCCTGCGAAGAACTGACGACGTGTGAACTTCATTCAATCAACCTCAAAATTGGTGGACGTGAAGGGATTCGAACTCACCCTTCTGCCTCTATGTGCAGCCTGTCTGAAACTCTTATTCCAGACCGCCCGAAACTTTTGACTAATAAAGTGGTGGAGTTAGAGAATTTTGAAATCTCGACCCCCGCATTGCAAATGCGGTGCTCTCCCTCTGAGCTATAACCCCGAAACTTTTGGTGGAGCAACGGGGACTTGAACCCCGCTGAATTCCTCATTGCGAATGAGGTGACCACCCCCGGCAGTCCCTTGCCCCAAATCTGTTTCTTGCGACGGACAGCATCTTTCCATGCTGCCTCTTCGTCCTTGCCCTTACCTAGCACGCGATAGCTGTGAGGGCTGCTATATGTTCCGCTGCTGGTTCCAACTCTCGAACTTGAAACTCATCATTAATAAACTTGGGCGGTACGCGCAATGTGAATACGAGCACGATACGCTTCCCGCCTTTCAGTCCACAGAGC